CGGCTCGGCCGCCACGACGGGTTCCGGTTCGACTACCGGCTCGGGCTCCACGACGGGTTCCGGTTCGACTACCGGCTCGGGCTCCACGACGGGTTCCGGTTCGACTACCGGCTCGGGCTCCGAAACTGGGTCGGGCTCTGAAACTGGGTCAGGCTCAGCAACGGGTTCCGGCTCCATGACCGGTTCAGGCTCCACGACCGGTTCGGGCTCCACGACCGGTTCCGGTTCGACTACCGGTTCGGGCTCGACTACCGGTTCGGGCTCCACGACGGGTTCCGGTTCGACTACCGGCTCAGGCTCCACGACGGGTTCCGGTTCGACTACCGGCTCGGGCTCCACACCAAGAGTCCAGAGTTCAAAGCCTGTGACATTATCATTGGCACGGAACAGCAATTGGCCATTCAAGTTGGTCAACGATGTGACACCTGGGCTGGCTGCGCCATCAATGATCTCCCCGACCAGGGACGTTGTGGTGCCATCAGTGGACCACAATTCCAAACCCGTGTTACCATTGGTGGCCACAAAATACATCGTATTCCCGAGCACCGTAGCATACGGGGCAGCGGCGAGTCCGTGGCCGTCAAGATTGATGTCTTGTACCACAGTGGTGCCCTCTGCTGTGCCATCCGAGCGCCAGAGTTCGCCACCGATTTCGGGGTCAAGTGCGCCAAAGTAGAGCACACCATTCATGTCGAGCATGTTGATGCCCGCGATAGCTCCGCTACGAATGGCGCTAACCTTGCTTGTGTTGACCCCATCGGACTTCCAAAGGGCATATTGATCAACGCCATCGTTTGCGCGGAAGAACAGGGTGTCACCGGACACGCAGAAACCGGTAGCCCCACCATGGGCACCGCCTGGATTGAAGTCCACAACCAGTTCGGTACCTACTTCGGTTCCGTCCGTGCGCCATAGTTCAACGCCGTGAGTGCGGTCATCAGCATTGAAGTATAGCCGATCTTGGTAGACCACCATGTCAGTATCGCCAAATCCACCCAGGATACCAGGTACAATGTCCTTGAGCAGTTCAACAGATCGACCGCTGGCTTTCCAAATCTCATGGCCAGTCTCTTCAGTGCGAGCACGGAAGAACAGGTCACCGTTGAAAGCCGTCAAGCTCCGAATATGCTCCGAAGACTCACGCCCGTCATTGATGTTAAGCATCTCGGTGCCCTCAGCAGTGCCGTCAGTCACCCAGAGTTCGTAGCCGTTGACGTGATCCGTGCCACGGAAGTACAGAAGGTCACCAGCCACAGCGAGTTCACTGGGGTTGACGTTGTTGATCACCTGCTGTGACACCGCGCCGTCATACTTCCAGAGCGCCCCTGCGCTGGTGAAGTACAACGTGTCCTGGTAACTGGTGAGACAGCTAGGGGACACAATGGACTGTCCGTTGACCCGCACAGTGCCCTCTGTTGTGCCGTCCGTTTGGTACAACACTGGGCTAACCCCGTCTGCCTCGCGGGCTGCGAAGTAAGCGAGATCCCCGACAGTAATAATGTCGTCGGGTCCCTGGTAAAGAGAGTCACCAGCACCCACATTGATGTCGGCAAGAAGGGTGGGCGATACAGAAAGGAGATTACGGCTCTCCAAGGGCTCGATGCGTAAACTTCTCATAGTTCTGACGTGCCTTTTGTGTAGTAGACGTGCGTGATAGGTAATGAACTATCACAAGCTTAGCACATCTCAGGCAGAAGTCAAACGACAAAGTTCCAGAAGTTCTTCCTTCAGCGCTAAATCAACCGATCCTATGGCTTCTGCCAATAGGCGCGATTCTTCCAGGTACATCCGAATATAGGAGTTGGGCGGGTCCATTGGCATCTCACGGAGATTGTCAATCCGGTCATACATCTTGATGATCTTCGACTCATTCTCCCCGGCAGCAATCGAATGCCGCATGATAGTTTTCCGCTGAGCACGCGGCACATCCTTGAAAGTAGGCCCAATAGCCGGGCATGTCGGATCAGTCAAGTCGATGACCATGTTTGTCACGATTTCACCGAAACGATCTTCAAGACCCTGGATAGTCACACCTGTGTCTTCAATGGTGTCATGCAAGAAAGCAGCCGCAACCATCTCCTCGGTTGCGTCAATGTGGACAGCTACGCGACCAGCCACACGGGCCGGGTGCGAGATATATTCCACACCCGTGTACTTACGTACCTGACCACGATGGGCTTTACGTGCAAACTGGGCAGCTTCAAGAATCAGGCTCATCGTTATCTCCAGTGAAAAGGTCAAACATCCCCGGAACATCCAGGTGGTCTTGTAAAGCGTGGCTGCGGCCTACGGTGGTACTCAGGTCCCACACCGTACAACTTGTTGCTTGCGTTGGACCATTCAGGCCCATAGCCGGTACGCCTCGTGGTCGAAACATCTGCGGATACAATTGCAAGATTGGGTCCAGGTGGTTACGTGTCACAGTTGTAGTGGCATGTGTAAGGACACGATCATTTGCACGCCCGCCCTCGAAACTGTGATCATCAATGGCAGCCGCCAGTAACACTAACCTGCGAATCTGCATGTCCTGGAGTGGGAACTGGCGGCCAGCAATCTCGCCTCCAGCCAGCAATTGAACCGTACCTGTGACAATTCGTGCCCCAAAGCTATGGCCCACTAAGGTAGTTGGCACATCAGCATCATGCAAATAGGTAGCCAGGTAATAGGCTTGGGTATCACAATGGCGAGCCTTCATTCTGGCATCATTGCGCGGCCCAGGGATTTTGTCGCTAGGCCATGACCAAATCACAAACTGGAATCGCTCTCGATCCTTGAGTCGCTGGTAGATACCCAATCCTGTTTGAATGGAGTCCTCACGGCTGGTTCGGTTACCATGGGCGAACACAATCAGAGGGCGTGTGGGGATCACGTCGCTACGTGACACCATCTTCCACTCCCTGTCATGCACCCAGTACCGCATCTCCGTAGTATCGGTTTGGCGAGTCGGAGCTTCCCGTGTACTAATCAGTACCAAGCGAGCTTGGGCCGACGCCGGGAAACACAACAGCAGCAAGACGTACTTCATTCTCGATGGCACCACCATGAAAGAATGAATGCACCAAGCGAAACAATAGCGAGCCGATGGACCATAGGAGTTTCACCAGCTTCAATGTAAACAAGGGCTCCCCAGCCACCTGCCAGTACAGCAACCAATACCAAGAGTGTGGCCAGTAGGGTACGTATTGTGTCATTCATACTCGCCTCGCTCAGCCGCTTTGGCCCACTTGCGAAAACAATTACACAGGGCGGTACCGATTCCTAAGACGACCATGACACCCCGGAACGCGCAGCGATATCCCAGCCACCAGCCATTACTGAAATCGCCGCTACAACCCCCGCAATGCAGGCAATGATAAGACAGATGCCAAACAGAATTTCCCAGATCGCGTTCATGTTAAACCCCGCAGGTTCGTTACTCATCGTCCTTCTCCCCGGCTTTCGCCTTAGCATCTAGTTCACGTTGCTCAATAACACCCATCACCATACACAAGGTGAAGATTAACAGGATACAAGTTAGCTGTATCATCTCAGCAGCCTCCTTCTTGTTTCACGTCCCTAGTGAGCCAGGCGTTGCGACGTACCGCATCTAGCTCGTCTCGGGTTTCCTGAAGCTTAACCTTCAAGAACTCCATGTATGCAAAGTCGTGTGCCCGCTCCACACAGAACTCGACCGGCACTTCCTTCAGGTAGAGGTACACAAAGATAGCCGCAGACTTTCGAGCAACGATCTCGTCATCAAAGCTGCCAAGGTCAATGAAACCATGTTTCCAGACAAGCATCCAGGAATGACCGAAGGGATGCGGTGATTCGTTCCCATGGCCGTCAGTCACAGCGTCACAATCCTCCACCGCGACATCGTTGTCCTGGAGAACTTGTTCGTACTGCTCATCTAGGTAGAAACCCAAATCACTCATCCCTTCATCCCTTCACCACTGCGATTGGTTGCAAACGTGTTTTGATGTCCACAAGATCCTGTTGGTTCTGCATCACTACTGTAATGTCCTTGTAGGCTCCGGGTGCCTCATCCAGATCCTTTTCTCCACGGATACTGTGAAGGATACCTGCCATGCTAGCTTGCTCATCTTCCAATGACAAAACTCGGCAGGCTTGTTTCCGGCCCATCTTCCGTCCGGCACCATGCGAACACGATTTGAAACTATCCGTGTGGCCCAGCCCCGATGTGATGAACGATGATGTCCCCTGGCTACCCGGAATGATTCCAATCTCCCCCAGCTTCGCTGACGTTGCACCCTTCCGATGAACCATGACATTCTGCCCAAAGTGATGCTCCATGCGAGCGTAGTTGTGCGCAATGTTGATGGTGTCAGAAGGTGCCACCAACGTGTCGCTAACTTCCTGCAAGACTTCAAGGACTTGTTCCATCATCTCTAGCCGGTTATTCAATGCAAATTCGACACAGTATTCCATCTCGTCAATGTAACATCGACCACTCGGTGAATCCAGCGAGAGAAATGCCAGATCCACTGATGTGGGCACACTGGAATACCACTCCGCATTCAATTGCTTGGCAACCTTGTTGTAGTGGTCGGCGACCTTGTAGCCCAGGTTGCGTGATCCAGAGTGGATCATCACCCACAGGTCCCCCTCCTCTACATCCAGTTGAAGTTCGATGAAGTGATTGCCGCCACCGAGGGTGCCTAGCGACTTGCGAGCATTGAAATACTCCCTGTCAACAACCGGCATGTGCCGACCATTCATGTTTGGCATCAAGGTTTCTGGCCGTGCGGCTCGGTGCTTGTCGAAGCCAACGGGAATCCGCTTGCGTATCAAACCGAGAATCTTTTTGAGTGTCCACTCGTCGGGGCGTTTCAGTTCCGTTTGTACGGCACACATTCCGCAACCGATATCGACGCCAACAGCATTAGGGACTACGACACCACTGGTTGCCATAACACCGCCGATTGGCATCCCGTAGCCCATGTGGGCGTCCGGCATGAGGGCAATATGGCGAAAGGCAAATGGCAGGTTAGCAAGATTATGTGCCTGCGTGAGCGCAACATCTTCAAGGTCCCCGAGCCACATCTTGATTGGCAGTTTTTGTGACGTGTCGATTTTCATGCGATCCCCATGGATTAACGGAATAGGTAGAAACCCAATCACTCATCCCTGCATCTCTCTGCTGTAGGTTTTGATCTTCTCGTCGGTGTCCGGGTCAAGCATAAATTGGAGTACCAAACGATTCAGGATTACATCACAACTGAGACATATTGGTCGCCAGAGTCCACCGTCAGCGCAGGCCGCCCACTGTTGGGATGCTGGCTTCCCGCAGCGAACGCACTTCATTCGCTTGATCCCAATCTCAGTGTAGGGTTCTGTGCGGCCAGCCCTATCCATCCAACATCTCCCGTATGACGATGTCAACAAAGTCGGTGTTGATCAAACCCGTCATAGCAAATTCAGTCAATGCATCGTCTGGGATTGATATCTCCCGCCCGTAATGCATCCAAGTGACTTCCTCAATCGGAACTGCATTGATTCGATGCCGCTCTTTGATGGCAGCAAATACCTCTTCTACATTGATGATCATCGAATCTGCTTCCCCTGAATTAGTCCGAGAGCCTTGGCTTGGCGGATCAACTTGATCACGATCTGGGCATCATCCACCGCCTTATGCGGAACCGGGCCAGGGATACCAGCACGCTCCATGCACGTATCCATGCTTGGAAGCCGGTTGCCATCGTCTTCGGGTCGCCAGTAGTACATCACCGGATCAATGGCACGATGCCGAAAGATCACCTTGTTCTCTTTCAGACTGGGGAACCGCTTCAGGAATTGCATATCAAATGACGAAAAGTTCTTCCCAGCCGCTGTCTGATGATCACGAAGATCCATACCGTTATCTGTCAAGAAGGCTGCCAACGGCCTCCCGATAGCATCTGGATGAACGATAGGTACGTACTCCTCGAAGCCCATCTCCAGAGCTTCTTCTTCGTTCTTGGGTCGCATGGCCAGGTACCTGAAGATTTGGCTGTTCAACCACAAGGCGTAGGGTTGACCATAGAAGAACGGCACCCCGTCGTTCTCGTCTTCGGAGTCAACATAGCATCGCCATGTGGGAAGCTCTTCAACAGGCGTCTCCCAATCTGCGATCACGACTCCGATTTCGAGCACCTGGCAATACTTGTCATTCAGCCCGGTGGTTTCCAAATCAATACTCAGGTAACGATGTTCTTTCATGGCTTGATAACTCCCTTGTAACGGTCAATGGCAATTCGTAAAGCGGTCGTCGCATCTTCGACTCTTCGGCTGGAAATATCAGGATCTCCACCACGGACACCCAGCGTAACGGCACCATGATGTACCTCTGCGGCCCGCCATTCAAAGGCGGCTTCCATCAGTGGGTCAAGACCATCCTCGCTCACGTTGCAACCACATTCCTTCACCTGGTCCCATAGCAGCGGTACCCCTTCGACATCATCCCAGTCATTGATACCCAGAAACTCACAGTATCCGCTTTCCTGCTCGGGCCGCGTAGGATCATAGCCCCAATAGGGACACAGATGATCCTCGGCTTTGTTGTAGCAGTAAATCCCGCTTGGTATCCTGGCAGCTTTGTTACCCATTATGCCGGGTCCTTTCGGTATGTGTCAATGGCTGCACGTAAATTCTCCAAACAGTCTGTCCGTTGTTTGTCGGCCACCCCGATAGCCGGGAAACTCACGCGATTCAGTCCATTGAGAAGATTGAGTTCGGCTTCCCGCCACAATACAGCAGCCTCAATAAGGTCAGAAGGGATTTTGGTAATGGCCATACCATTAGTCCTCATTCAACAGGGTGATCTCTTCTAGGTAATCAGGCATCTTACACTCGTTCGCTTTGAACCATCGCATACAGACACGCCGCTCAATGTACCCGATGCCAAGTTCTTTGAGCAATGCAACAGGGACGGAGACCGCCTCGGTGCCAACGAATCGCCCGTCTAGGTACACAACGAATTCGTCTTCGCCAACGTTGACCACAGTGATGCGCTTAGTTGGTTTCCGAAGCACCAGCTTCGGAAACTTCCAGCAAGTATACCGACACGCTGTGGCTCCGATGTCGCTCAAACGATTCAGAAGTGAAACCAGTACGCGGCTGCCCACATACAGGCCACCCGCAAAGAACACCATGAACCCCAGCAACAAACAAATCTGCGGGAAGATGTCAACAAAGGTTGTCCAGGTCAGGTAATCAAGGGTCATGATAGCATTCCTTCCAGTTCTTGTTTGAATTCTTCGACAGACGGAGCCTCGGCGGCTTGGATGTTCAAGACCAGCTTGCCATTGCTAAGGTAGAACACGTCTGCCCGATAGTACCGTACCAGCAAGCTTTCTTCTAGGTCATTCTTCATACACACCAGGAGTTTGGCCCAGTAAGCATCGAAGTCAGCATACTCTGCCTCGGATGGGGCGACCATGATCCACAGTTGCTCTGGGGCCAATTGAGGGTCGATTGGTTCAGTGAGCTTCTCGATATTGCAGGCGGCTACGGAAGCATCCAGCAACGGGGTGTATACGGTTGTGTCAATCATCAGCTTCCTCGATTGTTTCCATGATCAGTTTGTTGATGAAGGCATGATAGGCGGGGCGATCCTCAAATGGGGTCATCTTGAACGGAGGATAGTCGTCCCGATTACCATAGGCCCCATCGATCTTCCGTCGCAAAGCTTCCAGTGTCTCTTTGTTTGTCATAGCGGTTCCTTATTCAAACGACTTCGGTGTTGGTACATCGTAATGGTCGCCAATAGACAACCCGTAGGCTGCCCGAAACGCCCCAATCAGTGTAAGGTGGTGCCCACATTGTTCCCACAACACCGGGGCTGGTTCCCCACAGTCATCGCATGTTTCTCGTTCGTCCGGCTCGACATGGATAAAGCACGCCCAGTGACCACGTAGCCCAGCCTGGTGGTGCCCGGTGGCAAACTCGTAGCCACAGGCAACCCTGTTCTGGATCAACTCAAATATCGTGGGCTTTGTGTCACTCATTATCCACCTGTATACGGCTTTGTGCCACCTTGAAGTAATCCGTGTCCAATTCAATACCAATACCCTGGCGTCCCAACTTCTTGGCCGCTACCATGGCAGTACCACTACCCATACTAAAGTCCAATACTGTTTGGCCTTTAATAGTGTAGGTTTGAATGAGGTATTCCATTAGGGCCACGGGTTTCTGTGTGGGATGCACCCGTTTCTTTGGGTCCACGGCATTCATACGCAGAATGTTCACTGGGTATCGTGTAGTCTCCCCGCCGGGTGCGTTACGCACATTGGTGCCATGCCATAAACGTCCCTTACTAGACCCTCTTGCACTTTGAGTAGGGACGTGCCCTGTGGTTTTGATCGGGTAATAGAACGAAGCCTTCTTGAAAAAGACAACAATGTCCTCAGTCTTCCGCAACGGCTGCCGTTTAGCATGGAGGAAGTTAGTTGAGAAATTCTTTTCCCAGACCCAACAGTATTTGAACATCTTCCTGTTTGAAGCAATCAGTGTGGTGGTAAATGGCTGACTGGCTGTCATTACTACACCGCCGGTGTGTGAAAGTACACGTTTCAAATGTTCCCACAGCGGTTCCAATGGAATCACGGAATCCCATTTACAAGCCGTGGACCCGTAGGGTGGGTCAGCCAAGATCATATCAATTGAACCATCTTCGATGTCTGACATCTTCTGAAGACAGTCGCCTTGCATCAATGTGATCATTTCTTTGCCTTTACCTTGTAGAACTCATGGCCGCAGTCGCACTGGGCCTTCCTGGACCCGACCTTGACTTTGCACTTTGGGCACGCCTTCATGGCTGCCTTCCGCTTCTTTTTCTTCGCAGGTTTGTCCGAGGGTTTGCCGGTAGAAGTACATGAGGCGCGGGTCTTTCGCTTGAGCGTATGAGTCTGACATCGTTCGGTTCCTTCAATGGCTTGCTTACGGCAACCCTTCTTCTCGCACCGACCCATGAGAGCCGCCGCTTCTCGCTGGAAGTGTTGTCGAAAGTGAGTCTCACATAACCTCTGGGCTGCATTTAGCGTGCGATTCAGTTTGTACTGTGACTGGGATAGTTTATCCCACGTAAGACCGTCATCTGGATTTCCTCTGGTGGTGGGATAGAATCCCGCATCAAGGCTGATCTTGTTGTATGTGTTACGCCAAAAGACTCGATACCTACCACAAGTGGTTCGCCACTCTTTGTAATGGCGATCCTTCCCTTGCTGATAACAATTTGGGACTTGTTTCCCACGGTAGCGTCTCCACTTCAGGAGTTCTCTCATCCACGGCCTCGACCGACCCTGGGGTGCATCGGACTATACCGCATGTGCAAGGCTGGTGCCGGAAACTTCCGTTTCAGCCTCATCTTATCACATTCCGGGCACTTCTTCTGAGCCTTGGTGTCCTTCTGGAGGGCCTCAAACGTGTGGCCACAAGCTTCACATTCGTAGTCGTAAGTTCGGAACATTACCAGTCCTCCGGGATGATGACACAGCGGTGGGTTCGGGTGATCTTGACTTTGGTGCCATCGCTCTCCCGGTTACCCTCCAGAATCTGGGTCTTGCGTTTGTATGGGTCATCGGGGTCCGAGGGGAGTAGGGCAGTGACTCGCATCACTTGCAATTCTACTACCCCGTGCCGCACGGCATACAAGACTCGCATTCCAACTTCAATCTTGCGACTGAAATGGTCATACGGTCTGTCTTTTCCCTCATATTGGCTCATGCATCACCTCTTGCATTTGATAGTGTTCGATGACTAAGTCTAACTCACCCTGGCTACGTTTCCTGGCAGCATTCGACGCCCCGATAGGTCCCCGGCGGTGAGTCCAAATAGATGCTTCACTCTGAGGGACCCACACCGTACCGCCCTTGCCAGAGGTTCGTTTGTAATACAGATCAGTGTCCTTCTTACGTAGCATGTAGACTATCATATCGCCTTTGCCTTTCCTTCAAGTCAGCTTCTGCTTGCCGCAGTCGGCGGTGCCAATCAGCCATGGCTCGCGCTACATGTCGTTGCTTAGCCATCTCTGCTTGCTCAATAGTGCATCGACAGTGCCAAATCGTCCCACAAGCGGGGCATCGTAAACGAGCCCGAAGCATCTCACCTGCGTATTCGTCATCCCGTTTCTCACGAGCTATCTCGGCTTGAAGAAACGCCTTGCATTCAGCGTCGGTTATCACAGTCGCCACTCCTGGTATTGGAGCTTGGTGTCCGGTGTATGTTTGTGAAGACCGTTTTCCTTGGCAATCTTGGTACAATAGGTACGGTCGTATTCGATGGTGGTGCAGTTTCGCTTGAGCCGTCTGCATACCCGCAGGGTGGTACCGGAGCCGCCACATGGATCAATCACTCTGTCACCTTCCTTGGTACACAGCAGGATACATCGTGTGACCAAGTCTTCATGAAGTTGGGTTGGGCACCACTTACGCCGCTGCGCGCTGTTCCCAGTCACGCGAGTGAAATCAAACACGTCGCCAGGGACCCTGCCCCGTGGATCGGCGCGCTTGTCACCGTGTAGTTGCCGCCATGATGGCACCCTAATCTGATCCGGATAGAGGGTAGCATCCTTGCGTGTGAATCGCCATAGCGGACGATGGTTGTTTCCAAGGTCGTGATGGTTGTGCTGCCCGAACGTAAAGGTCTGCACACATGGCTTCACTGGCAACCAGGGTTCAAAACCCTGGGCACCTACAGCAACACGATTCCACCGGTCGATGATTTGATTGAATAGTTCACCAAAGTCCAACGTGTACTTGACATTGAAAGACACCCAAAAGACCTGGGTCTGACGCATCAGTTGCCAGGTAACCTTTGACATCCAGTTCAGGTAAGCTTTATGCTTGGTCTTGTCCTTGTACAATCGGTAAGCAAGCCCGATGTTATCCGGCGGGTCCCAGAATCCCATGACTGCGGGTTTCAACGAGGTCAAGACATCTTCGCACTCGGCGTTGATCAAACGGTATCGACTCATCGTGACTCCCTACAGGGTCTACAAATCCAAAACTCAAACGGTGGTGATCCGAATCGCTCCAACTGTCTGCCACAATCAGGGCAGTGGTGTCTCCCCGTCAGGAGATTCCAAAGTTTGCGTATCATCAGCTAGTTCCTCTCCAGAGCTTTCTTCAAGTATACCATCCATTTCCTCTAATGTCAAATCCGTTTTTCGATCCATGATGGCCTGAACCTTCTGAACCACCAGTGTTAGCTGGGGTATATAGTGCTCCTTCTCTAGTGGGGGATCATCTTCGTCACACCAAAGCAGATCGGTCATCACTACAGGCTCGTCCATAGTCTCAGCTTGGGCAACGAGCATATCGAATAGCGAAGCCAACCGCTCGCCAGTCATGTTGTTGCTGATCATTCGCTTCCGGTGTGCTGGTACCAACAAGCTCTCTGCTGGTTGTTCTGGTTCACTCATCAATCACCCTGGCTTTCTCCATGAGAATATCATCTGGTAACCGTTTGTTCTTGGACAATCCCAGGGCCTTCTTGACGGCTGCCCGTGCTTCACCTTTGGTATGGGCTTCCACAATACCGCTGCGATGCTTATCTGGGTCCAAGTTGCTCATATCACACCAGTCCCATTTTGTGGGTTGCTTGGGCACCGGGGCGGCGATGAAACCCATCTCAATCAATGCGGCCTTCTGGAGCTTCAGGGCGCGTGCTCTAATTTCCAGTGTGGTAAGCGGGCGTTGAACCAACCACTGCTGTGGACCGTGTTGTGATTTCTTCCTACGACTTGCACTTTGACTCATCTCAATCTCCTTATGATGGTCCTGGACCTAGAAAAATGTACGCATCCTCTTTTTGGCCATAACTCTCGAAGTGGTTGCTTTTTGTACCCACTGCGTGCAGGCTATGTTTCAGTAGCCATTGGCTGACATCATCTTTGTGCCCCGGAAAGCAAAGTCGCTCAGGCACCAGTAGCATAAGCTGTGTCAACCCCGCCGTCCTCGCAGCAATCGTCGTGTCCCTGAGCAACATTGTCCCGGCACCCTTACCACGAAATGCTGGTTTCACAGCCAGTCGTTCTATTCTCGCCACCGGCTCTTTCTTGTATGCACCGGTCTTCCAAACAACAAAACCAATGGGAACTTGGTGTACAGCGGCTGCCATGGAGTAGTGTTGCTTATCCTTGATGACCTCACGCCACCATTCAAGACCTCTGACATCTTCGTAGCATTTGATCTCAATGTCAAATAGATAGTTGATGTCTTCTGGCTCAATTGGGCGAATGGTGATTTCCATATCTTATCCTCCGAAGTAGTTGTGAGAACGTGTGATCTCATTCATGAAGTTGCCCAGGTTCGTTCCAGCGTGTGCATTGAGTGCGTCAGCTTGACCTGTGAGCAATTCACAGCGAGCCTTATTTTCTTCTTCCGTAAGTTCTGAGAAGATCAGTCCGCTTTTGATACGATTCCATGAAGTCTGCAATCGCTGCAAGAGACACTCTTGGTAGACTTTCGAGATACGACCGGCATGGTTTGCAACCCGTATCAGTGGCTTGTTGCCAGGCCCCATGGGTTTAGCAACCAGTTGGTCAATGCGGACGATCAGTTTCTCTTCACCAACTTCCTCGCCCATCATCCAGCCGTACATGCAACACTGATCGGCCCAAGAGGCATAGTTTGCTTCTAGGTAGCCTTCACCGATGCTGACACCATGCCAATGCAGGGCTTTATGGAGCTTGTGCGGTCTGTTACACCCACGGCTGGGCTTCGCAGTTTCCTTACCCCAGCCGTCTCGCACCATCATGTAACCCTTGGCTGGGCTGGTGCCGCTCTTGGCGCTGCAATACCCGTTGACTTTCCAGTCAAGAATCACATGCGCACCAGATTCATGAATGAAACGGCAATCCGGTTTCCCAAAGATCGGTACGCCACCGATGGTGGCATCGGCGTCAAACTCAAACTGCGGATCTTCTTTAGCCGCTTGCAACAGTGTCAGAAGCTCATCAAACGAACCAGTCTTCTTGTATGCCTGGAATACATAGAATCCATTCTCGAAAGCCCATTCGTGGTTCTGTGGCTCCACTTGGGTTTCAAACAGCGCGTCGAGTGTGTATTTCGGGTTGCTGTTTGTCCCAAACAATGCAGCATACAATGCGGCCTTGCAGTATGCATCAAAGGCCGATCCGATGGCCATGTAATGGTTCTGGGGGACCTTTGGCGGACGATTGTCTACCAGGTGCTTGATAGCATACTCTTCTGGATCTTTCTCGAAAAGAGCAAGCGATGACGGTGACATATACTTAGGTTTTCTCATGGTCTCTCCCAAACTGCTATGATGCAAATGTAGTAGATGCCCTTACGACTTCTGGCCATCCCTACCCCGTACAAATCCGGCTTCCCGTTTGCGACACTCCAGTGTCCTGGGCTAGTTTTCCACTCATCCCAGCAACCGGCGGCTGCTTCTTTCACACTGTCACCAGGCCATGACTCGGCACAAATTTCCCGAGCTTCAACACCTGGCATCTCGATTTGAATGTCCCAGAATCTACCCATTTGACGACCATTGTCCCAGTCCTTATGATCCTGATGCCGCCGTGTAGCCATACTTCTGGCGTGCTTCTCAGCAAGCATCCTCAGACAGTTATTCGAGATCGCGTGCTTAGGCAAATTGTATTCCATACCAGCTTCGATCACTGGGTGAGTATCAAAGATGCTGGTCAGGAGCATCACTGCGGGGAACATGAGTTCTACCATGCTTCGTTTCCAAACACTTGGTTATGGGTTCGGTTGGCACGTACAAAGGTCGCACACCTTGATAGGTCTTTCAAGCGTTCGGCTCCAACATAGGAACACGCTGATCGAAGCCCGCCTGTGATCTGTTGGAGAATATCAGCTACCGGTCCAGCATATCCAACATCAACGCACTTACCCTCTGGGGTCGAGTAGTCCTTTGCCGCATCGGAGTAATGAGTTTCCTGGGCCTTCTTGCTGGCCATCCCATAGAAATGGTCGCCTTGGCTCTCATCAGTTCCGGCTAACATGCCTCCCAGCATCACGAAATCGGCACCGGCTCCCATAGCCTTAGCTACATCACCTGGATAGACACACCCGCCGTCAGCACAGATATGGCCCTTGAGACCGTGGGCTGCCTCGGCACATTCAATCACGGCTGAAAGCTGTGGGTAGCCCACACCAGTGACAATCCTAGTCTCACAAACACTACCTGGCCCAATGCCGATCTTCACGATGTCGGCCCCAGCCAGCAGCAATTCCTGTGTCATCTCAGGTGTTGCTACGTTACCGGCCATGATGATAGCAAACGGAAACCAGTCACGAAGCTTCTTGACATGCTCAACAAAATACTCGGTGTAACCATTGGCAGCATCCAAACAGATTCGATCCACCGGAGCCTTTGCGCCAGCCACATCTTCGAGCTTGTCCCAATCAGCAGGTTGTAGACCCAGTGTGAGAAATGAGAGACTGGCGTCGATCCCCTCATCGCGGAAGAACGTTACCAAATCTAGCACCGACATGAACTTGTGCAGACATGTAGCCATGTTGTAATGCTGCATGGCACGCGCCATCGAAAGCGTACCGATGGTATCCATGTTGGCAGCAATCACCGGAATGCAGTTCAACGTGAGATTGCTGTGCCTGAACTCAAAGTTGCGCATCAGATCAATACGCTTGCGACTTGGTACATCCGACCGCTTTGGTCGAAGCAGCACATCACAGTAATCCAGTTTGGTTTCAGTCTCAACTTTGTTCATCGGCATCTTCTTTAGGCATGAGTTGGTGGATTTGTTTCACACATTGGGCATTCGTCCTTATCAGTTCCTGACACATAGCACACATACGGTCAAGCTCGCGTTTACCGCTAGCTATCTGATCCTTGTGATGGTGTATCTCCCAACGTAGTCGATGGTTGATATCACGAATCTCCAGCAGGTCTTGCATTAGCATTTTGGGGTCGTTGTAACCTGTCAATGCCACAGTAACACGATCTCTGCCGACTTCGTTCATTCTTCCTCCCAAGGGAAGACCAACCATGCCATTGGTTTGACTTCGTTGTAATATGCCTTGGGTGCCCCTGGACTATGATAAAGCACAGCGACCTTGTTTCCTTGTAGCCCGAAATGTTTGTCGAAGAGATCAAGTGTCTTGCCCTCATCCACAAGGTCGTCTATAACGAGATTTCCTGTAGCCTGTGTCAATTCCCCTTCAATAATCGGTTCTTCGCGCTTCTGCTCGCCGTCGTACCGACTGATACGAACCGACTCATGTGGCACATTGAAGAAGTTAGCGACTGCCTGACCAACGTACTTCCCGCCGTTTGCAATGCTTACGACACGATCAAATTTCCATTCCATGAACGCGATCTTGATGCACAAGGAACGAATCTTGGCATCAACTTCTTCCCATGAAAGATGTAGCTTCTCGGGGGCGATGACTTTCATCTGAGTTCCTTACAGGGTTATGATCAACCAAATCAAACCAAACACCACGGCCACACACATTGCAGCGATGCGTCCACGCTTTACGTCCTGAGCATCCTGAAGCTCACAAGCCTGTATGATGCTCTTGCAACCCCACTTCGGATGCCATACAGCTTGAGTAACGGAACTCTTCTCCCAGCCCGCTGCTTCGAGATCGTCCCATCGTTCATCCCAGCATCGTTGTATGATAGCGGTTTTCATTCAACTGGCCTCTTGCGAAAGTATCTGGCTTCCTTCGGGATGCCGTCATCCGAGAGTTCACGATACTTGAAGGTGATGATGTCACCACGCTTGAAATCTTTTCCGTCAAAGTCTTCAGGCATCAGTTCACCGGGATGCTCGGCGGCATAGTTGGTTTGGGCATCCGTAGAAAACAATCGTTCATGGTGCTTGAATCCACCACAACTGACTTTGAATTCCTTATCTCCCCACTGGACAAACATGGCACCAAACTTACCCAACATCTGACCCGTTTTCCCTTGTTCACCTGAAGTGAATCGGATGATCTTACCCTCAGCGTCATCAAAGGGTTTGTACTTCAAAACTGCTTTGCATCGTTTTGGAATCCAACTTGCCAGCGGGTCACGAAGAACAATGCCTTCCCCACCGGCATCCAAAATCTTCGTCAGTCTTTCTTCAACTTGAGCTTTGGCTTCATCCTCATCCATACTCAGACGAATTTGTCGGTGGAGAAAAACAAGCTGACCGTCAGATGAAATGTTCTCACGTAACATCGCCAACTCGTTATCAAAGCTTGCCTGATTGGGCAGATACTGATAATCGACTCTCGCCCGTTCCGGTAAGGCTTGAAACCAACCCACAATACGCCGTAACACAATCGTCTCATGCATGTTGCTGTTTTTGATTTCCCCGTCACGAAATACCGACTCAAATGGTGGCGCGCTGAACACACAGTATTGAATCTGTTCCCAGCGATCATCCGCTGTGTCACCAGCACAGATGGAACGACAAAGCTGGAAGTTTCCACGACCTGCCCATAGCTCACCGTCCAATGGCATACATGGAAGTTTGTTGAGAAACCAGTCCGGAGCCATAATTGGATTACCGTACCGTGACCACAGTCCAGTAGCTATGGGTTTGATCTTTGCCTTCATGCCACCCTTCTTTGGGTGCGTAATCCCAGCCCATGGCACATCAATAGTCTTGCAACCACGACTCAGACCACCATCCCAAAAGCATCGCGTCCCATCCAGTTTCTCAGACAGATAGTACCCGGCAATCTTGCTTTTTTCGGGGTTGTATTTATGGGCCTGCGTCAAAAATTCGCGGCGGTTTGAGTTCTTCACAATTCAAGTTCCTTGTCAGTTCTGTATCCTAGTGCTAATTCAACCCATTCACGAGTTTCCGGGTGGAGATACAATATCTCGCGGTTACGTTTGTACCAGTCTATGACGTTCCCCTTTTGCACCCTAGCCGCCCCCATCCAGTCAGCAGCCATTTCTCGCCGGGCACCGTCTGACATCGGGAGTGCTGTCGAGCGACCATTTGGGTGACAGACAGTCCACCATTGCCAATGATGATTGTTACGCCGCTGATGCTTGAGCCAAGCCATATCAAAGGCTGCATCACCGGTCTTGGATGGTTTGCCCTTCTTCGGGTCATAGGTATCTTTGATGATGTAGAAATACCGCACATACGGGAACCACTCGTCAGGCAGGAACTTGCTCCAATCATGGAACAAGCCCCGGATTGGAATATCCAACCGCACGGACTCAAGAAACACATACCATTTGTGTCTTATGAGGTACCAAGCATAGTACCAGTGTGCCAGTGGATTCAAGTAACGCCACATCATGCAACCTTTTTACCCTGGTTGAAGAACCGACTGGTACGCTTCCGTTGATGATAGCGACCAGCGACTTCGTCCATGACATCAATGGTGCTGCCAAGCCAGCTATCAGGACCGAGTTCCCCCAGTCCGTCATCGTCATCACATGGAACAATGATGGTAGGCACACCCTCAGCATCGGGCGGTGTGGGTGTACTGAGAACGTCATCTACATTCTCGTACAGCCACAAATGGCTAGAGAGCAAATTGATGACAGCCTGAGCGTCCTCAAGGTCCCACTCCAGATTGGTAATCTTGTCATTGAGCCGATAGACTACACCACGGGCCTCATGCACGGTAGACCACAGGTAATCAATCTCAGCTTGTTTGTTGCTAATAGCCTCTGTTTGGTCAGAAACAAGCTGCACTTGATTCTCAAACTGGTAGGTCAGACGCTTCACTTCTTCTTTGAGACCCTTAGCTAGCGTCACCATTTCAGCAAGCGACTTTTCAGCGGCTGTGGCACGTTCCCCCTCGGCAATGGCAAAGGTTCCAAACCGTTCGGCTGCCAAGATGACTTCCTCACGATTAAACTGGGCTTCTTCAGCAATACGAAGCTGTTCATCCATTGCCGTCTGGTAATCCGCCATTAGTTGCTCTGATTTCTGTTCATACTGCATCTTGAGTTCCACCCAGGCAGTTTCCAGTTCAACAGCCCTGGCCTTATTGGAATCAATCACTGCCAGGATGCGTTCCTCATCGAGAGCTTTGACAGCCTCAATACGGGCCGTCTCGCGTTGGTTGAAGTTGTAGCCGTCGATCATCTCTTGCTGCCATGTGTCAGCTACATAACGATCATAGCACATCACTGCAAGCAGTGTGAACACTAGACCCAACCAGAAAGCATTCCAACCTGATCCACGCAGGGGCCTCGAAATCACGTCACCGCATGTTTTTTTGACCGCAATGTCAACATCACCGATGTCCATAACAAATCTCCTCAAGGGGTACACTTATCGAATACGATGTGATGGCACATCGAGACGGGCTTCAGCTAGCATGAAACGAGAATAAATATCCTGGAGCAGAAGATAGACTGTAGACGGAGCCATGCTTAACAGTGCTCCAATGTCCTCGTAGGAGCACCCCTCTTCACGCATTCGCATAATGGTGTGCTCTTCGACTGTCGCCGGGATGGAGTCCAGAAAATCACGTACTGCCAGCATATCGTTATCAGTCTCAAAGTAAGCACCTTCGGGACACGGTATGCTATGGAATTTTACCACACCACTGTCCCCTCCCAGTTGGAATTGTTTCCTCTGTGTCTTTGCTGACCCTAGACTATGTTGCTTTGTGGCCCAATCGCCAATAGCATGAAAAGCACAAACTCGGAGAAAAGCCGAGATGTTGTCATGCTTTTGCATAGCGGTACCGGCGGCGATTTCGTGGACTTTCTGTGTAATAATCATGATGCCTTCAGAAATCATGTCATCATACAGATATGCTGCTGACCAGGTGGCAGCATAGTAACCTGCGATCTCTTTAGCAAGCGACCAGTGGGCAAGAATCATTTTGTTAATGGCTGACTTGTCACCCGCCCGTACCAGTGGTAACAAGGTATCAATATCGTCAGGCGACAAACGAGCAGAATCAATTTCTTGTAGTGTGGTATCAAACATGGTAGTTACTCCGTTAGTTAGCTGGTGTGATCCACCAAAAACAATCCACTCGAAAACCCGATGTCTCCAAATCCTCACCAGAAAACGCTGAGCCCATCAGACCGGCAGGGTCAAAGAAATACGAACCATTCCAAGCCATGGCATGACCATTACCAACGTGGTTGATTCCAATCACGACACCCCTTTTGCCCTTCATGATATTCAGAACGCGCTGTCTGCGTTGATCTTCTGTAAGACCCATGGTGACCAGGTAGGATTCGTTATCCGCATTGGTGCTGATGATGTTGACTTCAAACGGTGTGCATGTGTAGCCATAGGCGGCTAGAATGATGATGCATTCGTGTGGGTTGAATCCTGCACTCTGGCCGTTCTTAAAAACCATTTCGCTACCGTCATGACGCAATATCCCAAATATCTTTCTCACTGGGAGTTCAAGTACCATTGCAAATGCTGCTGCGACACAAGAGTATTTATTCGGACTAGCTTGAAGTTTCATCATCAGTCTTCTACTGTAGGAGTGATCGTCATCTCGTCGATGATTTCGTTCAGTTCGGCCATCTCGTCGTCCCACGCTGGGTTCCAATAGTCCCGCATGTTTGGCGGTTGAAACAGACGGTCATATTGCTCCACGGTGGCCGCAGTGATGATCCAAATTCCAACACCATGTTTCTCCCAAAGAGGCCACTTACGACGTTGGGCTTTTGTGAACACATAGTGCCCTTCAACCTTGACATCAATCCAGCGGTCACCATACTTTTTGTGCGCCACATACAAGTCAGGAATACCACGTTGAAACATATTTCCAACCATACGTTCAACCAACCACTGGCGTGCCTCAAGGAAGTCAACCAGGTCGCGTTGAATATAGTATTCAGGTCCATGGGAAATATGCTTGCGAGGTTTCTTCATGCTTGAACTGGTACTTCCACACCTTCAATGACTTCCAAGGCAGAGAATAACCCTTTGATGGATTTTGTCCGCCAGTCTTTGATCTTGCGCTGGCAAGCCAAAGCACGAATCTGTGGTTCCGTGAGAGTACGGAACCAAATACAACGTCGAGTTGGGGTCTCAAGTGGCATTAGCAGTCTCCATTGGTGGCGGGACGTAGTTGTCGGGTTTCATAATGGATCGAAGATGTTTCTCTTCAGCACCAGTCATGTTGATCTTGATTATCGCCAGATGTTTTCCAAGTGTAACCTTCAGGGCTGTCTCGAAGTCTTGTGACTGTCGATGATAGACTGCCATGACTTCCTCATTATCTTGTTCCTTGGGTTTCTTTGGTTTCTTCACGTCATTCTCGGCGAGTTCACTCAGGGCAAGTTCCTTGGCTTTGTCTTTCAGATATTCATCATAGGTGGGCATCAACGCTAAGGGTCTAATGAGTTCGGTATCCGAGCCACCCTTCTTCTCTGCCCAGTTAGCCTGCACTTTGTTCCAAGTCATCCCGATCAATGAGACATGCTTCCGATAGGACTCAGTAACCTGGCGCACCGCAGCCGCCACAGGGTCTACGTAATCGGGATGGGTGACACACATAACTTCGTCATGGATATTCATCGGAGCCACCATTAGATCATGGATGCCCGTTGGCTGGAGGTCCCAGATAGCTCGTTGAACATCCTTAGTGATCATGGCACCAGGGGATTGAATCAAGTGATTGGATGCAGCCCTGGTATTAGCAGCTTGAATCTGGAATGCTGCCCCATATAGTGCTGAGGAAGCTGCCCCGCCTGCTGTTTGCACACCACGAGCCTCATTGCGTATCACATTCATTTTGACGTTACGCCATTCCTTTGGTACGCCTTGTGCCAACTTGAACAGTGCTTTGATGACTTCATTTTCGAGTGAGAAGTATCGACGGAACCCTAAGAATGTCTCACAGTAGTCATCCGGGTCTTTCCAGACGACTTGTGTTCCTATACCCTTGGGTTGGGACATGGCGCAAAAAGACTCCTGCACTGCTTCGCGTGCTGTCTTGACACCTGGGAACCGTTTATCAAACCCGTTGAAAGCCGCTTCCCCGATATCAAGCGGGATGCCGCTGTTCTGATACAATGTGTTATGGTCGCCGCCGTACAGCATAGCAAAAATCGCCGACTTACCGGGACCATACATGTCCTCTTTGGTTCCATCCGATGCCAGGATGTCTTCATACGAGTTGCCTGGAAAAATCTCCATAGCAAACATCGCGTGAATCTTTCGGCCTTCTAACAAAACCTGATGCAGTGCCGGGTCCTTGAATACAGCATCGGCAATTGTAACCTCGAATGAATCAAAGTCACCACCGCACAAGACGTTATCGCCCTCAGTGAGTGGGAACATACAACGTACTGCTTTGTCATGCTTGATACCTTGAGCATTAAGACCATCGCCGCCTGACATACGAGAACTCAATGTACCAATGACTTTGAAACTGGCATGGAATCTACCAGCTTTCAAAAGCTTGGCATAAAGTTCGACTTCCTTAGCGGCAATCTTGGCGTCCAGAATCTCTTGAGCACGTACCGCTGCTGGATGCAACCCGGCCTTGAGTGTTCCGGCACCGCCGCAGCACTCGCATGGTTGCTGTGTTTCCAGGTTGACACCCATACCCATACACATGAAACAAGCTTCGCCCTCATCACATTTCATCTGGGCAACAATTTCTTTGAGTACCTTTTTCTTTGTGCTCTTATCCAACGGCACCGCTTGCACATCAGTCATCACCGCACGAATATATTTGCGGACTGCGGAGGGCTTGTTGATATTCACAGGTGAGTGGGAGAGCACATTAGCAGCATTTGCCATCAGCTTACGGATACCTGGAATGTTGATCTTGAAACCACGCCAACGTACCACGGCCACCATGCACGCCAGTTCGCTGTCGTTATCGCCTGGTTCTGGTGAGTCAAAGTGGTAATAAAGATCGCGGGTGTAGACAACATCATCTGTTGCGTATTCACGCGCCATCTCATGGTTGTGCCAATGATCAATGTGCCGTTGAATCAAAGCAGGCCAAGCGTATCCCTTGAGTGTCCCGTCCGGAGCATGAACTTCCCAACCCTTCTCGGCACTGGAGAGCGCTGATGCGTATGGAGCATAGCCAAGCTCAACGGGGCGGTACTTCTTATCAAGCTCGATGTCCGAGAAATGAGCCTTGGGTTTCTTCCCCAAGGCATACTCGGCTAGAAACTTCAAACCACCAGCAGGGTTGAACTTGAGAACGACATCTTTGAGGCAGGGGTCTACCAGTCCAGACTTTTTGTCCATGACATCAAAGACCTTCCAACGTGGCCCTGATTTGTCCTTGGTCCTGGCAAACATGATGTCATCAAACTTGACTCGATTTTCGAGTTCCAAGGCCATGGCATAAGCTAGTGGGGTGGGGACCCGCCGGATACGAATGTCCTTCCTTGACATCAGTTTTTGGTATGGCCCTCTGCGAGAATGCAAAAGAAGGTCACAGGCTGCTTTAGGCTTCAGGCCCTTTCCAAAGCAACCCTCTGACTCACGGGCAGCAATCTCTTCGATATGTTCCTCTGGAATCCAATCCTTTGGAAACAGAGAGAAAATGGTGTAGGTCTTGGCCAGTTGGAACCAGTCGAATACGAGATTGAATCCACAAATCTCATTGTTGACAATGAATTCAATCAGTGCCAGAGTTTCATGGATGGGCCGCTTCCATACCTCATATAGGTGGATCGGGCCATCATCTTCGGCCCATTGGAGCAGCACCATTTGACCGTGCAGACCGCACGTCTCAGTATCGAAAAAGATCATTGGGAGCCAGTATAAGGGGATACAACTACTTCAACCGTTATATCTCTATTATACCAAGCCACCAAAGGGGTGTCAAGGGGCTTTCCCAGAACGTCCAGACATGTCGGCTCGCAGTTCCTCTGTAGGGAGGGACTTAACCACCCATGCGAGGGCCCTAGCCGCTGTTACAGGGAAGGGGGCCGTCATTACGTCGGCAATCATCTCTTGGATCTCATGTTTACGGCGTAGCCCGAAACCCTGCTCTGCACATTGGATAGAATGGACGGTCTCGCCCGCAGCTTTTCGTTCTTGGAGCACCTGAAAGAAATCATCTGGCCGGTTTTGCACGATGAACAATGTAATGTCACTATACGTGACGGCACCCGCCGCAGCGGCCTGTTGTATGTCTTCCGGTAGCTTTAGAAGCTCCAGTCGTGCTTCAACCCACCGACGCCCACGATTCAACTTGGCCCGGATGTATGCTATCGTTTTGCCATTGAAAACCTGCCCGATTGCCAGCGCCTCCTCGTACAGATTCAAATCTTGGCGATCCAAGTTTTCAACGAGATTCAACAAACGAGCCGCTTGCTCTGACAGCCCTTCGCGGATAAGGGCAGGAATTGCTCGCCAATGCAGGATATTAGCACAGGCGAGGAATCGACGATGACCAGCAATGATGCGCCATCTGAATGGGGGGTCAATTCCCTTAGCCACGTCACATGCTGGTTGGACCACGATAGGTGATTCCAAACGCGAAGTATCGATGCTGTGAGCAAGATCATTCACAGTATTGAGGGGTATTGCCGACCGACAATTGAAATCGTTGTCCAGGTAGATTTCGTCTATCGGGATTTCGTAGACAGTATAGCCAAGAGCTTGTTGCATGTTAGGACATCCCGGACATGTTTCCCTGCACACTATTCCCAGTGCGACGGACCCATTCCACTTTCACCGGATGTGTGGCATCCAGCGAATTTCGATGGATGCTCAAAAGTACGTTCGGAGCATGGATCATAATTTCCAGGGCGGCATCTGCCAACCATTGCGGGCTACGCCGGAACACCATGCAACATGCTTTGAACAACGTCGGGGTTCGATATTCCCCAGTTTGACGCACGTATTTCACAACGATCTTCTCTGCTTGTCTCAATCTCATCAGTCATCTCCCATCTCGTCAAATATCCATTCGTGTAGGTGGTCCTCATTCTCTTCCATCCATACCCAAACAGTATGCAACAAAAGGGCCAACCAGCCTGAGTCCAAATCTTCACCATCTACATGGTACGCTGTTTCCCCATCCCTGGTGTAACCCTCAATCGACCGGATGAGGACATCCGTGAATTCGATCTCAGGAGGCGATCCGGGGTAGCCTGACCCATCGGGGTAGTACATGACCATTTCTTCGCCTGGGCTGTAGTCGTACTCGACTTCAACCTCAAGAAGCTTCCAAGCCTTGGTGCCGGTCCCCAGTTCGATTTCAAATTCGATGCTACCGCTGCTCATTCTGGTAGTCCCTCTTCAAGATCGGTCCAAGCCTCAGTGTCATCAACGGGGGTGGCTGGCGGCACAGGGATCTCCAGATCATTGCCAGCCGGTACATCATGGATACGAATGGTGACCGGATACTCGGTGCCGTCCCCAAGAGTCAAGAGACCCACTGTCTCTATGTCTTGGACCTCTCGTTCAGTGGGGTGAAAACGACTCATGCATCGAGCCCATGCAATCAGTTGCACTCGTTCCTCGAAAATCCTGCGGGCTTCGGCAGGCGGGTTATCAAATCCCATCTTCTTCAAGCTCCTTGGTAATGAGGGCTTCCAATTCGTCCAGTGTAAACCCCTCGGGGTCACAGAACTCCTCAGCAGCCTCGTGTGTTTGATCTGGTTCAGCAGCAACAACGCGATACGGATCGACCATTGGTTGGTCCTCCTACTAAAACATACCACACTTTCAGGTATTGTCAAGCCACAACCGTTCGATTTCAGGCATAATCTTGTCCCGCTTCGCCCGATCAATAGCTTTAACCCTGGTAACCTCCCCAGGTGGGAAATCATCGGTAAATGCTTCCAACCCATCAAGGAGAGTCCGAAAGGTCACTTCCACCGAGACAATTCGCCGTGGGAGCCAGGTTTCGTCTCGCTGAATCTCAATCAAGTAGTATGCCATCAGGTCCGTCCAAAACAACAATGATTCGTGCCGACACGCCATCTTCTATGGGAATGTAACCCACAGCATGGAGTTGACCGTCTCTACCATGCGTCCAAGTCTGGATACGAAATGCCGACCCTAATTGTTGCCGCAGAACCTGTGCTGCATCTGTTGTTCCTGCCCAATACTTCACGACAAACCCCGCACTGGAGGCCGGGAGAATATCATGGGGTATGGCAACATCCAATGGCATTGGCCAATACGGCAACACCTCCAAGAAAGATTGCCCCGCCGCTGTCCATTGTGACGCTTGTTTGAAACAACTCTTCGCGTGATCTAACATCACTGCAAAGGTATCTTTGTCAAGTGCAGTTTGGCTCATTGGTATTCCTCTCAAAAACAAGTGTTCGCATGTCTTCCAAATGGGCTTTCATCGCCCGTACTGTATCGCTGTGGTCGCGTGACTCAGCGGGGCGTACCCCTGCATCCCATAGTGTGTCCATGAGTACCTGAGCTTCCTGGTCATCCAAGACAAAGGCTGGCGGTGTGTAGTTCCCCTGGCACTCATCTCTTGGTTTTGTTTCAAGGGTGACATTGGTAACTATCATCTCAGGACAGTCGGCTTTGCCAGTCAAGATGTAGATGCAAGTCGCCTGCTGTGCCATGTCATACTGGGCATAGAAACGTGTATTCAGTCGGTTAAACATCAGGAAACTCCTGTATCATTATTGGGCCACACATAACTCGCTGTACCGGCAATAACGGTCATGGATTTTACACCAGTCTCGTGACATGGGGTCATCAGTTACGGTACGATTTTGACAACTGATTTGTCCGCTGTAGTCTGTCTCGAATTCAGTAGCCTTCATGGACTTGGGTATGTATGGTCGGTTCTCTCGGCAACCGTCTTTCCAATTGGCCACAGGTTCAATGTTCTCGCCATGTTGACCACAACTGTAACAGATCCATCCGTCTTCAACGATGGTAACCGGTCGATTGCAATGCCAACATAAAAGGATCATAGCGGCATCACCCTTTCCCAACGGTTGCTAATCTCTCCAAAGCCAGGCAGCACAGCTTCATTGATCTCGATCCCAGATTTGCCAATACCCCAGTCTGATTTTTTCAAAAGGAAAGTACCATTCTTGGCAACATCATCAAGGTGTGCCCAATTGACACCCTCGTTGTGCAACATCTCATGCATATCGGCTTGAGTCTTTTTGTGTAGCTGCTTGTGGGAGAAGTGGGCTCCGGCAAGCATCTGCACCGAGTTACGCTTCCAGTCGAGTGCCCGAGCCAGGAAGTAGTTGACTACTTCATCCTCTGGGATATTGAAAGCACGCGCATCAAAGACCGCCGGGGTCGTTATGCCCATGAGACGCATGTTGCGACCGAAATTTGCAGTCATCAGGGCTGCGGAGATGCTCTCCACCTTGTTCTGCACATAACCGAACCAAGCATCCGTATCCAGGTTGTCATAGTCTGTGAGAACAAAACTGGCTTCATCGCTCTGAACATAGCCCATCTTGAAACCCTGCATCTCGTTGGCTACCCCGATGGCTGCACCTTGCATGGATTCAATGAGCTTGTAATCAAACGGCTTCTTGAACCCATGTTGTTTAGTGAATGTGTGAAACGCTCGGCCATCGACGCGCACAATCACAGGGGTGCGGCGAGTAAGGAACCGGCGAGCCGGTAACTCGTAGTTACGCTTCATGCGGTCCATGATGGATTCACTCATATCAAGCCTCCCTGTAGGTAAAAACGATTATCACAAGCATGACATACCTGTTGGTCCCCAGGATCAACACCATAATGCAGCTTGTAAGCAACCCTATGAGCATAGAAAATGGCTGACTGACCACCGATTCCAACCTGCCCGTAACCAACTCCTTGTTTGATAGATGCTGTCCAGTTCCAACAATTTCCATTTGATTGCTGATCAACTTTAGCCCAAAACCGTTGAACTTCTTCGTCAGTCATGTTTGGAATTGGTTTACTCATGCTATCCTCAAGCTCCGGAGGCTGGACTCGAACCAGCAACCCCACGGGTAACAGCCGTGTACTCTACGCAATTGAGCTACTCCGGAATATGACTCGACTTAAAGAGCCAGCAGGTTAAAAAACAAATCAACAAGCCCGTAGACTACAGCTACGTACCCAACCACGGCCGCAATGGACCACAACGCAATCAGTTTCCATGATATTCTCATGATTCTCCTTGTTCAGTGAGTTGGCGCTGCACCACAACAGTGCGGCCAAGCTCGGTGATACTGACTTTCTTGCCACTCTCTTTGATGCCTTTCACCACGGCATAAGGCCCTCTGCTGCTCCATTCGTCTTCCTGAATGACCACGGCAGTCACCGTCAAGTGACTCATCCAGAGAGATGAGCCCTGGCGGCCGGGGTAAACCAATAGGTCGCCCACCTTGATCTCTTGTTCAAAGTAATCTCGGGCAACCACAGCCGGGCATCAAGCAAATTGATCATAATGATTCCTTCACAGAAAAGGTAACAGTTCTTGGGGAGAAACACTCTGTCTCGTTACACAGTGCATATCGGATGGTGCCGCTGATGATCAGCGGGTTCTTACTCAGTCTGGTGATAGGGGCGTTGCAAGTCACCTGCCCGGTGTGGTAATAGACCAAGTCTCCACGTATCACAGTCATCAATGGAGGCGGGCCGATAGTCTGAAACTCGCCCACCGTGTATTTCGCTGACCGGTTTGGGGTGACCTTCAACGGGCTGGCATGGCTGCCCGTTTCCTGCCCAAATGAACACAGCATCATGTTCTCTGGGATCGTGATGCGAATCCACAGGTATGGTGGCTGGGAGCCCTCTGCATCCGATATGAATGCTTGAACATCAAATGGGGCTGTGGTTATTTCTGGCTCAGCAGCGTTTGAAAGACCCACAACCATGGCCATCATAGCCATAACCAATGCGAGCCCAAGACCTACAAAAATGTCGCCACACTGTTGCTTGGTGATCATAGCAGGGTTGCTCCCTTGTGCTGCCAAGAATATGCGATCCGTCCGTCTGGGAAATAGATCAACTGCCGTTGTTGATCCGGGTTGGTTGATTCGGTGAGACAGTTGGTAATGGCGATGTTCTGGCCGTGATAATCGTACACCCGTGCCCCATGTGGAAGATGCAAGAGTTGGATGGCCCCGTATTGTTGCAAGCAATTCTCTAACTGATCAAGTTTGAGAAAGTTGTCCTTATTCCATTGCGAATCACCGCCAAGCTCACGTAGCGTGACTTGATGTACCGAGGGTTGCCCCGCACAGGCTGATAACATCCTGAGCATCTGCCTGGTGGATTCACCTACCTCTGGTGGATGATCAAAGGCCGTCTTGGTGACAATCACTGAAAGGCGAGTAGAGAAGCCAATGTCCCGAAGCTCGGCACAGAAACTCAACGGGTTGGGTACATCGGCCTGCATGATGCTGTTATTGATTGTCCGGTCAGCGTGACATACTGAGAGAGCTACACGCGATAGCCCCGCATCATAGAGTTCCTTGGCATACCCTGCGTCCTCGGCCAACTTGATACCGTTGGTCTGAAGAGTGATGATTGGAAACCCAGCGGCATAAAGTTGCTTGGTGATCATGCCCAGCCCGGTGCGATCCAAGGTGGGTTCACCGATTCCGGTGATGATCACTTCATCAAATCCACGCGCAAGCCGGATCGCGGTCTCCAACCTACGATAGTTGTAGGAGACCTTCTCCGGTTTGTTGCATGTGATCTTGGAGACACAGAACTTGCAATTTGCATTGCAAGCTCTGTCCCCCACGACTACGCTGAAGGTTTCAAACTTCATCAGCACTTCTCCTCGATACCTTTGACGGCCGCACATGCACCGACTCGGTCCCCACTACGGAGCATCCCGGTAGCTAGGCTGATCCCAGAGAAGGTCTGCCGAGTACCTCTTTGGGAATCCTTGTAGGTCGCAGCCAAGGCTGTGTCCATGCCGAGTTTCGCACCGGCCAAGCAGGCATCTTGGTTAGCGGCCGTGAACACGAATTCCCACTGGTACGCATCCCGTTGGTGTTCCACCATCTCACGTACACGGGGTGGTGAGTATTTTTCGCTATCGTTTTCTTCACCGTCTGTCATGATCGCAAAGATGACCTTGCTTGGGCGGTGTGCCGGAAGCATACCAGCCAACCGAATGCCAACCTTGTCGATGGTGCTGCCGATGGCATCTCGCAGGGCTGTCCAACCACGGATGACATAAGTCCTGGCCGTCAGAGGCTCGATGCTGTTAATGTCACGGTTAGCGAAGATCGTTCGCTGTTGCCCGTGTGTGGAAAACTGGATCAGTGTGACAAGGCATTCGCCCGGCAATTTCTTCTGGTCTTCGATCAACATGTTGAAGCCTTCAATGACTTCATCTCTGACTTTGTTCATGGACGTTGAAGCATCCAAGATAACGATCAGTTCAGTAAGATTAGGATCGGTAGTAAGCATTGGTACTCTCCTGGGTCTAATGGAGCCGCCGGTGGGACTCGAACCCACAACCTTCGGATTACAAATCCGACGCTCTGCCAATTGAGCTACAGCGGCGATGATTACATGACGGGCATCCGAACACGGTATTCGTACAAACCGGGGACAACCTTGTTACCCAGTGTTACTTTGCGGCGATCCACAATATAGCTGCCAAACTTCTCTTTGCGGAGGTCACGTAGTCGGGCTGACACACTGGGAGTGGTCGCTGCCCTACCCACTGCATTCAGTCTGTTCTGAATGTCCTCCAGTGTATGCCACATACTGTCATCCATGATCTCAAAGACAGCCAGAAGCTGACCGCGCAAACGGGGTTGATCTGCCGTCTGAAGTGTGGCACCATCAAAGGTCGCATCGGGGAGTGACATAATAGCCTTTCAAAGGGGTTCAATTGATACAGGGAGTCTTCTTGTCTTCGTTTTGGTCTCGCCATATGGCCTGACATTCCGTATCACAGAAATACAGATTTCGCCCAAAGCCAGCCGTGTAGATGACACCTTCGGTCTCAGGGTATTCTTCGTGGCAGTATTCGCAACACTTAGTGGAACTGTCGTCCCATACATCAAGCGGATGGAGTTCAATCAGTCGGGGTAGATAGTTACCCCACTCGTCTGTTCCAACCGGGAACGGATTCACTACATGGAACGCATTCCATAGCGCGTCAAGCAAGCAGGGGTGATCATTGCTATCGGCAACACCTTCGTACCCGTGGCCAGGAATCACGAAGCTCTCGAATGTGAACCAGAAATCCTCGAATGTGAACCAGAAATCCTCGTAATGCGGGGCCTTGTTAGGCGATCCAACATTACGTCGAACGCACGCTGTGTACCTGTACTGCTGATCGCCCATAGTCTTCCCTTGTAGTAAGTGGAGGTGGCCGGAATTGAACCGGCGTCCTGTGATAAATTCTTCGCTTGCGTCTACATGTTTAGTCGTTTTGCTTTACTCGCCCGTAGTCAAACGACGAACTTGTGGGATCGAGTTTTTACTGGACAATCTTTTCCCGTGACAACCCAGCAGAGGTCAGTGGGAGCATCCGGAATGGCGACCCATGAAACATCTCTCCGGAAAAGTGTTACATGGGGACTGCTCACGCAGCCGTTGCAAATAAAGGTTTGGCAGTTAAGCCTTTTGGACGGCTTTTAACGTAGGCCACCGACCAACTACGACATGCAGCAATACGGGTCCCTTACCCAGTCGAAACCTGTCACCCCCGTGGTTGTGGTACGGTTATTGTTACTTCTGCTCCAGGGTAGAAGCAGAAACGACGTTGTTTCGCAAGCGGGCGTCCTTTTCGCAAGCACGCATTCCAAATCGGACCTACATGTCCTGGCTCAGCCCACAGGTTGCTAAAGGCACACGAGTCTTGTTCCCTTTGATACTTCAATCCGTGGTGCTCAAATTCCCAGCCGTCTGGGACGGCCTCAAAAGTCGTGTGGATTCGGCGTCCATGTGGTAGTACCATCAGTCTGTCTCCCTCACTAAACGAGTAGTCACAGGTGGTTTCTCCTCCAGTGTCATCAGCCCATTCTCCACCAAAAACTGTGCCACGTCTATCGCCAGGGTGTGTACGAAATCTTCTTCCGACCCTCTGATGCAAGCTTTCAGAGTCCGATTACGGTTAAGAATAGCATGTATCACCTCGTGTACCAGAGTGTCGATCACTTCCATCGGAGCTTGGTCAGTATGTACTCGAAGCGTATAGGTCACGTTGTCACATACACCCGCAAACGATGCTGAATCAAAATCTGTTTGCACCTCGCGTGAGTTTGTTACATACTCAACCGAGTAATGAACACCCCGTATCCACAATTCCGATGGGTAGCTCATTCAGTATCCTTCATCATGGACACGTTGGGATGCAAAGCGTGCGGATGTATGTACTCTGGCTCAGGCTCTGGCTCTGGCTCTGGCTTGGTTATTACCGGAGGCTCAGGCTTGGGCTCAGGCTGCCATGGTTCGTTCATACACTCGTTGACGAACTCGACCGGTTGGCCTGGCATGGCGTCAATCGGTTGGAACCACGAGGGGTCGCCGTTCATGGCTGCAATCTCTTCGTTCTTCATCATTGTCTCCTGGGAAACAGTTTGAAACCAACCAGCAGCCCTGCGATCAGGGCTACTGGTGTAAGCATCAGGTCAATCTGGAGCAGTTGCTCAATCAATGTCGATGTCCTTGAAGGCTCGATCTGAGATGGCCTGCAACACGCCGCCAAGCTGATCATAGGCCCAGTTGAAGAACCGTCGAATCGGATCATTGATGAGTGTCCACAAACCACTCCAGGGCCACCAGGTCATCCAACCCGTGATTCGACTCTTGTTCTCACTAACCATTGGCTTGGCAATCCGACGACCATACCAGCCCTCACGAGCTTTCTTCCATTCGGCCTTGATGTCGTCCGGAATCACACCGGTCTTCAGGGCTTGTTGGTATCGCGCGTGTTCGAGATCATCGCCAGTCGCAGTTCTGTCTCGCAGTTTGTCGCACTCACTAGCCAACCATTCCCGCCGCCTCGCGCGGTGACGGATTGCGACATCGCGCACATACACCCACCATTTGCCGACGCCATACACGACACCGACGCCGAGGTAGCCTGCTATGTACCCCACTGTGGACCAGGGATTCTCGATGAGCCAAGTCAGCCACCCGGTGTTCCCAAAGAAGAGGATGGCCGCCAGTGTGCCCAGAGTGAGTATGCAGGCCGTGCCCTCACGTTCATGCTCCAATGAGAGGATGATCAGCAACGAAACAACACCAAGCAGACCCCAAAACCAGAATCCACCAAACGCAAACAAAATGAGCAAAGCTTCAAACATAGTATTCTCCTATGTCAAGTATACCATGAATCGTGTTAAAGTCAAATGAAATCGTCCGGTGTGGTCAAATCAGGGATGGGGACCGGAACTGGGTTCTCCGGAAATGCAAACCCGTCTTCGATCTGAAGATTGATCCCATCAATGAGTCCCTCTAAATAGCTACTCTCATGTAGCCGTTCGGAGTAGTCCATCAAGTTGATGGTGGTTAGTATGCTCACGAACACAATGTTCAGAGCAAGCATCACAGAGAAGATCCAGATTTTCATCGGCGTGCTCTCCGAAGTTCCCAAACACCAGTGTCAGGATTGACATACACCTTCCACTGAAATTGGTTACCCTCAAACTCGATGGTCAGCAACTCTTCTCCACCAGGCGGGATGAGAGGGGATTCACCCGACCTGGAGAAGAACAGACCTGCACCACCGGCAACGATGGCGATCAAAGCTCCGGCAATCATTGCACGAACAGTTTTCATCATGTAGTCCTCTTTCGCATAACGGAACGAAGTTCAGTATCGAAATGATACCTTTCAACTTCTGGCATGTGCGATAGCATCCAGTGAAGTTGTTGTGGTGTATACTGTTCCCACCACTCTGTATCCTCTGGCCATGCCTCAATCTCCACTGTGGTCTTCGGTAGATTGAGGAGAGCAAATAGTGTATCAAGGTGCCTATTGAAGTTTTCGCGGTAGATATGAAACTGGCAATCAGGAGCTTGAACAAACAACGGTCTGCCTTCATAGGCCACCAGTGCGTAGTCCATCGGTTGGTCACAGAACAGCATACTTGCTGCTTTGCGCCGCAGGAACACAACGGCAGGGTTGCAGATGACCGTGAAGAATCGAAGCTCGACACGATCCTGTATGGACAAAATGCCGGTGTCTACCAGTTCCCCATAGCTGATTCCAGGGCGGCCCAGTACCCTTGCCCCTGGTAATGACGACCAGTAGTGTCGAAACTTTGGCATAGGAACCAAAGGCTCATCAAGAAACACAGTCTTCAGTGTCTCATTCAAGACGGCCATCGTTGCTCATGTTCTTCGAGTGGTTGTAGATTCTCAGCCATACGTTCGATCACCGGTATCAAATCAGGCATACCAGTATCTCTGGCCCGTGTACGACAGACCAGGGGGTTTGTTGTAATGTGATGAAAGTAGACGCGGAAGTTGATGCCATCCTCGTCACCACCCCATTTGCGAAGCTCGTCCCTAGCTGATAGAGTGGTGTTGGTTGCATCCATGATCACTACATCGTGGCCAGCTTCAAACAGCGCTTTGATCATGATTTTCACATGTGCCCATACAAGCTCTTCGCACGGAGCATACCATCGGTTACCGTGAATCACCAACCTCAAAGCATCGGGGCTCACAATAGGCGCACCCAAGTCTTCAGCAAATGTCCTGGCCCAGGTGGACTTACCCGACCGAGGGAGGCCCATCATCGCTATCAGTCTGTTTGTTGACATCTCGTTCTTTCACTGCTTGAATGACCGCGTCGAGTTTCTTGAGCGTCTCGTAGACTAGGAGACGTTCTTCTTCGAGTTCTTTGCAATCTACGGATACAATGACATCCGGATCGTCACAAATGTCAGCCACCGCATGTAGACCTTTCACGACATGGTGGTAGTCTATCGTGAAGGTGTAGGTGATATTGATCAGATCACCGTTATCTACCACCATTCTGTCTTTGTACTCTGGCATCAACGTAAAGATGGATGAGGTATGGCGGTCGTATGCCGCCTTTTCAAGCACCATCAGAATTTTAACAACCTCTGTCCGCTCGGGCTCGACACCCTTTCTGTAGATGCTGGTACTCATACTGGACTCCTATATCCGTTTTGTCGGATCTCACTATCAAAGAGACGCGACACTAAATCGAGAGCTTCGGGATCTTCTTTGTAGAACTCGCTGAAATCCAGGTCACCACGGTACGGGGAGCTATTCATTTGGGGTATGTCTGCCGGAACTAACCCTGCCCAAGTTAGCAACCAATCAAACTCATGCTGAATCTCTTCGTAGCGTATGATGTAGTTGGCATGGAGGACGTGTCCAAACAGTCTTCCTTCGGGGCAATACTTCGTGTGGGTGTACCACTCCTCAATGAAATCGTTGAGTGACAGGTTTCCACGATCCATCTTACGCCACCATGAAACCATCACGTCATAGGGATTACGAATCGTGGTGGCAACCATCCAACCAGCCGGTGGTCGTTCTTCAAGACCTGAGTGATGACTACCAACCATCCTTGCCCCAAACCGATCCATGAGCACCCCCGCTGTGGCATACGAAGCCGTGCGAGGGTGCGCCAGGTAGATCAGGTGGTGGTCTTCAAGGATATACATCAGACCTGTATTTCCTCAAGCATGTCGATCTTGTAGCGTTGTGGTCCAGCCGCGTCCACCGAAGGACGCCGCAGCCGTACTGGAAGCCGCCAGGTGACGCCATACTTTTTGTTGACACCATGCAACAACTGCGTGGGCTCGGTGAAGCCAGAGAAAGCATTGAAAGCATACGGGTCAGTGGCTACCCAGGCTCCGTTGATCATCAACTCGCCGTCCATCTCCATGGTTGTCCCTGGACGATGGAAATGCCCACAACAGTAATAGCGAATCGGCGGCCCAGCCATATGGCGATCCAGACCCATGATCCGTCGCTGGCGTCGTTCAAGACCGTACCACGGGATGCCAAGGTTGCTTCTGATATCGTCGCCGTGGAAGACACAGAAACCAACACCACCGATATCAAGGTTGATCGAGAACGAATTCGGAATAGTGAAGTCAACATTCCCCATGTCGCCACAATACTGCTGGGCAGTCTTGGCAATCAGGTAATCCCAGTTGTCGTGAGCACCATGGTAGTTCTTCTTGTTTGACCGGCGGCCGTGGTTACCAGGCACGTAGACCACATTCACTTGCTCGAAATACTGCGCAAGTTCTCGGAACATCAGAGCATGAAGCTGGCCAATGGCCAGTGTGTTCTTGAAGATGTTCTTGAAATAGGACCGCTCAACGTGACCATGAATCTCGCCGCTGGTATGATCACCATAGCACAAGATGGTGATGTCAGGGAAATGGAACTGTGGCTTCAGGGTTACCTGAGTCCATTTGATCACGGCATCAACATACCGCTCGGCACGAGCCACACTGATCGGGAAGTTGTATTCTTCCAGGTAGCCCACCATCTCAGGGCTCACGACTTGATCATGGTGACCATCGGAGATATGCATCACAAGATGCTCAGTAACGTCCCCGTGCTTCCGGTTACTGGGAAGCTTAATTGCAGAAGGCAGGGGTCTCATCGGGACGATCTTGTCCTCAAGTTCATCCGCGATGGCAAGGAATAATCCATGTTCCTTAGCAGCCGCCTTCAACGCCCGTTTGGCATCGTTGCGCTCAACTCGTAGATGCTCAACTTCGGATTGTAGTTCCAGGATTTTGTCGTCAGTCGGATCAAAGGACTCTGGTGGTGGACCTGTTCGCTTGCTGGTAGTTGTGGGGCCAATGTCTGCATGAGACCGACCACACTGAATGTCAGAAACATAGCTGCGGCTGATCTTGTACTTCTTTGCAGCCTTGGTCTGGATCATCCCTGCATTCAAGTCGGTCTTCAATGCAATGATCTGATCGTCCGTCAGCAGTTTTCGATTTGCCATGGGGAGCCTCATTATGAACTAAGTGATACTACTTATTCCTATTATACCAAGAACCCGACCGGGCTGTCAAGCCCGATCTTGCGCATCTTTCCGAGCATAATAGTCCGCGCTGACAATTTTCACGATCATCCGACCACATAGTACAGATGACCATTGTTCTTTCACGGGGGTTACTACACACCCCTCTCGGCCCTTGTATTTGCAAGTGATGTCCGCCGGGCTCGCTGCCATGGTCGGACCATCACAAAGGGACATGAGGCTTTCATCGAACACACCCTCATAAAGGAGGGGGACTGTCGGGACATTATGTTTTGTGGCATACGCCTTGACATCTGCCCAGTCCATGTACTTCATGTGCCCTGGCTGCCCGGCCATGATATCGAACAACCGATAACCCCCTCGTTCGGGGGTCCCATAGTCCATATCCTGTACCTTGCGGCCATAGATTTCGCCATAGGCTACAACCGAGCAGTTGGCCTCTCTGAGGGCGATGTCGGTGAGCATGTTCTGCATCTCTCCGGTCAAAGGAAGCCAATACAGGGACGCTCTGGAGCCAGAACGGGCATCTGAGAGGGCTTTCACATTGGTCTTGTGTGACCCACACATGAACTCGGGCCCGTCTTCCGTGTAGACCAAGCCCACCCGGCTGTTGGTGCCGTGCATCTTCTCGGTGGCTCGCACGATGGTTCCTGGCGGAATCGCACCGGGGTTGGCCCGTAGATGCTGTATATGTGTATAGACCGGGAACAACAGGTTCTCGGGTCGAGCATCCCCGGCAGTAAGCTCGGGTGGCGGCTCGTACTTGATCCCGGCGTAGACCTCAGTGACATCGGCCCCAAAGGTTAGGTCACCTTCGTAGGGAATCACGAAGCCAAAGGACGCCTCCCCACGGATACGGATCGCACCTACCCTACACTGAGATTTCTGAGAATCACCAGGGTAGATGGAATGCTTGAGATACGCACGCACACCCAGCGATTCAGCGGTATCTTCTGGGATTAGCATGTCAGGCGGGAAGAACACCACTTTGTCCTTCACCTTATGGAGGCCCTTTTTCACGACCAACTGAAAACCGAGTACCTGGATGATGTCCAGGCGATCTGCATTGGGGTGGTCTTCGACTTCATTGACGCGCTCAACAGTGATGAGTGTCTTGCTCATATAGTTTCTCCTGGCGAGATATACACGGGGTGAGGAAAATTAGGATCGGGATGATGCTCGATCAAGTAGTCCATGGCAGCCACAAAATGAGCCGGTTCGGATATGTTGTCATAAATCTTCTCGTCCATTGGCGCAACCTGTACACGCTGCCGCATTTCCTGGCGAAACTCTTCGTCATCAATCATCCGTGTGATCAGTTTCTGGTATCCATACCGACTCTCAGCAATGAGTTCCGGCATGTTCAGCATACGGTTCACGGCCGATGATGCTCTATTGTACCAATGATCACCCTGTAGAGTGATTACTGGTTTACCAACATGCAATTGATCGATAATTGTATTGTAACCTCCGAACGGGAAAGAATCAATACCAAAATCGCCCCATTCCAATCTGGCCATATAACCAGCATAACCACCATTATCGGGTAGAACACGGGCGCTCCCGCCCTCAAAAATGTCGTGAATCTCCGTCAGGAATGCATTCAACCCGTTGTAACGACAGATCCCGCTGCTTGGGAAGAAATGTACACGCGACTCGTGTTTGGCATCCATCATCCCGGCTCGCACAGCCGTAAGCATATCACGATTGTACTTAGACGGGCCCCAACATGCGTTGATCAGAACAATGTCAGTTTCCCGCTCCGGGTTGGTGAGTTCGTATGTTGGGCGAACTGACTGATTTCCCATCCCAGGGAGTAACACTAACCGCTCTGAATAATTAAGGTACGCCTCAGAGGACTCCACAGCGTCTCCACTGATGAAAAAATCAATCTCGGTTCCAACTGTACTGACTGGGTGGCCGGTGGTCAAAACCTGGATGGGTGCAAATCTTTGGTTGGCCAGAATGATGGACTGCGAGTTCATGCCAACATCCGGGTAGATGATAGCTGCGTACTGGTTATCCAACAACGGTTCCAGACCGAGGAAATCATTGCCCTCAGTATGGATGAAATGAACCTTCTCGAAGCCCTCGGTGTCCAATTTCAAATCACCAGCATCCTTGTTCAAATGAAACAAGTCCAGCTTGAACGGCCCCTTCAGAGCGTTGATGAGCGGGGCCACACTTCGATGGACCACAGTGTTGGGTGCCCACCGGTCAGAAATGATTGCAATCCGCTTTGGATCTGGGTTGTTTGTGATCTTCATAGGCGGCCACTTCTTACGAACACACTCGTTGATACGAGCCTTAATCAACGGGGCACCGTCATGATCAGCATACGTTGGCACAAAGTGGATGTCCGTGAACTGGGTGGTTTGTGGAAAATCACCAAAGGGTCCGGCCCTGAAATGATTTCGGAGATTCTTTTCGATTCGTGGGTTGATGATGCTACCCGTGCAGGTTGGATATAGTGACCACCACAGGGTTGCTAATGAGTCCTTCTCCAAAGTGTCATAGTCAACCTGTACGCTGGTCCGTGGGCACACCAGGGTGAGTATCTTGGCACGATGGCCTTTGGTTCGCATATCCAGTTGGGCCAACCACTTATCGGCGGTCTTGAATCTGGACATGGCTACGATGTTGGCGATGACTGGATTTAGGCGGACGAAGTATTCCTCATCCATGCCTGCAATACGAAACTTCTTCCCGGTGAATGTATCCAGGAAGACTTCCAGAAACTCGTCCACATACTTCTCGGTTTTTGGCTGCATTGGACCAAAGTTGACGGTGCAAAAGAGTCGCATAGCTTCGACTATCAACACCATGTAGTGCATATAGTTCTTCTCTTTGTAAGCCTGACGAATATCATCGAGAAGAAGATCAGGTAAAGCTCGTGTCAAATGTGGCATGGACTTGCTCCACGAATGTAAATGGGACTGATAGTATTCGGATTGGGTTGCTGTTCAATGAGATACTGCACAGCAGTCTTGAACGCCACCTGCTCCGTCGTGTCAGTATAGAACGCATCCCGCAGCACATCTTGTTTGATACGGGCTACCATTTTGGTACGAAAATCATCATCATCGATCATTCGCGTGATCAGATCGCGGTATGTGTCATAGTTAGTGGTAATCAACTCACCCATACCCATGACATCGATAATTGCTGAAGATGCTCGATTGTGCCACTGGCCACCCTGGAATGTGACAACTGGATTCTGAACATGCAACAGGTCAAAGATCGTGTTGAACCCACAGAACGGATAGGAGTCAATTCCGAAGTCGCCACGCTCTAGTCTGTGCATGTAAGCGGGTCGCCCGCCTGCTGTCTCCATGATCACCGCGCGGTCACCCATAATGCTCTTGGTACTGTTTTCAAAAGCACTGAACCCAAAGTAACGATTGATCCCGTCGTTCGGGAAGAAGTGGACCCGTGACTTCCGCTTTGCATTGTCCATTGCATCACGAACAGCTTCTAACATGGGGCGATTGAATTTGGCACCACTCCAGCACGCATTGATAACGATGGTCTCATCCCGCTTGGGGCGTTGCAACTCGTAAGCAGGTTGTGTGGCTTGAATCCCCAGGCCAGGCAGCAATACCAATCGCTCAGAGTAATTCACTTCTGCCATGTTTAGATTCTCACCAAGGTCACCGCTGATGAAGTAGTCGATCTTACCACCAAACGTACTGACTGGATGTCCCATCAGTGCCATTTGTATTGGCGCAAATCTCTGATTCGAGAGGATCACCGACAGATTCGACATACCAATGTCAACATACATGACCGCACCATACTGGTTATTTAGTAGCGGTCCAAGATTCTGCAACGGGTCCTTCTTGTCGGTTGACAACTCATACACGTTCTCAAAGATGGTCGTGTCTTGTTTATCAGGGTCATGGGGTTGCCCTTGAAACAGATCCATGCGATACTGGCCATGCAGGGCCTTAACCAGCGGCCCCATAGTACGATAGATCACATGGCGATTCTGCCAGCTATTGGTGATAACCGCTATCCGTTTTGGATCGGGGTTGTTGGTGACTTCAAGCTGTGGCCATCTCTTCTGAATGTGCTCGTTGACCCGCTGCTTCAGCTTTCGACTCCCCGGCAGGTCTTTGTAGGACGCAAGGAAAGCAGCATTAGTAACGCGAGTATCTTGAGGGAATGCAGGCGGTGGTCCCCATCGGAAACATCGAGTCAGATTCTCATTGATGTAATCTTCCGCTGTGTTGCTGACTCCGCGTGTATATGCTGACCACCACAGGGCTACAGCCTCTCGGTCGCCCTCATGCAAGATGTCAAAATTCACCCGGCGTCTGATACGAGATGACAGCAGTACCAGTACCTTCAGAAAGTTGTGCTCAAATGGCTCAGCAATCTGTCCGTCAGCATCCAAGAGTTGATCCAACCATCTGTCCGCTGTCTCGTGCTTTGAGGCAGCTAAGAGGTTGGCTATCATCGGATTGAAATCAATGAAGCGGGCGGCATCATAGGCTTCCAGTTGGAATTTTTCGCCTACGAAGGTGGACAACAACACTCCCATGAAATCAGAGATTCCGGCTTTAGCTGCGGCATCCGGGCGGGCTGATTCCAGCTTGTGATACAAACCCATGGAATCATTGAACAAGGCAGCATACTGAGGGTAGTTTCTGGTCTCGTATGCCAACTTGAGTCGAACGGCTACATGCTTGAAGATATCACCAAACTGGCCTAATGCTTGAATCGATGGGAACATATCACCCTCCATATGGTACAAGTTGACCGTTGTCAATGTACATGATTTGCTTGCAGTTGATGCCAATCGAACGAATTTGATCAGCGATATCGTGAATTCGCCAAGCTGACGTAACAATGATGGTTCGTGGCGGATCTTGCACCAACTCGTCGATAGGAAATTTGATTTCCTGCCCTGTGCCGGGGACAAACAGTTCCACCAAGGCCAAATTAGAATCCACCACCAACGGGTACCGTGTCTTGTCCACTTGATACAGATTGAAGAATGAAGCACTCTTGCCAATCGCGCCCCAGAAGGCTAGCGGTCGGTTGTACGTGTCATCCAACTCTTGGGTTCTAAGGAACTCCAATTGACCCTGTACCGTGGCGACCTGAAGGGCGATCTGATCAGCAAACCCCTCGGCCCGTTTCCGATGTGACATTGGGGATCGTAATTTCACCAACGCGGTCAGCATCGATCCACGGCAGTCTGGCTTGAGATAGACTACACGAAAATGCTTACGCAGTAGTACATCCAAGCTACTCAGCGTGAAATGTGAAACATGCTCGTACATCATGTCCTGTGAACGAAGCCGATCCAGAATGAGATCGCCATTAGGCACTTCGATGAACACAAACGGGGATACCTGAGTAATGTGGCAGGCACGCACCAGTTCATCGATAAACTCGGCTGGACGCGGGAAGTGCTCCAGGACATGTCGCATGATGATCAAACTGGGCTCATGCTTATCAATGTCGTATTCACAGTTGGCAAATGCGCGTTCAATGATGATATCCTGGCCTTCGTTGGCAAACTCAGCATCTGACACATCAACGCCAGGATCGACGCCACGGTATCGAAGACGGGCCCCGAGTGGATACTGAATCATTTCGCGCATAAACCCGCCGCTACCGCTCCCGATTTCAAGAACTGTACTGGTATCAGGTAATTGGGCACGTTCCAGAATCTCGTTGGCCGCCCGCTCAAAATGATCCTTCCAGGCAATGCCACTATTGTACATCTGCCAGTCCTGTTCATAGTCCACGTTCTTCTCTTCAAATTGAAGATTGAAAATGTGGCCACAATCCTCACACAGAACATGATGCATCCCGAATTTAGGGGCACACATAGCATCAGCAACCGTCTGTGGAATACGTAATGTGGTCAACGGCTGTGGGCCGGGATCATACAATGGGATTAGGTTCCTGGACTCACAAACTATGCATTGGCGTCTCATGCTTTCTTTCCTCCATGTCGGTACGGTCGTGTCTTGTTGTAAGCCAGCTTGACTTCCAGAGCCTTTTCAAGCGGTACATCAAAATCTTCACAGAGTGCTGCCGTCGCTATGAATATCTCGGCAAAATGTCCCGCCAGAATTCGGGTGTCTTCGACACCACTGACACGGTAGGCTTCCATGGCATGGCTAATCGGGGTGATGATGTCCAGCAGGCCATCTTGTAAATTGCCCCGTACCCACTCCTCGTCCTGTCCCTCACCCACGACAGCAAACGACCGGCCCATCAACAACTCGATGGGTACAAATCGAGCCACCGGCTCGTTGTCTATCTCACGATAAACCTTATCCCAGCTTAGGAGACTCTTCAATGCTTCTACCAGTGGGAGTTCGTATCGCCCCACAGTGTCGGCGGCTCGAATCAACAAGTCAGCAAATTCGACAGCCAAGCCTTCTGGCTTCTGAGTATCCGGGTTGATGGTTATCCACTGGGCTGGGTTGGGGATGCCATCATCACTGATTTCTTCCCAGACTTCGGTGATCTCAGTAATGAACAGCATCAGCATTTCACCAAAGTTGCGGTCCCAATCTTCCCACCAACCCTTTTCCACTGCGGTGCCATGGGATTCTTGAATCAGTTGTGTAATAGTCAGCATGTGTATCTCCTGTTAGCTACAGCCCATTGATGTTCCACAGTTGTAACACAGATAGCATGACCCACTGCGAACTGTCATGCTGCCACACTGATCACAAATCGGCGTGGCTTCTTGATCGGTCGTTTCAGAAGTGGTCGTGGCAACTTCTGAAATTTGGAATCGCAATTGCATCCACCGAAAGATGAAGTCCACAATTGATTTTGCCATCTTGATGTCCGCATCCTTCGTGAAGCCCATCGGCTCAAACTGCATGTAGGCAAACTTGTCCACAAACGTAGTCATCGGGACACCATGTTGGAAGCCCAGAGACACAGCGATACTGAATGCATCCATCATCCCACTAATAGTGCTTCCCTCTTTTGACATGGCAATGAAAAGCTCCCCAGGTGTGCCATCGGGATACAGACCCACGGTGACATAACCTTCATGTCCGCTGATCGAAATCTTTTTCGTGACGGACTTCCGTTCATCCGGGAGCGGTCGGCGAACTTGTTTAGGCGGGGATTGACTCGCACCCTTTTTGTCCAACGCCGTGTTCAGTGGTTGGTGGCTCTTAGAACCATCTCTGTAAAGAGTAACAGACTTGAGTCCGAGTCGCCATGCCTTGATAATGGCGTCCTCAAAGTCCTGCACTGTCGCCGATGCAGGCATGTTGATTGTCTTAGAAATCGCACCACTAAGGAATGGCTGTGCTGCCGCCAACATCTTCAAATGGGCGCTAGCGGCAATACTTCTGGAGCTACCCTGTGGAGCTAAGGCTGTGTCGAATACTGACAAATGATCCGGCTTCAACAGGGAACCTTCAAAGGTACCCTTCTCTTCGACCCAAGCCATGAGAGTATCGATATCGTCCTCTGCGTAGCCCAGGAAACGAAGGGCCTTCGGGACACTCTTGTTGACCATCTTTAGGGTGCCACCACCAGCCAGCCTCTTGTATTTCATCAGAGCCAAATCAGGTTCGATACCAAACGTGGAACAATCCATCATGAATGAAATGGTGCCCGTTGGAGCGAGCACGGTGGTTTGAGCATTACGGTACCCATGTAGATCACCGTGTGTCCGCGCGTGTTTCCAAACGATATGGGCCGCTTCAGCGAGATATGCTGGCATTGGCATTCGCCCTAAAGCTGCATAATGCTCACTCATTACCTCAAGCATCGGAGTACGGTTCAACTCAAAGTCCTCGAATGGACTCAGGTGTTCGGCAATCTCGGCACTGGCTGCATAAGCAGTCCCAGTTATGATAGCAGTGATGCCAGCACATATGCTTCTACCAAGCTCTGAATCATACGCAACCCCGTTGGACATGACAAAGCTACCCAAATTTGAGTACCCAAGTCCCAAAGCCCGGTGTCGATGACTGGTCTGTGCGATCTTAGCAGACGGATAGCTAGCTCTATCCACCATGATATCCTGTGTTATCAAAGCGATACGAGCCGCAGCCTGAAACAACGAAACATTCAGTGAGCCATCTTGCTGTCGAAACTTCATCAGATTCAAACTGGCAAGGTTACATGCCGAATTGTCTAGGTAATTGTACTCACCACATGGGTTGCTGGCATTGATTCTACCAGACACCGGGCAAGTATGCCACTTATTCAAAGCTGTATCGAACTGCACTCCGGGGTCGCCACACTCCCATGCTGCTTCGGCAATGGCACGTAGTATCGCCCGCGCTTTATGGTGAGGCCCACTCACGGCCGAATCGGTGACCCACCGAGTATACCAATCTCCATCTTTGTTCACTTGAATCATGAACTCATCCGAGAGTCGAACAGATAGGTTAGCATTCTGGTACAGCACCGACATGTAGGCATCCTGCGGTGAATACCCCTTGCCCACCAGTGTAGCTGCCTTGGCTTCTTCGCGGGCCTTGCACTGAATGAACTGCATCAGGTCCGGATGCGAATCCTTGATGCTAAACAATAGGGCTGCCCGCCGGGTCTTGCCACCACTTTTGACTACCTCTGCAACCATGTTGTAGATACGAGCAAAGCTCAGAGGACCAGAAGCACGACCGCCACCGGACAGCTTCTCGCATGAACCACGCAGTGTTGAAAGATCAGCACCTACGCCGGAGCCAAACTTGAACAGCATGGCTTCATCCGTTGCAAACCGCATGATGTCTTCCATGTTGTCAGCCACGCTCTGGATGAAACATGCAGAGACCTGGGGTTCTTCATGGGGGTTCTGAACAGGGAGAATCTCGCCATCGTTCCAAGTGAAACCACAAGGGGTGCCGGTGACACCATATTCCTGCCATATACCAACATTGAACCAGACTGGTGAATTGAAGGCCATGTGTTGGTGGAGACAAAGCCAGGTAAGTTCACGGTAAAATACTTCACCGTTCTCTTTGTCGAAGTACCCATCTTCAATACCCCAGTCGGTAACAGTCTTGGTAACCCGATGAATCAGTTGTCGGATGCTGGTTTCCCGCTCATCCGTGTCCTGCTCACCATAGAAGTATTTACTGGCCACAATGTTGAGGGCAGTTTGTGACCAAGACACCGGTACGTCTATGTCAGTTTGGCTGAAGATGACTTCATCACCTTCACCAATAATACTCGCATTTCGTTTGTCCCAGTCCACGCTTTCAAACGGGTCCATCTCGTCACAAAAGAGTGGTGTTATTTCCATACTCATGCTTCATCCGTCTCCAAAAGGTCAGCGAATAGTGAGGGTGCTCGTTCGACAAACACGTCCAGGATGCTCCGAAAGATGCCGCGAATCTGCCACTGGGCTCGTGGGTTCAAGGCACGTTCCTTGAAAACATGTCGCCACATACTGATATTGAAGGTTGAAACAACTTCAGTCTTGGTACAATTGCCCAATACTTCACGGGCATCTTCTGGTTTGATCCCGCGTTCACGATACTGCATGTACAAATCATAGTCCTGCCAAGCCTTGTACATGAACCACTTCTGTTCTATCGTAGTAGGATCAGGGTAACAGAACAATGATCCATTGACACCATTGCGCTCCACTGTGTATTCCCCTGCGGGAACACCAATACTAGGTGGGCAAATGATCTGAAAGCCCTTCTTGCCATAGTCACAGTACCGCTGTGATTCTTGGCTATATGCCGCAATCCGATGCCGAACCAACTGGTGGCTGCATGAGCGGCTACAGATGATATTTGCTGTCAAGATTGCGTGCTCAACCACACTCTGGTGTGGCGGCTTGCGACTGAGCAAACCCCGACAGAATTTGGTGGCCGAGTCAGCGGTGATCTTGTCTTCCGACTTGTAGCACTTGCGACCGGCCCATTCACAGGCTCGTTCCAACTGTGCAAAGTTGTTATACGGACTCAACTCAAATCCGGGTTCCACCACGGTAATCGTATGTGCATCTGGCAAAGTAGTGCTCCTTAACGAGGGATAATGATTTCAGGCAAACTCCAGATGATGTAGTCTGGGGGAACGTCCTGTGCAACAATCAGATTGATGAAGTCATAAGCGAAATTGCAGATTGCCTCCATCCCACGATAGTTCAGTGTGTCAGGTTTGTCGGTGGTCTTGTGGTAAGTACCAAAGTCCGTACCAGTATGCAGAAAGGCCACCGGCACCCCGCCGTTATCAAATGAAACTTGATCGCTACCCGAGTTGCGTTTGAATGTGATCGACTTGGCAAACGGGTATTTCGGGAACAATGTCTCAAGAAGAGAATCGACATCAACATCGGTGGCATACTTCTTCTTTAGGTGGCCGATCATATCGATGTTCAACATGACGATATGCTGATCAATATCTGGGTCACCGACTGGAAGTGTTGGGTTCTTCACGTAATACTTTGATCCAACCAAATAGGGGTTGATCTCCTCACCTGTGTACCACTGAAATGCAATGGTAAAGGCGGGTTGCGTACCGGCTGCGAATCGCTTTGCCAACCCAAGCACTGCTGCGGAGCCCGAGGCATTGTCATCCGCACCTGGATACACGCGACGATTCCTCACGCCAATATGATCCAGATGAGCACCGATCACCACAACCTGTGTGGGGTCGCTGCCTTCGATCCAAGCAATGACGTTCTGGCACTTACCCCTCGGGGTGGGCACCGTCTGGCGTTGAACCTGAAGTCCAGCTTCCTGGCACCGAGCCACGATCCAATCTTGAGCTTTCTGGATGTCTTTCGTGGCCGTCGCCCGACCACGTAATTCTTGTGAAGCGAGATATTCGACCGTAGAACGGAGTTCCTCCGCTGTCTGGGCATGGGTCAACGAACAGATGCCCATCACAACTATAATCAATAGGGATCGCAGCCATTTCATTTAGTCTCCCCCGTGCCCTCAAGTGTCTTCTGCAAGCGATGGAAGTCCCGGCGAGCCACCACATCTGTGTTTGCCTGAATCTTCTGTAAAGCTGTCATCAGCAAAGGTGACTCTTCAAATTTGAGTCGTGCTGCCAACGCATCAGCAACGGCCGCTGACTCATCCCGCTGGAGGATAAGCTGCCCACCATGATAGTGGGCGGCCTGGATGATCCCAGCGATGTACTTGGCAACGTTCTCCGCAATGGGCTCACCAGGTTCGACACTAGGGAGAATTTCTCCACTGTGCAAATCCATGGCCTCATAGAGGACTTCATCACCCTCAAGTCGTCGCATCAACAAGATGTGGCGCTTGTCTTCAGTTTTGCAAACTCGTCCTGTGGTAGCAATCATCGTGGTCTCCTTTATGGCCGGTAGGCTTTGAGGTACATGGGGTTCCTTAGCTCTGTGGAATGTTCGGGCGCACTGCGTCGTGGTCTCGCGTAGGCTTGATGGCGTGCTTATGGGACACTGCTTTTAGCAGCATTTCGGTTGTAAAGATCCCTATGGTCTTCGCAAGTAGGGCAGGCAGCGTAGTTGATTGCCAGCCTGCGCCGGTTTCCAAATCAACCCCAGCCCATACAGGTGATGGTGTCGGTGTATAAGATGTAATGAAACCGACATTGCCATTATCGTTCTGGGCGACCTTCCCTACAAACCAACGGCCGAGTTGCACCTCGTTTGATTTCCCCACAATGTATTCGCGGTAGGTATCGGCCAACACCGAAGTAAGCTGACCTTCTGTACCGGCCAGTGGAGCACCCGTATTGACATTGAATCCTGAAACATCCGGGGTACTGTGCCCGGTGACCAGAACATCTTGGCCAGCAACCCGAACAACAGCACCAACTCCTAGTGTAGGCATGATTTATTCCTCGTTGTTTTCGTCATCAGACGGGTCACCGATCCAAGCTGCCACTATGGCCATGGCGAAAAGGAACACATCTACAATAGCAATACGTTGCACCATGGGTATCCAACCATTAGCAATGAATCCCATGCCCACAGCCAGGAGGCCGCAGACCAAAAGAAACACCAGAAATCCGAACAGTTCTTTCATGCAAACATCTCCCCTAGTATGTCAAATGAGAACGGACCCATACGCCCGAGACGTTTCATGGCGTTATCAACCCCGGCATCTTTGGATCGTCGTCCTGGATACATCTTGTCTAGTGTCTCTTCTTGAAGACTATGGCAGTGACCATACAGGTGCCATGCGCCCTTGAGGTGGCCCGGCCACACCGCCAATGGGTAGTGGCAAAGGGTAATTCTTTGTCCCCGTACCTTGATTTCGTTGAACTGATGGCATGTGCTAAAGTGTTTCCCGGCCGAGTTTGGATCATGGTTACCTTGGATCAAATGGACTTCCCGGCAATTGATCTGTTCTCGGTAGTGTCCTACGTTGGTGGCACCCCAGCAAAAGTCTCCCAGTATGTACAACACATCTTTGGCATCCACACAATCGTTAATCTGGTCGATCAAATGAAGGTCCATGGTCTCAGCACAGGTAAATGGCCGATGGCAATGTCTGATGATAAAGCCATGTCCCAAATGCAAGTCGGCGGTAAACCAGTGCTGCTTCATGTAATCGGCATCTGCTCAAACACATCTTCTGGACTCGCCAGTTGTTCGTCTCCAAGGATTAGTTGCTCGCATACTTTTCCATAGAGTTCGTAGACAATCTCTGTAGTCAGGATACCATTTGGTAGTGGTATCGAACGGGTAACGGAGCCTACCGTGATTCGCAAAGCCCAGCCGCCAGTAGTCTCCCAAAAGATGGCACAACGTCCATCGTGATCTTCGATGAAACTCGTAACGTCTCGCGGTAGTGCGCTTATTCTGTTCATACCAATCCAAACCAAGGTGCAAACCAATCGAAAGCATGTCCGCCTAACCAGGCCAGCCAACAGCCAAAGAAAACTGACCCAATCACGATTAAGGGAATGACCACGATCCCAGCCAACATGGCTAAGATAACATCGGAAGTCTTCGGTCTCTTGTTCATGCGGTTGCCTCTTCCTCTTCCTCTTCCTCGTTCCAAATCAGGGTGCCATCTTCACCAAGAGTCATAAGCTCCAGGCGACGGTTGGCAGCCAGCACGTCTCTGATATGTTCGTCATACGGGAGATGGAACAAGTCCACAATTGTTGCGCCAAGATTCGCATCCATACCCTTACGGTGGATACGATCTTCAGCTTGACGCCGTGATGATGGATCAAAATCGTTTGACCAGAATACAGCCATACGGGCTTCTGTCAAGGTCAAGGCCATACCACCGGACTTCGGGTGAGCCACGAACGCAACTCGTCTTATGCCTTTGACATTGGCCCAATAATCCAACGGTTTGACATCACGAATTACAACCCGCTTCTTGGTTTCAGGGTCATACCTGTATATGAGCCACCCTCGACCATCAACACGAACCACGTCCCACTGTTTCTTCAAACAGAGATTTGTGACACGATCCACCGAACCGGTGAATCCTGCAAAGATGACGATACGGCCTTGTTCGTCATTTTCATCCAGTAGCATTGAGAGCTTGTCTTCTTTGGGGCACGGGAGTTCGTAAGTCTTCCGCGTGAACTTGGGGACTTCCTTGGAACCCTTGCATGTGGGGCATGTGATCTTATGCTTGAGCAACGTGGCCACATACTCTGGGTCAAGAAGTTCCACAGCTTGGAAGTGATGGTTATCATCATTGGGATCATACCACTCGTCGATCTCACCTGTGGCCTTGCAAGCCTTGCATGGCTGCTTACCGTCCTTAACCTCACGGTATTGGAATCCATCGCTAAGCTCACGCAACCAAGTCAGGCCGGAAATGACATTGGGTGCCGACTTGACGATAATCTTTGCCACATTGGCAACCGCTTTTGTCATCTCGCATCGTTCGACACGATACCGCTTCTCTGGCAACTGGATGCAATCCTCTTTGTGCAGAACCACAACTAGACCTTTGAGGCGTTCTGCCAAGAAGGCAACTTCGTTCTTGCTCTTGGAATAGGCATGGTATTCGTCGCCGTCAGCAATCGCCAACAGTTTGTCGTGTGGCCCGTCGTCATAAAACTCGCCGCATGTCGCACACCGATTCTCATCGTCTCGCCAGGCCACCAAGTCCAGATAGTGTCCGCCGTCATGGTTACTGCATTTTTCCAAGAACGCCAGACGTGCTTTGAAGGCATTATGGTTGCCCTCTTTGATGAAGCCTGGATAACAAATCTCAGCCTGTGACCACCAGTCCAGGGGTGATTTCGGAGATGGCGTACCTGACATGAGAATGATGTAGCTATCTGTGCCCCAATCGGCCATCATACCCTCTGTCAAGTCACGGGCATACCGTGAGCGTTGGCTGGTCGGTCCCTTGAGGAGGGAAGACTCATCGTAGATAATACCCTGGGGCGCATTGTCGCCAGTAGTCCAGTTGGTCATGGTTTTGACGAGCTTCTCGTAGGTCATCATCTCTACGTTGACACCGGCTGCAAGCTCCCACTTTGTGAATTCGCGGTCAACCGCTTTGAGACCAGATTTGGGCCCAACCCACCACCAATTCTGCACACCAGATTGTTCCATGATCTCCATAGCTGACAGTGTTTTACCAAGACCCATTTCGGCAGCAAGGATCTGGTAATGATAAGTGAGCCCACAGTTTGCCATGAGAATCTGATGGTCCATCAATGGACGCTGATAGCTCCATTCCTTCAGTGGTTGATCAAACCATTCATACGGATTCTGGCCCTTCATCAATTCCAACTGGAAGCGATTTCGGCGACAGTCGGCGACTGACCAAACCTTCCTAGAAGGCGTCTCGAAGCCATGCCACTTTGAACCTTTCATGGCCTTGATGTCATCCTTGGCATCAAAGGGTGATTTCAAGAACTCAATGCGATTATCTCGGAATGCAAGGGATGCAGGGCGATAAACCTTATTGCCCTTCCTGGTTTTCACAATGATCTGAGTGTGTTCAAGTTCCATTAGTATTCCCATACCCCATGTTCAAGGAGTTTTTCGTTATGGTCAAAGTGCCAGCACATGTAGCCCTTATCGTCCCCACCGCGCGGTGTCTGCCCGATCAGCACATCTGTGTTGCCACGAGCCGTATCCGTCAAGTAGACTCGTGAAGTCAATAGCATGTCTTCGCCAGACTCGACGCTTATTCTCGTGAAGCCCATGTTGTGTAGAGCATCTAGGAAGAGTTGTAAGTCAGTCACGCATCTGGCCCCTCAAGTAAGAAAGTATGATCTGGTAGTTCGCGTCGAGTGAGTTGTCCAAAAAACGCTTTCAGTCCAATCTTTGTGAACGCCATGTAGACCTTATCGAAGCATTCCCGAACTGCCTGTGATGTATTGGTTTGGCATCCAAGCCGGACTGCTGTGCGCCATGTTCGTAGCGACCCGGTGACCAAAGCTGCCTGCATCCCGCGCATCATGGTTTCCACTACAACAAATGGCATTCCATGTGTTGCCTCCAAGATTTCCTGCATATCACGCTCATCGGCCATCAACAGGAATCCGTAATGCAACATCTCAAGATAAGGCATTGATTCTGCAACAGTCGCCTCGGCTTCTTTGTGCTTGAAGGCCGCAATACAGGCCAGGTGGTGTGCATCCGGAGCCAATGATGGTTGTTTCTGGTCGGCCGCCCGTGCAATGGCGTACCCCAGCATCTTCTTAGTATAACCTAAGAAGACTCGGTTGTCTACCTGCGGAGTTTGAATCATCACAGCTTCACAGTTCATTGATCGCCCCTCCAGTCACAACCATGTCCAATTGACTGACCCGGTACAAGACAGCCGTTGTCTTCCAAGAACTTAGCAGCCCCGCCACAAACCACAGCCGTATTACCATCCTTCATTTCGTATTCCATCAAGGAAGATGCCTTTGTCAAGCCATGGCAACAGGCACAACAGCTACTCATGTGATACCCGTACTCACCAAGTTGATGACAGTACAGACGTGTTCCGGGTGTTTTGTATGGTGCTTCAATACCATGACCACAGCAGGCACTCACAATACCGGGGATACGACCTAAGCAGGCGTCGTGTCCGTCCTCGGTTGGCATCCTGCCACAACGCACACATGGGCGTACCTCAGTGACTAATGCACCGTCATCAACATATCGCCAGGCACCACCCTGGTACGTCAATTGTTGCCCGCGTTGATAGGAGATTGCTGGCATCAACCATCTCCTATGAGCGGGGCTTGTACGTCAGCAAAGATGTCGCTATCTTGACTCTGAATGGCCAATGGGATCAGCCAAAGCAGATTGGGTATCACGTTGCTGGGGAGATGGTCAATCCAATGCCTCTCAACCCGCTCGTCTGTTGTTGTCTGGACCGCATGGACATCACCTATAGCCATGAAGAAATGCACCATGAACTCGTCATTGTGATAGACGCAAAACAGATGCCATTTCCATTTCTCAACCAGGTGCCCGGTCTCTTCCAGGAACTCGCGCTCCATGGCATCCTCTGGATACTCGTCATCGGGTTCAATGTGACCACCGATCCCGTTGTAGAAACCCTTCTGCCAATTCGGACGCTGTTTCTCGATCAGAACAACTCGTTCAAGTTGTGTATCAAAGAAGAATCCAGCTACGTACTCTTTCATCTCAAACTCCGGGAAACAAAATGGTTCGGACCAACCGAAGGGCATCTTCAAGATCGTCTGTCCAGAATGGGACCAACTCTCGAATCCATTTCTGGTCATGGATGTTGCCTTCTTTGGCAATCACAATCGTTGGAACATGCGCGGCCCAAGCCCATGAGATTTCTGACACGGTGCCGACACTGACTTCAGGGGCACATGGTTCAAAGTTCACGAGGAGTAGGTCTGCTTTGACACAGTCCAAGTAATCTCGTGTGATGATCCCACGAATCGTGAAGATGGGGTCCGTCGCGTTGACTTCATTGGCACCCCAACCCAGCTTCTTACACTTGCGTTGGGCTTGTTTGGCACGCATCGGAGAATAGCAACGAACTGCCGGTAAGGCATTCGTTGCTTCAATGCGCCACACAGTCGCATCTTCATACGACAACCCCGTGATGGGGCCTGCTAAGTAGATTCTGGGAGAGTACATAGGGAGGAACTCCGTTGTCAAGGGGCGGTTCGCAATACTCCTTCGATATCAGAGAGGCCCAACCGGGCACATCCAAGTTCCAAATACGTAACAGCCTGCTCGAAAGTCTTGATACCACCAGATGCTTTAACAAGAATCTTGTCGCCTACTGCATCTATGATGGTCTTCACGTCTTCAACGGAAGCCGTCCCAGTGAAGCCTGTTGAAGTCTTAACGTACTGTGCCCCTGACCTGATCACCAGATCACAGGCAATTCTGATCTCAGTTGGATTCCACACTGAAGATTCGATGATGACCTTTAATGGGACATTCTTGGCTTGTGTGAGCTTGCAGACGGCCTCCATGTCAAAACGAACAGGAGCCATGAACCCAGAAGCAAACTTGCCAAGATTCATAACCATATCAACCTCGGTGGCTCCCTCATTCAGTACAAATATCGTTTGGGATGCTTTCATCTCAGCACGGCTTGAACCATGTGGGAAATCTACAACCGCACAAACCCCGATACCAGAACCAGAGAGGCGGTGTGCTGCCGTGCTCACCCAGGTAGGGTTGACACAGAAGCTGGCTACCTGGTATTCTATTGCCAGTTCGGCCCCGGCTAAAATCATGTCATAGCTTGCAGCCGGATTGAGAACAGCCAGATCAACTTTTGAGGCAACTTCACTCGGGGTCACTGTCTTTCAACTCCATACCTAACCAGTGTTTATCGAAATTGGTGAGTGCTTCGGCCGGTGAGGACCCCATGGCTTTCACACCCGGTGAGGTCACGTCTTCCGGAAGCATCTTTTGAACCTCTTCACTGACGCCACCATACCAAGCGACCCAGCAAAGGCCGTCATGGTAAAGCACCGGAGTATAGAGGCTGGACGGTCGCACCTGGTTCTGCGCACGGGTGATTTCGTATATGCGCACCTGGTGTTTAGCCTGAGCGGCTTGCAAATTCAACTGGGCCGTTGCTATGGCCGCATTGTCGATCTGCTGTTGAACGGGAAGTGTAGGTTCCATAGTCCTATTGTATCACCGCTGGGAGACAGTGTCAAGGGGGGTAAAAAAGAAAGCACACCCCGTATCTCGTTTTGGGGGTGTGCTTATAGCCCGTGTAGAGGGGCTGAAGTAATTCATTCGCGGGCAAAGTCAGCCATGATCTTCGGGGCACTGGCATCGAAGCCAACGACATCGAGCATCCCTGCATCGTTGGGGTCCGCGATGGAGATCTCGTTGGCGGTGAAGGCCACCACAATCAACTTGGCGTTGATACCCATCTTCCGGCGGTAGTCCTGTAGTGCTACAGCAGGGTGTACGCTGTTACAGTTGGTCTCGCTGTCCGTGTAGATCACGAACACATCAGTCGGAATCTTTTCCTGGGTCGCGTACCTCATCGGAAGTGAACAGTCTGTGCGACCAAATGGGAGGCCGGTGATCATGCGATTCACTTCAGAAAGCGATGTTCGCTTGGTAACGGGCAACGAGTGGAAGGTATTGCAGAACCCATAGGTCTGCACTTGGTCCTCAGATCGAACCAAAGTAGCAGCCATACACCCGGCAGCATCCCGTGGCGTCAAGTGCGTGTTGTTGATCGTGCCATAGGTCATGGACCCAGACACATCCACACCCAGCAGATAACGCTGACCAGTGGGCTCGACGTACCCAAAGGATGCATCGTAGGCGTCTTCCAGGGAATCCAACACCTGGGTTACAGGGCTCCAACGGAGACTGCCACGAACACCACAACCTTGTTGATAGGTGGAGAGTGCCAGCAGCACGCTGAATGGATGTACCCGAGCACGTTGAAGCTGCTCTCGGTCCCGAAGCTGGGCACATACCTGCTTCACTGCTGAGGTGTTGGGCTTCAGAACGTCGATGCTGGTCATCTTACCCAAATTCCGGATCAAAGCCGTCATAGGCATCCGCAACTCAAGCATGGCTTCCCAGACTCTTGGGTCATTGAGGAACTGAGTCGGGATGTTCTCACGGACCAAGCCGTAGCTCCGAACCAAGGCGGCAACCTCTTTCGAGGTGGTAGCCAACTTGACCTTTTCGACGCCTTCCAGTGTGTGGTTGGTCACCATCGGGTAATCCCCACCCGGCTTCCGCACGGCGTACCCAAGGATCTGGTTGATCTCGGCGTTGTTGGTGTGTGCATGGCAACACCGAAGCACGTCACGATGAGACCAGCCACCGCGTTGCTTGTACTTCGTAATCTGAGCGGCCAGCCGATCAGGTCGGTGATTCAGATACCAGTTCGAGACGGCACGCTTCAAGGCACGGCCCCAGCCACGGAATTGAGTCACTGCATCCACGAATTGGAACAGGTGTGTTCCGATTCGACATACTTCGCTAAGGCGCGGCAGTGCAATGCTACTGTAGCGGGCATCGGCACACAACATAGCCAAACAGAAAATGGCAGGGTCATTCTTTGCAGCCCGGCCTTCGTCACTGATCTGCACAATGCGGTCCACGGTTCGCTGTGCATCCTCAGCAGCACAGATGCGAAGAGACTCAGCAGCTTCGATAGTGAGCTTCTGCTCACCGGCATAATAGGTTCCGCCTTCACACCCAAGAATCAGAAACCGATCCAAGCGTGTCCAGCAATCAACTTCCCAACCAAAGCCACCGCCGCTGTTGGCGACTTGGTTACTACCGACCAAGGGGCGCGTCTGAGGAGTGTTACTTGGCGAAAGTGTGCGTGCGTACCTATTCATCGTCTTCTCCTTGAGGAATTCGGTCCTGCTCGATCCAAAGTTCGTAAAGACAGCACAGGACATTGTCAGAAAAGTGGCCGTGTTCGCTATCGACATTCGCATCCGACAGTTGTTTGTAAATGTCTGCCAGAACATCATCGCTCGTAGGCGACCCATCAACGTTTGGAGACAAATCAACGATAGCTCGTATGATAATCGGAAGCTGAGCTTCCAATCTGGCTTTGGCAGCCAGAAGCTCTTCCATCAATGCATCGGCGACATCCATCACTTCAGTTCGTTTGATGGCTACTTGGCGACAGGGTCTTCAGTTGGCATAGGAGACTTCCTCTGTTTGAAATAAGATAGGGGCATCCGGTGGATTGATTCCATCGGGCGGGTCTACCGGAAGAATGGTTGCCCGCAGACTCTTGATCTCGGCCAGAAGTTCCAATTCACGAACATGCCATGCAGAGACCATCCTGTCGCGGCAAATCTCGTTGTTGTCCAGTATTGTTTGAAGCTCGTCAATCTCGTCGATTTGGCTTTGGACCACCTCGGCCTGCATGTCAACGACATCTTCCAGGCGGTAGATTTCCTCTTGCCTGATATCAAGCAACTGATCACAGACACCAACTCGCCACTCGATGGACCAGATAGTTCCACTCGTGGCGAATACCGCGATGCAAAGAATCCAAATCGCTACATTCTTCATCGGTCTCTCCAGTGTTCATAACAGTAGGTTACTGCGCTTTTCGCTGACGCCGGTGATATCTCCGCTACTCAGCACGCCCTTCAGTTAATCTTCCCACTCTGCCGACCCGTATACCGAAACTCCGAGCCGAACACCCTCACCCACTGTTGTCTTCAAAGGCTTGTATCAGGCCAGGTGTCGTGATCGGTGGCAATGCCAACTCCCCTTCGACGATGTCACCTGGAAGTCTATCTAAGGTAGCTAGGAACGAGTCCTTCTCACCACGGAGCCGATCCAGCAAGTCGGGTTTCACGATCTCTGCCCCTTCACCAAGCATGGTCACATACAGAGCCATCAGATGCTCGTCACCCACCAACGTGGGACACGCATTGCGATGATTGTGCATGTGAACAAAATTCAGTTGGTTCTGGATGGTAATAGGTTCCCGGCCCATCTTGTGGATGACAATCGTATCGTCATGAATCAATGGGGCCACGACCCTATAGTAAGTGTCACGATCAAACTCACATTCCTCGAATCGCACCAATCTGGCGTTCATAAGCTCAGAATTGAACTTACCTAGTTTGCGGCAAACTATCTGGTTGCCAAACACCACTGCATCGTGGCCAAGCAGAACTTCCAAAGCATCCCCGAGAATTGACTTACCGCTCGACTGCGGCCCCCACAGAAACAAATAGGGCACCCTCAGCCCTTGTATGACATACTTCACCCAACGTTGCATGTACTCCATACCAGTGACACGGTTCCGAATAGCCCAGTCATTGGCAGCAAGAGCGGTGTTCAATTCACCTCCAGCAATGTGACCCAGGATGGTATCCCAGGATGGGTGTCCACTGTCTTCTGGCATACTTGTCTCCGGGTTCAAAATGTAGCACGGCTACGAGCAAAGAGGTAGGAGTGGGGGTTTCATGCTTCCAATTACACCACCGAAGACGCTAGGCGACTCCGACCGGGACTCGAACCCGGACCAAATCATTTCAAGTGATAATCCACTCCAAATCGGCTCGTAAGCCATGTATTGGGACCATGAGCCGAGCCAGTCTTTCGACATACTCCCGACTCACAGCCTTGTGTTTTGACTCCGAACAAATGTCAAACATGGGAACTATGCTACTGGCGCTCTACCTACTGAGCTACCCCACGCTGGGCGTGAGAGGAGGAATCGAACCACCGACATCCAGTTCCTTTGATAACCCATATCCTACGGCTCAAAGTCAAGGAGCACCGAGGGACTCGAACCCTCAACGGTTGACCATCAGTGCTCATGTGCGGGCAAGTTTGCGGTGAACGGGTTTTCATGTGCTCGATAACCGTAAACCAGCGGCCCGCTTGTAACATGCGAGCAAGTTGTTTGCCGAGGTCATGATCTCCTAAAGATAACCCTCAGCTAGCGGCTCGCGTGTACCTCTGTAAACTTGTGCGAACAAGTTGGTTGGCCAAGGGGGAAATCTTAATTGGATAACCCTTGGCTAATCGGCTCGCACGACTCTTCGGTGATCACTTCACGACGCTCTCCTTCAGGTAAGTGTAACGTTTGATGAAGCTCTTCACTTAACTATTCAATTCTACCATACTTTGTTTCGGAAGTCAAGGACCAATTTCAAGATTTCTTTTTGGGGAACTTAGACCCCTCAGTTCTGGGCCTCAATGGGTCGGATCGAACCTCATAGGCCCAACCCTCGGCCTCGTTACCCTCAAGCTCCATCTGAGGGTCTGCATCCCTCATCAAGGCTTCTGCCTCATCCATGGTGTCACAGTCGTTGTGCTCAAAGAGGTCGATGATTACCAAAGCAACCGTCTGGCGTTCCCCTTCAGGAATGTGCGGTTTGATCGCATCCCACAGGTCCTCGGCCAACATTGATCCACTTCCCCATCCCATACATAGCTTACTCCTTATGTCCTATGTCCTATGGTGCCGCACCGGTGTGCTGGAAGCACCCAGTGATTTATCTCTTTGCCATCCTGCGAATATATGATGTGAAACTCGGCAGGTTCCAACGGGCCCACACGGGCGTCCCCACCCTCAACAGTTGGGCCAAAGAACGTTATGACCTTCTCAAATAGCCACCAGAACACGGCTCGCTCCTTACCAGTGTCGGATCATGTCACCCGCGCCAATCGACAGACTCACAACCAGTGCTGCGGAAAGGATCAGAATCACCCAACACCAGATACTCTCTTCCCGGTCACTCATTTCTTGTACCCGTCATCAATCGGATCAAGTTCCTTGCCAATCGGTACTTTCGGGTTCGGCTCAGGATACCAGAAGTGGTGGCCGTCCATCTGGAGAATACGTCTCATGCCCCACCAATAGATGCGCCCCCATGGTGTCTCGTGGTAATCATTCGTCTTGGCTTGGTAACCAAGTGTCTGGTTTTGGTACATAAGGATGCCCCATGTACCTTCAGATCGGGACTTCGGAGCCGTGATCACCAGCGTGAAGCTCCACCCGTCCTCAACGTAAACATCGCTGAGGTTTGTGTTAATCGGGTCGGCGGCAACCGCCTGGGTTGCCAGTACCATGACCAAAAGGATACTTGCGATCAGTTTCATGCTTCACATCCTCTCATTCAGGGTTGGTAGTAAGTAGGGCGTGGGGGAATTGAACCCCCGTTGCCGGGATGAAAGCCCGGTGTCCTAGTCCACTAGACGAACGCCCCTCGGGTCACTCCGGTGTTGTTTTTGCTCCGACAAGTTCCAGATACATCTTGATGTCTTCTTTTGTCTTAAAGCGATAACGGCCATCACTGGCGGCGGCACCCGCAATAATCCGTGCGATACCTTCACAGTGCTTCATGTAGGCGGCTTGCGCAAACTTCAACTTGTCACACTGATAGGTGTCGTCTTTTGGGGTTTGCAATTTCATTAGCCCAGTCTCTCTTCAATTATGCGACGATCCCGTTCTTCGGCGTGTCTTCTCCAATCCTCGGTGGTTATCAATGTTGACAAATGTTGGTTCAGATCAACCGCAATCTGTGCCACATCGATTACCGACAATGGTTCGTCCGAATAGAAATCAAACTCTCTACGAACCGCAGCGGCGCATTTTTGAATGATTTCATCTCGGGTCAGTGTGTTTCGCATTAAGCATCCCTCGTCGGTCATGTTCAAATACAAGGATCACTGAAGTTCTGCCTTTTCAGTCTGTCTTCAATCCTCCTGGAGTCCTGGCCGAATGCCGAGAATACCACGAGTTCCCCTGTATCGTCATTCTTTGCCCAACAGTACGGGGTATGCATGGGCTCACGTTTCTGTGATTCCTCGGCGTAAAGTTCCCGCGCCAGAGCAAACAACTGGTCAAGCTTCTGATTTGTCATTCTTCCGCCAGTTCCTGGAGTCGCTCGACTACCATAGCGATATGCGTCTGGTAGTTGACTCGCTCGTCATCACCCCTGGCAAGCCAGGCATAGATCGTATCACACTGGGGCTCCAACCGCAGTTCATTGAAGACCTCATCCTCAGCGGGGCTGAGATCAACAGGGAAAGCCACGTAATCGGCCCCGCCGTCATCTTCTGGGATCGAAATCTCAACGAAGACTCCAGGGAAGCCATTGACTTCCTGTGGTGTTTGGGTGACCTCACCGTTGTGCATTGTCACAAAATCACGCAATGGGTTACACAATTGAATCATCTTTGGCTCCTTTGCCCATTTGGCTCGGTTCTCTTCGTATAGTTTCTCTCTGGCTTCGCTCGCAGCAACCTTGGCTTCATACTCGTCTTTCGTCATAGTGGCCAATCTGACGAGGGAATCCTTGATTTGTTCGACACTCCATTCCCTAAAGTAGACCATGGAGGAAAGACCCTCCTCAATATAGGGATTGACCCAGAACATGATGTGTCCGGGCTCCCGTCAAACATCAAGACCGTGACCATAACCTCAAGCAACTTCTCGTTTCCTGGCAACTCGGTCCATCGCACCCGCTCGGTTCCGCCATATTGCTCAACAAACTCTTTGAAGAACTCCCACTTGAGTGGGTCAGGATCAATACACGTAACCACAGGGGCACTCCTTCTTACGAACATGGACCTTTACGCCACATTCTGGACAGGTCTTCTGTGGAGATGCGCGTTTCTTCTTCTTCTTTGTCGTTTTCGGTTTCTTCTTGGCTGTCTTCTTCTTTGTCTTTTTGCGACCAACGGTGGCGCGCTTGGCTTCCATCGGCTCGCCGTGTTCCAGGAAGTAGGTCAGATTGTTACAAACCTTCGCAACATCGGGATACTTCTTGAGCAACTTGCGCAGGAGATCACATTCCCCGGTCTCTTCCAACAGGTAGGACCCGTCTTCGACAAACACGTCTGCCATGTAAAGCAGAACCGTGATCTCGCTGTCAGTCAGATTCATTCCCATCAGAGTCTCCGATTATACGATCTGCAATAGACAATAAGTCATTCCAAGCCTGGTCTGAATACTGAACAACTTTCATCCATGGCCCCTGGGAACCATTTCGCACCACGTCCACTCCATCAGCATCTTTTCCCGTCCAAGTCGGTTGTTCTTTCGGTAAATTCTGTGCCACGCTGCCCAAGCTTCTCCGCAGTATCATTGAACCGTTCAGCCAGGTCGATAAGCTGCCCTGCAAGCTCGCGGGCCGTGGTCTCAATCTCCTGGAGTCGTTCTTCCAGTAGCTCTTCAGTGTAATTGCTCATCAGATCGCTCCTAAAAAGGTGAGAACGTACAGGACTACATAGGTGCCAAAGACGGACCCAAGGAAGATCGTCACCGATTGGGTCTCATCAGTCATTTATCGGACCTCACAGGAAGTAGCTTCCAGTACCCGATCACAACGATGCAGATGATATTCATGACATAATTGACCATCATCCAGTCAACAAACCCGAACTTCATCAGCACACTGGCAATGTAACACACCTCTCCGAGCAACCACATGACCAGATAGGGGCTGCTCAGTCCGTCTGCATTCTTGTCCTGGTAGCACTTGTATGCTTGCGGGACGGCACAGAATGCAAAGAACAGCGATCCAATCCAACCTATGGTGTCCGGTGTCATGCCACTTCCGATCTCACGGCAACATCATCGTAGTTGAAAACGTAACCGAACCACATCTGCCAGACAGCAAACCGCTCAACATTGGCATCCATGGACCCAGCATGATAGCGGCTGCGGTACGTGAGCGGCAGCAATTACTTCAAACGCCATTTGATTGCCTGCCAACTCCACTGGCTGGGCCATCCGCGTGACAGATTGTAATAAAGGTAGCGATTCAATTTCATCTTCGTTCTCCTTGTTACTGGTGTTTCGGTCCAGGGTGGTCTCACTCCCGAAGGAATCCCCACTCACGTCGCCTGGGACAACGCCGCTTAACCGTTGGCGTTTGGCACGGACTGGCTCTGGCGGTGTGTTACGAGTCCCGCACTCACCGTTCCCGTACTAGGGACGCCCTGCGGTAGGGTCTTACTTCCGCTGTACCTCCACAATTCGTGCTTGTAGTACCTCGTTGACTCGTGCCTTCAGGAATTCCATAACGCTTGGTGCCACCACCGTGAACTCGTCAATCGCGGTGTCGAGCAGCATATCATCTGGACCCTCAACCTCATCATCGGTATTCAAGGCCAGGATAAGGAATGTCTCTGGGCCATCCACGCAGGTGACTACCCAGTAATCGTCATCCCAAAGCACTACGTTCCCGCGTTGTGCCTTTTCCTCACCGGTGGGGAAATAGATCACATCATAGCCACTTTGGTCGAATTGAATCTCGGTAGGTGGGGCCATTGGTTTCCCAAGCGGTTTTTGCTCCTGTGGCAGTTCAGGATCGATGTCGTTCTCGACCCCGGCCACGTCTTCGACAGCTTGCACCATGTCACAGAAACCAAGGTCTCCGGTATCGTTCCGATGCAAAATATCCCAAACCTCAATCAATTGTGTGAGTTTCACGGCGTCTCCTTAGCGAGTGATTTCGATGATGGTACTGACGGGTGATACTAGCGTCTGCCCCTGGGCCAGTTTCACACCTTCCTCATCCCAGCCGTCCGCACGGGTCGGCGCGATAATAAGGGCATCAACTGGAAGCGACTTCAGGCTGCTATGGCAGTCCGACGACCGAACAAAGATGTGACTATTGTCAACATGTAGATCGAGTGTGGCACAATACTCAACCCACTGACGGGTTGGTAGGAGCACCATGATGCATTGTGTCCCGCTTTCTTGCTCGGCATACGCATGTGCTATGGCCCGTCGAATTGTTGCCTCGACACAAGCAACCCCCAACGCTGACTCAATGTTGAACTGCATACTCAATCTCCCATGTTCCAATGTGTTACAGAAAGAACCAATTGCCACCCTTCTGGGTCCCCTTTACCTGAGTGTGAAACGCCTCATCGTCACAACGACTTTCGCACAGTCAGTTAAGGTCAAGGCACACCTACCCAAAATTCCCTTGATCAGCCCAACCGGCGTCCCGGCAGGCGAGTGGACTTGGTTCTCTCATCTCCTTTGTATTGGGAGTCGTACCAGATCGGATGAACCGCTGTATTTGCCAGAGACAAATACTGGGTGAGGCCAGATCCTTCTCTCCCGCCTTGGGGCAATTCCATTTGAGACCAGAACGCAACACACGCCCCCGTGGTATTCGACTCTGACTTCGTAAAAGTCCGTGTTACCACACTGCCGTATGTGTCTTTCTATCGACTGGACAGCAGGTTTCCAGAAGAGTTCGTCAATATATGCATGTGGGGTCGTTCGGTGATCGAAAGCCGTAGACACGGTATGGGGTTTTGGGTTTGGCCTATCCAGCTTCTTGAACCCATTAGCAAGCCACCGGGCTTACAACTCGGCTTCCTTCGCATCCATGTCAATTTGCCAGCACTCGCGTAGCCTACGGGGCTTAACTGGTCTGCTGGGCTTTGCCAACACGGATGTCGGAAACACCAGCGTTGCACCTACAACACTCAGAAAGTTACGTCGTCTCACGATCATCTCCTATGTAAGGTGGCAACACTGGTCGGACTCGAACCACACGCACCCGGTTCCTCACAGTCCACAGACCATCTAACCGGCGCTCTACCAACTGAGCTACAGTGTGCCATATTCTTTCTCCCACGCTTCATCTTCTGCTTTCATTCGTTCCAAAAGCGTGTCCATTTGATTCCTTCTGTGCCAATCAATCACGATAAGGTCCGTCAGATCGTGGATGTACTGTTCTCGTTCCGCCTCCATGGCCACCAGCGATTCCTGCTCGGTCTTAACGACTTCGGAGGGTGCTCGGTCCACAAAGTTCTTGTTCTCCAGCTTCTTACGCTTGCCTGGGATGTGTTTGTCGAGTTTCTGAACCTGCGTGATCTTGGCTCTGGCCGTGGTTTCCAATACCGCTATGTTCGTCAGATAGACGATAACGGTGTCCCCGCTTGGGGTGACTTCCGTATCTACGAGTACCGGAAGGTGTGTCACGCATAATGGTTTCTCGACTCCCCGCAGTAGGATCGCTTCACGACGTGTCTCAAAGCTCAAGGTATTCGTCAGATCGACACCATCTATGACGAATATGGACTCTTCAGTATTCATAAACAAGGTACCTATGGGAATCGGACCCACGTCGCCCTTCACGGGACTCTACCATTGAGCTATAGTACCTAAGTAGCGGGTCAGGGATTTGAACCCCAGACCCCCAGATTATGAGTCTGGCGAGCTAACCGGACTGCTCCAACCCGCACCATTTCGGGAGGGCCCTGGATGCACAGGACCCTCCCGTCCGCGACAGCCTGTTACTTCCCTATGTCATCTCCGAGATGAAGCAAGGGCAACGGATTCGTTGAGTTTCCATCCATGAAATACATCTTGGACGCCGGGTCCTTGGAGATCGCTTGCAGAGCCTCCAGAGCCTGCAACTTGATGTACGCCGGATTCCCAGCAATAGCCTTGTTGATCGCTTGAATGGCATAAGCATCGGCGTCAGCAAGCACCTTGATCTGCTCGGCACGCTCCTCCGCAGCCGCGCGTTCGGCTTGAGCTTGGGCCTTCTTCTGTTCCTGCTCGGTCTTGAATCGAGCAAGCTCGGCCTTCTCTTCCTCGCCCTGCTGTTCGCGGACCTTCTTGTTCTTGATCGCGTCCAGAATATGACCCGGCAGCACGATATTGCGTAGCAACACTGCCTTCACGGTTGCATACTTGCCAACCTTGATCTGAAGCTGTGACGTGAGATCGGCTTGCATTGTCTCTTGGATGTTGTCCAGGAACAAATCTTCGCATCGACTGACCGATTTACCCACGGATCGAACCAATGATCGCAGATTCGGTACCAACTTCACTTCTCGAACGGCATCACCGTTGCCCACATCACTGCGGGCCGCCGGACACGAGGCATCGGTAAGCTCGAAGATCACTGTCAAATCGATTTTGGAGGTTTGTTGGTCTGCCGTTGGTACCGGAACACCGCTGAGATCAAGTTTTTGCTCTCTGACATTGTACGCGGTCCAATTGTAGAACGGATTCACCGGAAAGTGCAGCCCCTCGGAATAGGACTCTTCTTGCACGTTACCGAATAGGGTGGCAACCCCGACCTCACCGGCATCGACGACCTTGTAGCTCATCACAGCAAAGATGAGTACCGTCAGTACAGCAATACCAGACAACACGATGGTAGCGACCTTCTTTACAGAAGGACCGCTCTGCTTGGTGTACGTCATTGCGTACCTCCTCAAGTAAGAGTAGAAAAGTGGTAAACTCCTTCAAATATACCACGTTTCATTTCAATTTCAAGCCAAATCCTTACGGATACCAGATTTTTCCGTCGAACAGATTCTCAACGCCCCCGATATTCCCGTCAAACAGGACATAGCTCACTCCAGCCGCATCAAAGATGCGGAGCCCGATCTCGATTTCTTCTTTCCATCGCTTCGGTGTCTGCTCGATAGCCTGATAATGGGCCACCACATGATCAATCCCACTCAGGACAATGGCTCTGGCGCAGTCTGAACAGGCAGCCCACGGAGCAAACATAACACTCCCATCAAGGGCCACCCCACATCTGGCGGCAGTGTACACGGCATCTCGCTCGGCGTGCTCTATGAGTTTGTACTTGTAGGGTCGCTCAAGGTTGGCCTTATCGAAGCACAGGCTTCTGGCTGGCATGTGATTCACGCCAGAAACCAGTACCTCACCTTTACGGACAACAACAGCACCAACTTCAGTGCTGGGGTCGTCGCTCTTCTTATGTGCAAGATTGTATGCGAGTCGTAGAAACTCGGTGGCATCAGGAATTCCAGTCTGTACCGGAATATGCCAATCGCCGAGTTCAAAATTGCCGATTGTTCTCAACATGTAAATACCTGTGCTTGAAAAAGAAGACCAGAGTCACCGCCATGATGACTCTGGTCCGATCCATTCTCACACTGCGCGACCGCCGGTAGCATCCTCAGCTACTTCGGTGCCACCTTCGTCCTTGGGATCAAGGAACTTCTTGACCTGCGCCACCAGTTGCTCTTGGGGGAGACCGACATCAATCGGTGTCGAGCAGGGGACGGCGACCGGAACGTGCCAGGAGAATTTCTTCTGGATGTACCGGACTTTCAAGGTCATGGGGGACATGGGACGCGGTTCAACAATACGGCCTAGCTCAGCCTGTTGGGCTGCTTGTTCCTTCGTAACGGCCATGAAGTTCAGAATCGTCTTTGATTCTGTTTGCGCCGACTTTGAGCCACAGAAGAACTCAAAGAGGGTATTGGATGCCGCCTCATAGATAAGGAACGACAGACCACACTGGCAAGATGTATTCTTGCCTTCAGCATCCGCACGAATCCGTTCAAACTCGGCCTCACCGGGGACGTACCGCGAGATGATGTTATCTCGATCCGACATGTCCAGTGCTTTCGCACGCACGGCCAGTACCAGAACATCGATTTCCGTACCATGATCGGCAACTTCCTTACCGCTGATCACTCCGTAATGACCAGGTGCGATCTTTCCTTGGTCAATGTACGTGCCCTTGGTGAAAAGTTGCATTCGGGGCAGGTACGAGTTCACCGACGCAAAGGACTCGATAACATCCAGTCCAAGGTTGGTGCTTGCGGGGAGAAGATCCCCAAGGTTGGCCACAGTGGCCAGGGCTTGCTCATCGCTCATAGCAAATACCTCACTAAAAAGAGGGTCAGAGGGTTACTCGGATCACATTGTATGATCCACAACCTCTATGGTAATATGACCGGATGGTGTTTGTCAAGTGTCATAATCGGATTTCTTCTTTTTTCTTTCAGCGATGAGTGCGGCTCGGCGAGCTTGGAGGCGGTCTTGAATACGTTGCTCCTGGTTCTGATGGTATTTGTGTAAAAGGGCCACCGAATCGGGGTCCATGTGCAGAACCCAACTAAGAGCCATACGCCACCCGTCAATAGGGGTACGACATTTCGCTTGAGGCATCACCCGAGTTGCTGCTTCCATACTAAGCCGCTCGGCCTCGATCTCTTTCAACGGACGCAGGTGGGGGTATGGTGTGTACCGCGTGGAATAGAAAACTTCCATTTTCCCCTGACGCACGGCATCATTGAAGGCTTTGATGCGCTCCTTTGCCATGGCTGCGAATTCTGAGATAGACATGGTTTCTGCCTGTTCCGCATAATCACGCTGAAACGATGAATGCATCTTGGACAGCCAATACGCATTACTTGCTCCAATCTCTCCGCGTTCGACTTTTTTCTGGAGCGGCACAGACAGGTTCAATAGCCCAAGTGTGTTTTTCACCCACACAGAGGACTTGTGAATCATACACGCTAGGTCTACCAATCGAAGACTTGTGTCGAATTCCATAATCTTGAGAAGCTGACGGGCATACTCAATCTGGGTGGTTTCTGGGCGAATTGCGTTGGCTTGAATTTGAAGCGACAATAGAAGACGGTCAGAGATGTCTTTGACGATACACGGAGCCCGGGGGATATCAAGATCACGGCAGCAATTCAACCGGTACAAACCATCGACGACTTCATACATGTCTGGACCACGTTGTGGGGCGGGTCGCACACACAAGCTATTGATGAATCCATGTTCCTTTAGCGAGTCACGCAGTTCCAAATACTCAACAATCTGACGATTCACCACACGGAGTACCATCGGTGGCTCGTGTATTTTTTCTATCGGTATAACCTGTACGACTGGAATATCCGGCATAGTTTACCTATCTTACCTGGTGACTTTTGGTAGTGAAAAGTCACCTGAGATTGGTGAAAAGTCACCTCAGTCTCGAATCTCAATGCTGGTGACTTTCAAAACCTGCAAAATGTGATACATCTTATTATACGGTAGATGTTGCCGTGATCTTCGACAAAACCCGAAAGTTTCTCAGAATTCTCAAAATAGTGCCGGACTTTTGTCAGCCAGGTGACTTTTGGTAGTGAAAAGTCACCTGGGATTTTCGAGGTGGGGTGACTTTTCACTACCAAAAGTCACCTCACTAATCGACGTAAGTTCTTTTCAGTATGTGGTTTATGAAAATGGGGTTCAAAAGACACAGGGTTTTAGCTGTTTTCGGTCCATCAAGAGAAACAACAAAAGTTTGAAATCATAAAGCAACCTCCCTTACCCTGGGGTAAATATCAAACCATTTCGCACCACTTGTATCTTTTGCCCCAAAGTCACCTCACTCGGATATTTGAAGTGAGGTGACTTTCAACCGGCCGCCACCACACAGTTTGACCATTGCAGCTTTCTTAACACAAAGCCTCTTGACACAGGGGGTTCGGGCGTATTATGATGGAATGATCGCGGCTTCCTTATTCGGATTTTCGGCAAATTCAGACTTTCGTCAAAGATTCGCCGATCAAGTACCGTATTGTAGGGTAGAGCCAAATGGAGGACAACACTGTATGTCAGCAAATAGCCTGCCAACCGTAACTGAAGCACTCAAGTATTTTCTTACCCATAATTCCCCCAACTCCCCAGAACTGGGCGCGTTATACCACGCTGGTATGGAAGCCCAGATCAATGTGATGAAGTTGAACGGCGAGCCAGTAGAGGGTCGCCGGAACACCTACGAAGATGGCGAGACTCGTTGGTGGAACATCCGTATCCCAAAAGGGGCAGATAAGATCCCCGAATGGAAGGACTACCCACTATCTTTCTCGCTCTCCAAATATGCACATGCTGTCGGCATGTCTGGTTGGAACTGGCGAGATCGTCAGAGCGAGTTTGTCGGATACGATTTTGATTCCATTGTGGGTCATGCCCCTGGGGTGGGAATCAAACCCGAAGAGTTGAAGGCTGTTGAACAAGCAGTTGCTGACATTCCCTGGATTGAGACACGCCGTAGTACCGGTGGAAACGGACTTCATCTGTACATCCATTTCAAGAATCCTCCTCGTACAGAAACTCATACAGAACATGCTGCACTTGGGCGGGCGATGCTTGGCGTTATGGCTAAAGAGGCAGCCTTCGATCTGGCTTCCAGTATGGATGTCTGTGGCAATATCATCTGGTGTTTCCGGCGTGACATTTTGGATGGTAAGAGTAACGGTTTGAAGCTTATCACACCAGCTACGGAGAAGTTTGACAAGATACCGATCAACTGGCGTGATAATATCGATGTTGTCTCCAGACGAAAACGACATATCCGAGTTCTAGGTTTGACAGGGTCATCCAAGGACGAGACTGGGAAATTCGAGAAGCTGGCAAAGGCTCGAAAGAATGTCCCACTTGATGACGCCCACAAAGCCTTGATGGAAGAACTGGAAGATTCTGGGTTTTCAACAATCTGGGTCGCGGACCATTGGCTGCTTCAAACGCATACCATTGCGATCAAAGAGGTTTATGAGAAGCACGCAAACGAAGGTCGCAAACTGAAGGGCTTCTTTGAAACCCTGTCTGGTGGTGGTGACCCATCAAAACCAAACTGCTTTATGTTTCCATTAAAGCAAGGCGGCTGGCGTGTTTTTCGGTTTGGTGTTGGTGCTGTTGAATCCCCCACATGGGACCAATCCCCTGAAGGTTGGACACAGTGTTACTTCAACCAAGCACCCTCATTATCTGATGCAGCAGTGGCTTTAGGCGGTCTGGAAGATGGTGACAAGCCGGGTACGTATATCTTCAACACGGGTGCTGATGCCTTAGCAGCCGTTGAAGCCATGGGTAAAACGGTTGACGTACCTGATACATTCAAGACCCGACAGACATCACTCACACTGACCAAAGATGATCGCTTGCATATTAAGATCGCCAAGGAAAAGGATGATGACGAAGCTGGAATCAAAGCTCCTGGTTGGTTAGCGAAGAAAGGTCACTGGACACGCCTAGAGAATGTAACAAACTCGGCTGAAAAAACACAAACCACTTTGTACGAGCATGATCATACAATGCGGTTCCTGTGCCGTGAAAAGGAAGAAATTGGGTGGGCGACAATAGTCAACGATGAATGGAAGAACTTGAAAAAGGACAATGTTCGCAACTACATTCGAGCTTTGGGTTACAGTGGAACAGAAACAGAAAACTTGTTGGGCGATGCAGTTCACAATGCGTGGGAATTGACCATGACACCATTTGGTGCTGAAGAACCCGGCGGACGCCTATGGAATCGTGATGCGCCACAATGGGTATACCAACCGGCTGATATTCCGTTGGATGAAGAACCGCATCACCCACATTGGGACAGTGTTCTGGAACATTCAGGACATGAATTAGATCAAGCTCTTGGGAAAAACCCATGGGCAATGAAGAATGGGGTATTCCGTGGTGGCGATTACCTTCGGTTGTGGATCGCCAGTGCATTGCGTGAACCCCTGAATCATTTACCCTACCTATTCCTCTGGGGACCACAGAACAGTGGTAAATCTATTCTTGGTGATGCCATCGAATTGTTGGTGACAAAAAACGCTGTAATGACGGCCAACCAAGCAGCCCTGAGTTCGGGTGGGTTCAATAGCGAGTTGGCGACAACCATCTTTGCCCGACTTGAGGAAGTCAACCTGCGGGAAGCAGGTGAGCGGACATACAATCGCATCAAAGACTGGATAACCTCAGATACATTCTTGGTCCACAAAAAGGGCTTGGAACCCTATTTGGTACCCAACTATCTGAAGTTCATTCACACTGCGAACAAGCAGGGGCATTCTCCAATCTTTCCAGGTGACAGTCGTATTACATCGATCTATGTCCCCGCCCTCCCGGTTGATAAACATGGTGAACCTACCGAGATTCCCAAACCCATGTTGAAAGATCTGCTCAGGGCCGAAGCACCACATTTCATGACAACATTGATTCGCACGGTCCTCCCAGAGATGACCACCAGAATGCGTATCCCGGTAGTCATGACGGAAAGCAAAGAGATGTTGGCAAGGACATCCATGAACCCATTAGAAGAGTTCATGGCAGAAAAGTGTTTTGAATTCCCCGGACAACGTATCGTCCTAGAGGACTTCTACAACACATTCCAGGCAACACTGTCCGCCACTGACAAGGCTACTTGGACACTGAAGAGAGTACGTGCTGAGATTACACAACCCTACGTTGTAGGCTGGGGTCATTCACGTAACGTGAGTATCGGAAACATGTCTTTTAGCCCACCGCCAAAGGGTTTGGACATAAGAACCACCCCGAGATGTTTTTTGGATGATGGTTACCTCCGGGTCACCAAAACTGAGTAAGGAGAACCAGGATGGTTGAGGTTGAAGTTTATCGTTGTTACGGATATGCAAGTCGCTCTGTATTGGTTGCCGAACATGTGGAAACCGTGGTTGAGGATGATTTCCCCGACAACGAGGACATATTCGCCGATCAACATGATGGTGACTTAATTGCGTACCCGGAGTAACAATGGCGCATTTCATTCCAGTAGATAATCAGATGCAACATGGTATTGTGACACCTTTGTCCCTCACCGATTTGCAAACGTATGTCAATGGGTTCGTGAAATTCATCAACTTGCAGGGTGGAGATTGTATGGCAGTCCACGAAGACAGCGATGAATTTGGAGAAGTGAATCAAACGGCGACCATGTTGTCAGGGCGGACAATCTGTGGTCATGCTGTGCTATTTCATTCAGGAGAACTGGAATGACTTGGGGACCAAACCATCGCCGACCCGAACTGTCGAACGAGATCGAACCCTCTGATGTTGCTCGGCCCGCCAGGAATAAGAAGAAGATCAAGAAGCGGTTCGGTGTAGAGTGGTTGGGTCCAAGGCTTCACTTTAATGTCAACGGGAAGGCTACCACCCTCACATGGAGTTGGGTGCTTTGGAAATGGTACGCGACGGAGAAACAACGAGACAACGCTTTGGTTGGTCTCATCAAGAGTGTGTGTAATGTTTACAAGAATCGGCCGGACGGGGAAAGCCCCTTTCCTCAACCGCCCGATCATGACGGACCCCGATATCGAAAGGTTGACAGATGATACTTGTTGGATTTGGTCACGCGAAGCGAGTTGGCAAGGACACTATTGCAGAGATGCTCAAGACCCACTTGAGGAAGTATCGCCCGGATTGGGACATGCGTACTGTGGGCTTTGCAGACAAACTCAAAGAGATCGCCCACGACCTGTATGGTTGGGCAGGGCTCAAGGACAAGGACTTCTACAATACACCGGAGGGTGCAGCACTGCGAGAAGTCGTCCTACCAGCTATCGGCAAGTCCCCACGTAAGGTGTGGATCGATCTGGGCACCCCCGCGATTCGGGAACAGGTCTACGATGGCACATGGGTCGATTATGCTCTGCGCCCCGTGGTTGAGCCTGATGTGCTGATCATCCCCGATGTTCGGTTCCCGAATGAAGCAACCCGGATTGCTGATCTGGGTGGATTGAGCATCCTTGTGGAGCGACCAGGCTTCTACCCCGGAAACGATGTCGCCGATCAGGCCCTTGCCAAGTATTTGGGTTGGGACGCCAGGGTTCTCAATGATGGAACCTTGGAAGAACTTGACCACCAAGCCGAAGTCATTGCTCACCACATCATTACGAGTTTACGCACTGAACCGTCTCCCTATACGCTGCAAGAATGTTTGGGTATGGCGCGGGATGAGTTGCAAATCGCTAATGGCAACTGGGGCCAAGCTGTCAGAGCACTAGCTTGTATGGGGTAAGTCATGTTTGAAACTGTACTTATACTGAAACCTTGGCGGTGCTTCAAAGGCACCGAGATGATCAATTTCCGCCATGGGGTGAATCTGATTGTCGGCGACCAAGGATCTGGCAAGTCGTCTCTGTACCAGGGTATCTGTGTGCATGGTATGAAGAAGCCCAAGAGCATACAATTACCACGGAAGGAAGAGGTCCCATTCATTCTGGACTACCGGGACGAGCCGCTACCAGTGTTTGCTTTCGATTTCGAGAAGGACAACTATCGTACCAAAGCACGGTTCGATGACGACATTGCTTTTCATGTCGGGACTTTTTGGAAAAGCCATGGCGAGATGGTGCTTGCAATGATTGCAGACGTTGAAGGGATCGACAAGCCAGCCATCGTCATAATGGATGAACCGGACATGGCATTGAGCATCCGGTCATGCCGCCGACTGGTGCGTGCCTTCCAGCACATTGAAGACCTGGGCGGGCAAGTCATCGCAACCGCGCACAACCCCGTGCTGATTGAAGGCTTCGAGACGGTCTATTCATTGGAGCACGGGGAATGGATGACCGGCAAAGATTTTATCAAAACACAGATTGATGAGAATTAAGGTATCTGTTTGTGCCCCACAAAGACCCCATAAAGCGACAAGCATACCAGAAGCGGTATTTCCGTAAATGGTATAAACGTAACCACCAATCAGAATTGGAACGAGCCCGGCAGAGAAAACAAAAATCAACGGTTAAAGTTCGTCAGTATATCGTTGATTACTTGTCTACACATCCATGTATTGATTGCGGTGAGACAGACATAATTGTTTTGGAGTTTGATCATGTGAGGGGTAAGAAAAAAGCTGATGTGGCAAGTATGATTGCGACTTACACGCTTGCCACTGTCAAAAAAGAGATCGCCAAATGTGATGTTCGATGTGCAAATTGCCATAGACGACGACATGGTGGCGCAGTTTGGAAGACTACATGTTGTTAGGCCACATGACAGTGACAGCTTCAACCATCATCCAACGTGGGGATCGAACGGTCTTCCAGGTCAATGAAGCATGGCTGGATGAATGGCCAATCAAGAATTTTTTCGGCGGCTACCACCCGGTGCCGCCAGGTTGCTCTGTTACCAAAACAGTAGACGGAACCCTATTTCGAGGAGAGATAGACGATGGCGACCCAAGCTGACTCGAATCAAGCACGCCGGTTGATCGCCGGGGCACTCGGTGACTTCTTGACCCATTTGACGAAGTTGCAAGACCCCCTCATTATAGGGGGTCAATACAATGCAACCAAGCTTCTCACGATCTACCATGATTGGTGCCGGACACGGGGATTTGATCCCACAGACCCCAATCCCACAGCCTGGTTGCAATTGTGCTCCGGTGGGTACATGAAAGCGACCACAGGGAGCCCAGAGAAGCCGCTGGAGGGCCTTCAAGGGCCGGGACGTAAAGCAACACCTAAGAAGCAACGACCCCCTAAACGGCCTCCTACGAGCTTGGATGCCGGGAACGATGTGGATCTGGGCCATGGCTACAACGACAAGCCAAAAGGCCACAAGAAGGCTGATTGGGAAGACGAGGGAGAAGATTGGAAAGAAGGAGACAGCGATGGCGAAGATTAACCTACACTCGGCCATCTCCCACCTGATGGGGAATCTGATGTGTGCTATTGACGTGGAAACCACGGGGCGCAGGTTTGGCCACCACGAGATAATTCAGATTGGGGTACAACCTCTGGACAATGATTTTCAGGTCATTCCAGAGATTCTCCCGTTCTACACAGAGGTTGCTCCAGACTATCCGTTGCGGGCCGAGCGGGAGGCCACCAAGATCCATGGCCTAGACCTGGCTCACATCTGCCAGTATGCACCTGATCAATTCAAAGCCGCCGATATGTTTGAGGAATGGTTCCAACGACTGGAGCTACCACTTAACAAACGGATTGTGCCGTTGGCACACAACTGGGCCTTCGAGAGAAGCTTCTTGATGGCATGGCTGGGTATTGATGCCTGTGAAGACATGTTCCATGTCCATCCCAGGGATTCAATGCAACTGGCGATCTCGATCAATGATCGGTATGTCTTCCAGTGTCAGAAACGACCCTGGGCCTCAGTGAGTCTCAAGTCGTTATGTGAGCATCTTGGTGTGATAAACGAACGGCCACATGATGCTCTATGTGACGCTCGTGCGGAAGCTCAGATCTATCGCAAACTGTTATTCTATCCCCTGGTCTGAATAACACTTCATGCACTGCCCCTCAGTGATTTGCACCAACTTCCCTGATTTGTTGCAATGTAACAGCAGCGATATACAGCCACAACTCTGTTTGTGACCCTCTTTGAAAACACGATGCTCGCATGTCTTGAATTTGGGTAGGAATACCCAAGCATCCGAGCTTCTCAGGTTGGTGGTTTTGCGAGTAAAGCCATCCGGTACGGGCGGTGGTTCCCATCCCTTCTTTGGATAGATCAGCGAGCCGTCCCGCATGATACGTGGTCGTGAGATTGTCATGGCTGTCACTTCTGTGTGAGGCTTTGGCTTCTGCTTTGGCTTCTGCTTTGGCTTCCGTTTGGGCTTCGGCTTCGGCGGCTTCTTCAATAGCTTCCTTGCTTCAGCAAGTCGTTGCAGTTGGCGTTTTTGTCGGGGTCCACTTTTCATTATCCACAACTCCCTGGTGGCGGATATACGTTCCCATCGTCATCATACGGACAATGGGCTACGATGCCACACCATTCATAATATCCCCAGGTGTATTCTTCGACACCCCAGCCACCTTGGCTACATCCACTACCTGGCCCACCAAAATAGTTCTGATGGTAATCATATTCATGTTCCCAGGTCATGACCCCACCTAGATAGATTGCCTGGTGCTTGTACTTGTGATAATCATCGGCACCCCAAACAAACGGACCACTACTAAGCACCCTACCATTATAGGCATATCGTGTACTCGTTGAATCATGCCAACCCTCCACGGTGTGGCTGGCATAATTTTGGATGTAGTGATCCGTTTCGTAACCTCGCTTCCAGCCATAACTAAGACACTGAGCAGCGTGTGGTTCCCAACAATAATCATCATCGGTTCCGATATGTTCGAGCCACTCTTCTGAAGTTTGTGGCCCTGAACCCTTGCAGTAACTGGGACTGGAATACCATCTCTCATTATCCCACCGAACAAGATCAGGGGTCCAGTCCCCACCAGGGTTTTCTCCTAAATCTTTGTCCGGGATAGAGCCGTTAAGTTGCACAAAGCCTGGAAGCCCCGGCCAACTTGACCTCTGGGTGTCATTTTCTGACGTGGCTCTCTCAATCGTAGCCCAGGCTTCGTCGGCTTCCTCTTCGTGCCGATCATACTCGTCATAAATCTGTTCTTTGTTATCTTCGAGTTCTTCGATGTCTTCTTCCTGATCACTGATGAGGTCATCCATGTTGTCACAGGCACCTTGACGACTGGGGTCTTCTTGAGCTTCGGCACAAATCTCATCCTTCATATCACGAAGGTCTTCGAGAACCTCTTCGGCGCGTTCTAGCTCCTCATCGACTTGATCCTTTGCCATTTGCCAGACTTGTTGCATCGTGCGATGCAAGTCCCACTTTTCTTCGGCTTCCCGGCATTCGGTATATGTCGCATACATATCCTGCCGCAATGCCGTTCGGGCATCATTCTGACCGTCGATGTCAGCCCCATTGATGTATGTATTGGTCCAAGTAGTAACGGTGGTATGGAGCATGATTTTTGTGGTCGATACACGAGATACATCATTTATGTCGGTGGTGTAACCAATCTGTGGCTCGGATGGAACAAAATGCCCAATGGTGGTATATGATGGGTCGGGTGCTATCTTGCCGCCACCAATACAATGTCGGATAGCTTCGGGACAATCCCAACAACAGTTGCACCAACCGTCTTCAATAGCCTCCTCGATTTCATTCAGAACTGTAGCCAACCACAACTGCCCTGGATCAGGGATATCTTCGAGTTCAGTCCAAGTGTCTTCATTTTCGTCACAGACTTCCTCCAGCTTGTCTTGAACTTCTTCGATGTCTTTCTTGGACCAAATATGTGGCTTCTCTGGACACTCTAACAGTTCCAAGGTGGGGCAGGCGAATTCGTCACCACCCTCTTCACCGCCCCCGCCTTCACCGCCACCCTCTGGTTCTGTGGGTTCGCCACCACCGCTTTCAATAAGGTCATTGACTCGGTTAATGATGTCACACCAATCCGCATGGGTAAACAGATCATCCTCGGCCCATCGGTCGTCACCTTCTTGTCTAGGCATGGTTATTCCTCCTCTGCCACGGGCGGGGGCATCTGTGGCAGGCCGTCACTGAGAATCTTGTAGACAACCGCCGTTGAGAAGTCAGTCAAGGCTGTCCGCTGAACACGCACACCGAACTGGCGCAGTCTTTTCTGCACCGTGCGGGTTAGTTGCGTTTCCACCTTATCAGCGATGTTAGATAACAGGTCGTCGAGAGTCCATTTAGTCACTGCTTCGACTATCGCGGCTTGTGTGATGTCATAGACCGTCGCATCTATGTCAAAGTTCCGCTTGCCGATAGCTCGCACTACGTCGTTAATGGTGTACACGACAAGTGCGCCAACGACGACCTGTTGTTTGTCTTTTGTCATCAAGGCTTGTGTTTTGAGATTGAGCGTCTGTCGAGCGATAGGGATCACCTCAAACTCTGTTGAAAAAGGCCAGTACCAATGAAACCCAGGGCACATTTCCTTGGCTGTCTTACCCCACGGCCATTTTACACCGCCATGAGTCGCCCGCACGATAATCGGGCGCGGTATGAAGCTGAGCAACGAGGAGATAATGTCATTGATCCAGTTGAGAAATTCCATCATTCTTCTCCTGCTTGCAAGTAACAGGTTCCGCAACCCCACAGTTCACCTTCGTCATCATACTGGAAATCGAATTGCTTGGTGGGTTTTTCCTCATCGTCTTCTTCTCCACCAACATAAGCTTCGTCGGAAATAACCAGTTGTAGCTCGCGGTCTTGAACATCCTTCTCGGCCGGTAACAACCGGAACACGTCTTCAAGTGAAGCCCAGTTTTCTTCACCATCCTTCTCAGTTGTCCTGATCCTCGTATTTTCTATATACAAGGTAGTAGGTTCTGTTGTTTCTATCGTCGGAATTTCAGGATCAGGAATTTGAACCCGCCCTGACATCCGTGTGTTTACCACTGGTTTAGATTGGAATTCAGGATACACCGGCCTGAATTTCCCCACAGGTTGTGGCGACCATTTCTGTCCCAAAGTTTTCCAATCTGAGGGACTTCGGTCACCATAGTCTCCATGTGATGAGAGTCCGATAGCTGGGCCACCAACATACACTACACCCTCGCCTATGAGTGACTCATAATAACCGACAGGGAGGTCACCAGTGGCTTGAGCACCTGGACCGTCTCCACCGGCCAGACCCAAATCAATTTCTCTACTGGTCGGGAAGACCCATTCTGGATTGACATTAGCTGGCCAGGCAAAATCGTATGCTTCCATTTCACCTGATTTCACGGGCAGCCAGCAATTCAAAGACATGCTTTGGTCCGAGGTTTCTAGGTCAGCGACTTCAACAGTGGCTTTGATATCGCCGTTAGCGATATAGGGCGACTGAAAGCTCAGTGTCACAGCATCAAAGGCTTCCAGGTTCATCTTGTTGAGAAATGTCTTGAATGACAAACGTTTCCATGTATTTGATTTCCTGATCAACCAGAAGGTGGCAATCTTGTAAATGGTATCTGGATGGTGATAGATGTAGTATTCATACTCCTCCTCCTGAATCCCATACTTCCGGATATTGTGACGTAGGATGAGTTTGTTGAGTTCTGGCTGGGCATAACTAAGTCGCCAAGTCGCCGTGTATTTTGTCACCAGATTTTCTGTAGACGTGAGTTCCATTGAAATGGTATTGGTTTCAATGTCCTGCTCAGTGATGGTGTCCACAGCAGTGGGTTCTTCAGCAAGGTATCGTATATAGAAGACCCCATCAATCAATCGAAGACTGCACCGAGCTTGAAAAGCAATTTCATTGAGAACTGAGACCAGATTCTTTCGTTCTAACAGCGCAAAGTTGGCGGGGAAGATATCTAGTTTTTCACCAACCTCAGCAAAACTCACAGGATCGTAGGTCATATCCGAGTACACATCAATGAGGTATATCAGAATGTCACAGATATTGGGGCCAACATCCGACTCGAATGTCACATACAAATCGTCGCTCCAGTTTTCATCTTCCATGAGACTCAAGGTATTGGTAAGGACAACTTGTACGGTGTCAATTGGCCCGTATGACACATTTTTCACCTCATAGAGTTCGGTAGGCACCGTAGAAAGTATCTTGATACCATGGAAATCTTTGAATGCCTTCACGGTTAGCACAGTACCGGGGACAATACTCACTATGTAGGTAATTGGTTCGTCACCAACAATACTGACTTGTGAGCCCGCGTCACCCCAAAAATGCTGTAGCACATCGCTATCAGGCGTATCCTCTTCAGGGTCGTTGTACCAGTAGATCCGGATGGTGCGTCTTACGCAATCACCCGCAATCATAAATTTACCTGATGTGAGATCCGATGGTGGTTTGCTCAGAGACCCTACACAGGGTATCTTACCTTCCAACTTTACAATGTTGGCTGGCTTGGGCGGCGTCTTACACCAAAGAGAGTCCCTGTCCTGTGATGCACTACTGGAGGCCGATTCGGAGGGTGCGTGCCATTTATTTGTGACATAGAATTTGTCATCAAATTCGGTATTTTCTTCTCCAAAATGACCCACAAAGATACCACCACCAATCTGTAGCGTAAGCCCACCCCTCGGAAAGTCTTCACCGCCAAGGATGTGTATTGGATTACAACCGGACCCCTTTGCCAAAGCAGCATTGACTGTCTCGTAACGTTGTTCTAATGCACACATCTGTGACCGGTACCAGTCTTCCGCAGTTTTGACTATTTGGTTAGAGATCTCATTAACTTGGTCCAAGGCTTTACTAGCCTCATCGTCATCCACACCATACCAGTCTGCAAACATGTAGTCGTAGTGTTGACGCGATTGCTGGGCCTGTCGAAAATCAGGTGGGTTGGAACCCCAACCAGCATTGAGGTGCGCTGATACCCCAGTCAGGATACTGACGGGGCACAGTGTTGTTCCAGTCAAGGCTCGATTACATTGTACCGCCGGGACATCATACGGCGTACCAAAGATGGAAGGCCATGTCGTGCCAACCATGTCCTTTGGGACAAAGGGGAACTGCCCCTCCTCGGGCGAGAACCCCACCTCTTTGTCCTCAATCTGGGTCACAACACTAAACGAAACAGACCGTTCCCCTTCATTCCAACTCACTGGTGAACTAATCTTCCCGCGAATGAGAAGGAACTTGTCTGCTAGATCAAGTCCTTCAAACCAGTGATACACCCACACATCCCGCTTATGAATATCGTGCTCGTTCATGATAGCCTTGATGCTACCGTCTGTATCATCAAGGGTTATGTCCATCTCCGCTGAGTCTTCACTTTGGTCAATGCTGATCACGTTGTCTATGGTGCTGACATCGAGAATCTTACCGGGGATGGTTCCGATATCTCGATCAGCATACATGTTCGTCATATGTTCATTTTCGGCATCCCAAGCGATTTTGATAATCACAATAGGTTCAGTACCTAAACGTGTACGGACAGCATTGATGGCAGCGGCTGAAAGATTTCTCATTGCATGATCCCTTCAAACTCGATTTGAATCGTCTGACGCTCGTGACCAGGGAAGAATTCAGCACGCGCAGGTGTCGTGAACTCAAATGGGTCATTTACGAGATGCCCAACCCAGACGCGGTCAAGATGGTCAGTTATCCGCATTTTGGAAGCAAAATAAGAGCGGACAAAGTTTCGCAACTCAAGAGCCTTCATTCGACTCATTGAGAGTTCCCAAACCAAACGTCTTCGGAGACCCTTGGTCTTCACGTAGGTATATAGCGTCCCGTCCATGGCACGCTTGGTGATAACCTCATCAGTGAGTTCCTCGCTGTCCCCAAGCTGGGGATTCGGGAAGACTGACGTTGTTTGAATACTGGGGTACGGAGCTTCCATGGTTATCATATCAACACCTCCCCAATTGAGTTCCAAATTACAAGAGTTCTGAATCGGTCACCAGTTTGTGCCGACTCATAGATGATCTCTCGATTCGCTCCATCTGACCGCATCCGAGAAATATGGTGGATGTTGTAGTGGCCCATATACAGGTAGTCATCGGCCGGATTGTAGACAATGTGGCCGATCTGATCTGCCGTCCCAGAGCCAGCCCACAGAACCGAATGGTTAGAGCCATCAGTATCGGCCACATGAATATCCGCATCCGTGTAGCTTGACCAGAAGATTTTTTGCCGCACAGTATCACCTGTGATTGAGATCGGATAATCTCCGGTGTTTCCGCTACCAGTTTTCCATACAGCAAAATTGCCGCCGTCACGATCACATTTCCAGATGATGTCACTACTGCTGCTAATGTAAATCTTGTCTTCAGTGGATTGATACCAGATGCCTCGAACACTACCGCTAAGGCTTCCATTCGCCACGATCTGTGTCGGACCACCGACACCACCAGCTTGCATTGAATAGATCCCATAACCATTCACATAGAAGTACACCCTATACCGGGCTTCATCAACACAGAGACAATACACCCCTGCGGGTGCCGTATAGACTAGGGTACTTGCACCCGTGGGATTCCTGTTGTAGATGGTTCCTGTTGTGTATTCAGCCCACACCATTCTCCGCGCGGCATTGAACATTCCAGCAGCATTGAATACCTGACTATGAACAGGGTTATTAGTCTCCATGACCAAGTATTCACCGTGCATGTCCATCTTATGGAGATCGTTACCCCCATCCTCAAAGGCAATGATACGACCCTTGACTACAGACCGCGAGGGCAGCCATTTCTCGTTGAAGCTGATGGCATCCAGGTTTCCACCGGTGCTTGTCCACAACAGCGGAATAGTTCCCACGGGACCCACAGTGGCACAGGATATACCATACACACCACTGGTGTAGATGAGATACATGAAGTCATTCGCAGGTGAGTATGTAATCGGCCAGGCACCGCCATTACCGAAGTGTGAGATAGCACCACCGGTATAGGCACACCGGTAGTATTTGAAGTCAGTGTTGTCACACCAGATGATCCGTCGATTCGTATTATCAATACACATGTAAGATGGGAGTGTGAGTCCAGATTGCAGCACAGTGGGGCTGGAACCATCGTATCCACAATAGACGATACGGCCATCTGCTCGTGAGGTCCAATAGACCCTTGCGGATTGGCGCTCGTAGTCAATCGACCAATAGTCCTTGTAGGTATATGCACTGTTGACGATGATGCGTTCATCAGAACCATCAAGGTTACAGCGTCGAAGTTGGTTATCAGGTGTCTTCACGTAGAATAGATAACCCTTGTCCGGAGCCAAGCAAATCCATTTCACAGTATTGGTGCCGTCAAGTCTGTTGTCAATGATCATCTCTGGTCGTGTACCATTGAGTCGGCATCGCATGATTGCATTCACGACGTTGTCTACCCAGTAGAACCAGCCATTGATATCATCAACCTTGCAATCGGAGGCAGCAATCCCACGACCGGTCATGTAGTCTGCCGGTGTACCCCAGGCACGATCCTGCATTCTAATCCCGTCAGTGGTTCCGGTATCCACAACGAACAGCCTATCATCATGTCCATCGGGGCAGGTTCCTGGACTCCCACCGCCACCAATACCATCAAGGACGCCAACACCATAGAAAGGTCTGGTGGTCGCAGACTCATCAACCACAGTCTGGAGGTTGGTCCCGTCACCGTACATTCGCCAGCAATATCCTTGGTCGTCACTCATGTACAGCCGATTTTGTTGGTGTGACCATTCAATGTCCGTCACATAGCCTGTGTAGATAGTCGTGAGACTTGCGCCTCCCGTAGTTCCACTACGTATTCGATTACCACTGCCAAAGCTATTGTCCTCAGTCCAATATAGCATCCCATTGATGTAGTCAATGGTCAATTTCCGGGGCTCGCTGAGTGCTGCCAGAGTATGGACAGCCGTTTTACTGGTGCCATCGAAGTTCATCGAATAGATGATGTCGTTGCCCTTTTCGGCGACATACAGCTTCTTATTGATTGGGTCCACAGCTAGGCCAGACGGTAATGAAGCCGTTCCCATACTGGTTTGATTGGTGCCGTCCAAATCAACCCGCTCGACTGTGTAGCCCACATAGTCACTGTACCATATGTAACCATGCTCGGCACACACTGTAATCACGTATGGAGTGGGGATACCAGTCTTGATGTACTCAAAATCTTGACCATCAAGACTGGCGCGTGAGATCGCATTATGGACCGTACTGGCCCAATAGATGTGGTTACCAGATTGCTGCACAGAACAACCCCAGACGCCGTTCTGTTGTGTTCTAGCAAGGAAGCGTGTATGGGCCCCACCATGATTTGTGGCCCACCAGCCTGATGCCCAAGCAGTTAGTCCATTATCCAAGAGGTAGATTTGAGGATCAATGAAGTCAATGCCGATGTTGTTCCCGCGATCTATGCATATTGGATTGGCTGTGGGTACCACAGTGCTGCTCGATGCGTCACAGTAAGCAATTTGGGAATCAAAGAAGTAGCCGGTGGTGGTAACATTAAGATACCAGGCCGACTGAGCCAAACACTTGAAGCCATCCATCTCGATACCACCAACATAGAAGGTATCACAGGTGATCGTGCATCCGTCCATGAGATCAAGAGTGCCGTACACGTCTTTGTTCCCAAGAGCCACTACACCAGGGCTATTGATGGTTTGCCCGTTTGGATCAAAGGTACCATACCGACCATAGTAGTTGGCCGGACGTATCGGGCCAGTGAGGGCAACGTCCTTATCATCACCTGTATCCAGGACACAGTTGGTGTTGGTCGTGTTCAAACCGTTGTACCACTCATCGTCGCTATCGAGTATTAGCGACCAGTCCATATTCTCGCGTCCACCATGGATGATACTGATGCTGTCATCATGGGGACTGGAGTTCTTACCAGACTGCCATTTGGACCATTCTCGCATGTAGCCATGGAACCAGTAGGCTGCTGTTGTGCCCACAAAGTTACCCAGGCTGAAATGATCGCTGGTGTCAATGGCCCCAACCGCTGCACAGGATACAGTGCTGTCAAGAACGCCATCAATGTACAGATAGATATTGTTGTTGTTACGCTGTACCTGGATGTGACGCCAGCGGTCGTTACCTGTGCTAAAAAGAAAGGTAGCAGTGCTAGCGAAATCCATTGTGGCTCCAGCGCCGTCCTTCATAGCAAACCGAAGCTTTCCTGGATACGTAGCATGATCATACTGGTACATTAGCAGACAGAGGGAGTTGTTCGCGTTTATCCAATTGGAATTACCTACTGCGGTGGCAAAGATCACTTCGTAGTCAAATGCATTGAGCTTACCCGCTGGTTTAATCCAGCCACCGATAGACCATTTGGCCGTGCTAGAACCACCTGGGAACGGTAGGGGATCATCCAGTTCAAATTCTGCGGAGGTACCGTTGAAGTAGTAAGATGGCCACTCGCCTTGAATCACAGTATCCGTTTGTTGGTTGAGGAAGTCCACCGTGCCGCTATCATTGTCGTCTGTGTCCAGATAAATGTACCCGGTACCCTTGGTCCAGGTCACGGTACCACTACCTGATTTGGCATCCACTACGTCCCCGCCAATGTGCCAACGAACATCTCGACTTGAACAATTGACAACAATGTTGACGTTGGACCCCGCCAGTGTGTCCCAAATGAGGTCACCAGCAACGTCGATGGTCACGGGTTGATAAGTGGTGCAGTCAATGGTGAGTGTATTCGATGCGGTGCCGTATGCTTCAAACTGAAGACTACCATTCGAGAACACATAATCACCTGCCCGGAATGGGAAGGTATGAGCCCCTCCACCGTTGGAGATGATGATGAACTCACCGCACTCGTAGGTACCTGGTACAAAGACCGCTCCTGCCAAAGTGCTGTAGCATCGCACGGTAGCAATTGAGAGGGTACCACCAATGTCAGATATTCCTGCTGCGGACCAGAAATGCAGATAGCCCGCCCCAGTAATGGTGCCGCCAGTATTCAAATCAAGTGTGCTGCCATTAAGCATTGAGAAACCCTTACCAGCATTGATTGTAAGCGAGCTACCATTACCATCAACAATAAGAGCGGTACCAACATAGAGGTGGCCAGCAATCATTGTGGTTGATGCAACTCCGTATACGTTCCCGATATACAGGTTTGCAATGGTGGAGTTTGGAGCCCGGAAAGTCATCGTGGCCCCTGCGCCATACATCTGCACGGCATTCATTGTTTGTGTACCGGTATGGGCCGAGTCATGATAGTTCCCAGTGAGGTACACGGAACTATTTTGAGTGAAGGTACCGCTACCGGCCAGGGTCATATGTGTGGTCCAAAGGTTTCCACCGGTTTGTGAATAGCTGCCATTCACCAGATTGAATGTGTTAGCAAATCCAAGGTTGGTACAGACAGCGGTAAGGGTCCCACCTGACTTGTCCACGCGGCCCGCTTCATAGGTCATGTTAGCGGGGCAAGTAAGTGTTTGCGCACCCGAGCCGTTGAAGGTCATAGTACCTGAGCCAGCATCCCAAGTAACCGTGCCGCCAGCCAGATTCTGAACCAGAAAGTCGCCGCTGATTTCATAATTCGGATTACCAGTGTCACCTTCAATGGTAAATGTGCCGTCCCCAGTGTAGGTACGGAATTCAACATTCTTGAACTGGTAGGTTCCAGCAGAAGGTGTCCAATACACAGTAGGATCGCTACTGGTATATGTACTTCGGAAATAGAACTTCCCGGAAAGACCGGTATAGTCCCCGGCCACAAAGACGGCAGTCGGGTATGTTGGGTGGAAATTCACATAGACATTTGCACACGCCAAAGAACCGTCAAGTAACAGAATACCACACCCATTTCTTGGGAGATATGGATACAAATAACCTGCGCCATTGATTACACCCGTAGAGTACAGATATGTCTTCGCCGAGTAGTATGGGATGAGATAGGTAGACAGCGTGAGCGTACCGTACACCTTGAGATTACCGTCATAGACACGCACTGTGTCATTAACCTGGGTGATGCTTGCTCCGGTATCAATGGTGATGGAAGTTATGTAATTACCAACGCCACCAACAGCTTCTGTCTGAAGTGTTTTGCCAGAACCCTTCATGACCAAGACACCAGTATTGCGAGTGATGTTTGCTGTGAGACTGTTAGAGTTGTCGAAGTTTCCATAGACATTGAAGTAGGACGTTGCGTCACCCATCAGCAATGTACCTGTTGCATTGATGGTTACATCACCCCATACCGTCAGAGACTTCTTGGCATTATTGAAGTCGGCCACACAGCCATTGATGTCGAGATTCCCACCAACCGTGGAGTCATCCCAGATATAGACTACTTTGCCACCGGTTTTGGCAAACACTGTGTCTTCAATCTGGTGAGTGCTCGTACTGAAATAACCTTGGTCAGCACTTCCGTCCATTGTGATGGTACCAGTTCCAGCCGTATATGTAAGCCCGTTACCGTCCACCAGGAAATGGCGACCCACATTGATATCCGGGTTGTTCACATTATTGACATGCAGTGTGCCTGATGAGGTCTCTCGGAAATACAAACTGAAGAACGAGTAAGTGCCAGAATTGAGTTTTATCTCCCTGGCGGTGGCGTTACCGACATAGACATCAGTCAAGGTGATCGATGAATAATCAGCCGGGATCAATACTGCGGTACCCATTGGGTAATGGAATCTCAGGTTGGTACATGTGACAGTGGCACTGGCACTGTAGGCTACCATACCACCACCAGTGTGTGGATGATTGATAAAGAGCCCGGATACACCACTGATATTGGCCGTGGCAGAGACAGTCATCTGGCATTTCCATGCCGAAATTAGCCAGTCGGTAAGAATCATAGTCCCATCGATAAGACAGGTGGGGGTCCCTGTCTCTGCACCAACTTGCCCATAGCCATCGTCTACCGTAATGGTAGCAGTCGATGTGACCCATAGATGGAAGACATAATGAAGCCCTGTCTTAAATGTTCCTGTACCGGTAAGCTTCAGGGTTGCTGTGCCAGTCGTGACGGTGGTACAATCTTCACAGTCAAATGTGGTTCCAACGGTCCATGTGTTGCCGGTGCCCATCGTGAGCGTTGAGAAATCGAAGATTGCGCTTGTAGTTGTGGTGATATCATAGGTGCTAGCATTGAAGCTTCCCGTGGTTCCCGTAATGCTATCGGTGACCATATCGCTGGCCAATGTAAGCGTGTTGCTAGACTTGTTGATGATCACGTCTTCAATGGTATAAATACAGGTGAAGCTTTGTGCCGCTGTTCCGCTGAATGTGATCGAACCGGTGCCTTTGTCCCAAACGATTGATCCAGCACCAGAATTCACCACAGCGAAATTTCCAGTGACATTGAGGCTGGCATCGTTGGTATCCATATCGATAGTACCAACAAAGGCCCCAGTGTTCTCGACCTCGAAGTCCATATTGAAGATTGTGGTACTGGCCGGTAGGATAAGCTTGTCTGTGTCTTGTGTGAAGATCACTTCACAGTGTTTCGTTGCCGTGCCGTCCCCGTAGGTTGCTGCCACAAGGGTCATGCTCTTAGGCTGCTGGATTTCAAGCCGTGCGTTCCAGGTCCCCAACATCTGGGTCACACCAACTGAGTTGGATTTGAACCGAACATGCCCGGCAGCGGTGGAATCAACCACCCCAGAGGCACCAACAGCAACACCAGCGGCTGTCCAACAGATACAGCCGTTCCCGGCTAGATCAAACGTCCCATCGATACGGATTGCATTGCTTGCAGACCCATAAACCTGAACGGTATTCGTGAGCGTGATGCTTGCGCCAGACGCAATCCAAATGAGATTGTAGAGACAGTCAGCATTACCACCCCACCAAGTCTTACCAGATCCGGTCATCTTGATGGTTGAAGTCTGACGATTGAATGTGATTCCAGCGAAGTACGGATCGAAGTTGCCAGCGATGGTCCAGAGACTGCCCGTGCCCATATTGATGGTGTCAGTGATGTTGAAGGTTACGTTCCCGTTGATCGTCACATCAAATGTGGACGTGGTCCAATTACCATCTGTCAGAACGAGACTTGCAGCACCGAAATCACCAGTGAGAGTGAGCGTCCCCGCAGACTTATCGACTTCAACGCTATCAGCAAATGCTCGACCAGCAAGGTCAACACTCTGATTCGCGGTGCCTGTGAATTTGATTGACATGCTTCCTCTCCTTATGCGAAGATCACTTGACCGGTGCTGTCTTCTAGTACGCCCAAGTTGCCTCTAAAATCAATGATCGGACTGTTGGTAGTGGTGTCAACAGTGAGGTTTCCAGTACCATAGCAGCGGAATATCACATTGCCAGTGTAGATATGTGTGCCAGAGTCATAACGGATTCCCCGGTCATCGGCACCAATAGCACGAATCCTCATTTCAGCACAAGCAATGGTACCAGGTGCAAAGGTATTGGTCCAAGCAAGGGGCTCAGAAATGTATCCGATAGCTGTGTCCCAAGTTCCGTCCAGTGTCGTGATACTAGATGCATGGACATTCATGTAACCCGAGCCGGTTACGGTGCCGCCCACATTCAAATCCAAAGTACCAACAAGAATTGCAAATCCGTTGTTGCTGGTAAGCGTACCATCAATAGTTACGGTACCAGCATTCGCCCCAAACCACCCTGTGGTGACTGGGATCGTATATGATCCAGTGATCCACAGATTTCTGCAATACGCATCAACGGTAGCATCCAGAGTCTTGCCAGAGCCAGTCAGTTTCAGTACCGATGTTTCAGGGGCGATAGTTCCGCAGCCAACCCAATTGACGTTACCGCTGCATTCCCAAGTGCCTGAGCCCATGGTGAGCGTGTCACCCAGATTGGTGAGCGTGAAGTCTCCGTTGATGGTCACATTGTAACCGTTGGCATCGAAATTCCCGTCTTGAATATCAAGACTGGCACAACAAAGATTTGCGGTCAAGGTCAGTGTACCACCAGACTTGTTGACAACTACGTTTCCAATACAGTCGCTAAAACCAATATCCTGATCGTCGCTTCCGCTAAAGGTGATGGTATCACTTGCACCTGGCGTCCAATACACTACCCCGGTTGAGTCATTGACTTCTGAATAGTCTCCAGTGAAAATGATGGTCGGGTTGTTGGTGCAATCAAAATAGAGATCATCCGCGCCCTGGGTTGTGGCGACGATGTCCCCAAACGTGAAGGTGCCTGCTGCAAACTTCAGTGTCGAGTCACCGGCCCAGGTGGTGCGGTCCCTGATATAGAGAATACCAGTGAGTCCAGAGTAGTCGCCTGGATCAAAAACTGAAGTGGCTTCCGGGTCATCAATGTAGAGATTGGCACAAGTGAGCGTCCCATCGTTTCCTACAATGCCATGGGCGGCGTACATCCCGTACATGGAAATCTGCCCAAGGCCCGTTACAGTACCATTGATGTCAAGGTCAGCATTGAAGTATCCGGTGAAGGACAGCCCACTGCCGAGAGACAGACTACCGTCTACCGTGGCATCACCATCATACTGAAGGTGACCTGTATCCATGGTGTATGAACCTGTGATCCAGACATTCTCGAAGTAGTTTCCAGAACCCGTGGTGGGCCGCGAGAGAGTCTTGGTGGCTCCTGTGAGCTTCAGTGTGCTGGTCTCTGCTGTGTGTGCATCGAGTTCCTGGTCATCAAAGTCGCCAGAGACATCCCACGTTTGATTCCCGAACAGAACTGAGTTGTTGGCCAGCAGTGTGTCTCCCCGCAGGGTGAGCCCATAGGTGTCAGCATCGAAGGTTCCTTGGTAGACCTTGAGGCCAGCACAGTTGATACTGGCTGTCAACGTGGCTGTGTAAGCGGTTCCATCGCTGGTGCCATTGTTGGTTACAGCAAAGGTGTCACCAACTACTGAGTAGTCGCCACGCTTCATCGGGCAACACCACTTCTGGTTCCCTGTATCCACGACTCGGGCATCAATACCGCCAGCAAGAGCAACCCTGTCCGCTTTGGCTAGGGCTGAATCCCATTTGGCCCAGTTACTCATCTCACCTTCATACCAGTAGATGTCCAGAGCCGTTCGGACTCCAGCATACATGGCACCGGCCCCGTTCACGGCATCAACATTGCCGATTGGTGTTGATCCAGTTTCACGCCCGTCTACATACAACTTGAGTGAAGTACCAGTTCGTACAAATAGGATGTGTTGCCACGCACCAAATACGAAGTCGCCCAAATCGGTATTGATGTTGTCCGTACCATCATTCCAGTATGCCCAGATTTTCAGCGTGCTCATATTGAGGTATGGAAGAATACTGGGATGCGTTGGATAGTTCCAACTGAAGAGAATTGCGGCTGCTTCACCGTTATCTACCGGTTTGATCCAACCACCAAAGCTCCAATCAGCATCCGGGAATGTCAGGTCCGCGTGATCCGCGAATGACACATAATCACTGAGCCCGTTGAAGGACCAGCCTTCACGGAGATTCACACTCACCGGATCTGTTTCCAGCGACCCGTGATCAATGCTTTTGTTTTCTGCGCCTGTAATCCAAATCGACATGGTTATTCCTCCACCCAAGAGACGACACCGCCGCCGGTTTCGTTAATGCTGATACCGCCGTCAGGCAAAATGATCCGTGCCCCGTTGGTATTATCGATGGCCATATCCCAACCGTTTAACGCACGAAGTTGGACACCCGTAGCTCCATCAAAGACATAGGTATCATCTGAGAACTTGAATGTGCAATCATATGAGTTACTGGAACGAATTTGTACCCCAACAGCATTATAGATACCACCAACCATTACACCTGTGGACAGCCATTTTTCCAGGATTATCCAGAGACAATCAACTACTCCATCCATGACATCAATACCGGCCCCTTCACTGGCGTCTCTGACCCACAATTGCCCAGCCGCTCCGGTAACATACCCCGTGGTGTTGACTCTCAGCTTACCAGTGGTATATGCAAATAACTGTAGGGAGCATCCAGATCCCATTGAGACGGTTCCATCCACGGTCAAGATACCATTATGGACATGGCCACCTTTGGTATTGTCATCAATTGTGACCGAACATCCCGAAGCAAACCACAGCGAGTATACACCGCTTGCGTACATCATGTTCAGTGTGACGCCAGTACCAGTCATCTTCAGCGTAGCAGTCTCGCGGCCAGCCCCGATAGCCAAATCCTTGCTGTCCCATGAGCCGTTGACTTCCCATGTGTTTCCATCACCCATGAGAATTGAGTCATTGTCCAGATTGACGTTACCAGAGACAGTGACGTTGTAGTCATTGGCATCCCAGTCCCCATCATTGAGGGCTAAGCTCTCACATGACAGAGCAGCCGTAAGGGTGACTTTACCAGCACCCTTATTCATGATGATGTCTTCTACTGAGTTCCCGTCAAATGCAACCTGCTGATCCGCAGTGGTGCCCGAGAAGGTGATGGTGCCAGAGCCGGTGGTCCACGATGTGGAACCAGCCCCGGTCTTGTTCACGTTGCCTTGGAAGACCAAGGATGGATTGTTCGTTGAGTTCTTGAAATGAGCAGTATCACCACCGTCAAGGGCAACAAGGCTAACATTTCCGGTGAAGGTCGTGGTTGTGGCAGCAAAATTGAATTCGCCACCCGTTACTTGTGATCCGATATAAGTTAGTGCGCTATCGTATTGAGCAGCCACCATTGGTACGATACCTGCTGTCCCTACTGTGACATAGACAAACAAGGTTGCAATGTCAATAGTGCCTGACATCCCAGTAATACCTTCACCAATGCCACCAGCATAGACCACCATGGTCCCGGTTCCAGTGATTGTACCAGAAACATCAACGACACCACGGGTAGCCAGTATCGACCCGGTATTCACGGTAAGGGTGGCATCAACATCTAGCCCTTCACATGCTCCGGAGGCGCTTGCAACTATGGTGGTATTGGCCGCGATCCAGATGTCACAGAAGGTATCTGTCGTTTGCAGGGACAGGGTCTTTCCGGCCGTGACCATCTTGATCGTCGCGGTACCCTTAGTGATGGTGGTCACATTGATGAAGTCAGCGTAACCGCCGAACTGCCAGGTTCCGGTTCCGAAATCAACTTCGCCGCCATCAAAGTCACAATCTCCCGATGAGGTAAAGTTGTAGGTTGCTCCGTCGATCTTCCCGGTGAAGCCAGCCTGCATATCGGCACCAGCCACGCTCCAATGGAGATCGAGTGTGCAGGTGTCCGTAACACTGCCATCCCAGATTGGTGTGTCAAGCAGACCTGGCACACCAGCGTTGTCTACCACACCACTTTCGGAACCCCAGTTACGATAATCATTCACGAGACCAGTGGATGCACCGTTGGTCCAGTAGAGGCCATCGAAAGCCCAATTGATGTTATTGCCTTCGTTAATCGAATTCGTACTGTGGATAGTCACACCGCCCGATGCATCGGAGTTCTTGACCGTGACATGTTGCACGATGGTTGTCGGATCGGTGACATTGAGATACCACGTCGCTGTGGCACCCAGATCAAGCTTGTCTCCGGAAGCCCCATACAGACGCAGTTGGCCACCAACGGTGATGGTACAACCATTGAGGCCAGCCACAGTGAGCGCCCCGCCGTTACTAACCTGGAAATATCCCAGTGTTTGCAGAGTCTTTCCGTTGATGTTCAGGGTAGTACCCGCTTGAACTAGCAGAGCATCTGTTTTGATGTTGCTATTGAGGGTCACCGTGCTACCGCTCGTAATGTAAATGTCTTCAACAGTCTGTGTTGGAATGTCTTCCATACTGAAGGTTTGAGATCCACCTGACGCGAGAGTAATGAAACCAGTTCCCTTAGTCCAGGTGAGTGTTCCACCATCAACCCATAAAGCTATGAAGTTGTGGTGCAAGATGAATGACGGGTTGTTGATGGCATTGTTCATGAGTGTTGTGTAGCCATCATAGGACTGGAAATACACGGGACCAGTAATGGTATAGGTCTCATTGTTCAACCTGATCTCAGCATCGGCACCTTGGCCAAAGAGGTATACGATGCAGTCCCAGGTACCACCCACGAACACACCAGTGCTGTATGATTCACGAATGAAGAACGTAGTCGGTGACAGCGTTCCATCGAGAACTGTGAGGCCACCACCATTTTGACTTCGATAACAGGTAAGACCAGTGGTTCCGTTGATTGTACCACCAGTATTGATCTGGACCTTGGAATCCCACCAAGCCCATAGACCCGTAGTATTACCGGCTGTCAGGGTACCATCAACGATGAGATCACCGTCTTGAACACCAATGTTGGTTCCACCAACGGTTGTGTATGAGCCTGTGACCCACAGGCTGTAGACACGACCACCCATGCTGAGATTCTTGCTGGTTCCAGTAAGCTTGGTTTGGCTTGTCCCGCGCGTGTAAGCAGGGACATCCTCCCAGTCACAGTGTCCACCGATGATGATGTTCCCAGAACCCCAATTGATGTCAGCATTGTCGGCTGTGAAGTCACCCGTGCATGTGATGTCGGCATCACCGAAGTCCCAGTAGCCGGTGACCAGCATGAGATATTCAGTAGTGAAGGTACCAGTGATCGAAGCCACATTGGTGCCCGACTTGGCCATCACGATCTCTTCCATACTAAAGGAATCAAAATCGAGAACTTGTGTGTTACCGCCAGCGATGCCAATTGTCCCGGAACCCTTTGTCCATGTGGGTACACCAGTGCTACCGATGGCCTGTTCAAAGTCACCCTGGAAATTGATGTCAGGACTATTGGAGTTATCCCAATGCATATCACCAGTGCTGTCGGTCTTCATCGTGACCTTCTTCTGGAAGGTATAGGTTCCCGCACTAGGCTTAAATTCCTGGAGAGAAGCCGTATGGTTGCATATTCGCACATCTGCGGGATATATACCAGCGACAAAGACGGCTGTGTTGGTTGGAACGAGTATGTAGATTTCTGTTTGTGTCACTGACCCGTCAAGAGCCAGAAGACCACCACCTGATTGGGTGTCATAGAAATACAAACGACCTATGCCATCAATCACTGAGCCAGAGTTGATGTACATCTTGCAAGCCTGCCAGGCTGCGAAGTAATTCTCATTATGGATCGTACCATCAATATCAATGCGGTTGGTTACACGCACAGCAGTGGGCATCGTGATCTCTGCTGTGTCATGCACGTATAATCGGTACAGGTACTGATTAGTGGTCATCGCCATAGACCCAGTTCCATACAGGTTTAGGGTTGCTGTTTCGTAGGTTTGCGTGCCATCTTCGACATCCCAACCACCATACACGTTCCAAGTGGCCGTCGCACCCATCTCAAGAGTACCGTCGTCCATGATCAAACCAAGTTCTGTTGTCGAGTCACCAATTGTGATTGTTTTGTCGGCTGCACTAACTGTAACGACCCCGGTGAATCCAGAATGTAGATTCCAGCTACGTGCCGAAACATCGATATTGATGCGACATGTACCGGTACCGTTGGAATCGAAATGCACGTCATCATCAATTGTCGGAACTGGCGCGATACCAGGACCGCCGCTTGAATATGCCCAAGCATCCGTATTTCCCCAGTATGCCGTGGTGCTTTTGATCCAATATCGTTGCCCGTGGTCAGCGATCTGATTCACTGCCAACAGGTTCTCTGCTGCCAGATTCAAGACAAAGTTTTTGTCGCTGCTGCTTGAGGCGGTCAATGTGTTGGATGCTGACAGGGTCACTACAATGTTTCGGTCTCCATCGCCACTGAGGTCCCCAGTGTTGGAGGCATACCGATCAAAGATGGCATCAAAGGTAGCAACTTGTGCTGGCACCAATGTACTGACCCCATCACGCCGTAGACTGAATCCCAAGTTCAGACTGTGATCAGGATCAAACGAGTTGCTAGCACTCAACGGCAGGACTTGTGTTTCTTCAGCCACTGAAGTCAGTGTCAGTGTGCTTGTGATTGATTTCCCGAGGACCATATTCAGACTTACATCGTCTGAAATGGTCAAGGTGTCTGAAGCACTGCGCACTGCAATTTGATCAAAGGTACTGCTGTCTGATATTGTCAAGGTATCAGAGACCGGCTTTGTGACTACAATGAGGCGATCCAGATCATGCAAGGCTGCGATGGCACTCACTACATTTAGGTTGAGTATCGCAGTTCGGGTGGCGCTATCGCTCATAGCCAATTCGTTGGTGAGTGAGCGGACACGTACCATTGCAGCGGTCGCTTCGTCAGAAATCGTTAATGTACCTGAGCCACTTTCGACAGTGGATCGTAGCAACCCAATTTCATGTGACAGATCAATAGCGCTGCTGGCAGATCGGAACCACACTTGTACTCGCCAATGAACATCAAGACCACGAATACCGTCAGCCAAGAGATCTGTATAGATGGCTGTGTTATTGGAGCCATCATCATCAACGGCATACACTTCATTGCTGGTCGTATAGTACAACTTGTTATTGACAGGGTTGTAGGTCATGTCATAGACAGTCTCACCAACTGTGAGAATCGCTGTGTTCCCTGTCCCTGCGGTAGTGACCTGGTAGATTTTGTCATCACTGTGATCGAAATAGTACAGGTGGCCGTCATTGAAATCAATGGTGATGCGACCGAGGGTTCCGAGGCTGGATACCACAGTGGATCGGTTACTACCATCCAGGTCACACTTCTGGATGGAACTGGTTCCTTGACAGGCCATGTACAGCTTGCCATTGACTTCATCAACCACAAGACCCTTGACATCATCGACTTCAGCATCAGTGAAGAGTTGATTGATGTTGCTACCATCCTGGTCTGCAATATAGACCCCATCATTGATCTCGGCAAAGTACACCTTGTCGGGGCCAACAGCCACACTCTGTGGGTTTGTGAGCCCGGTGATGATCGTGTCTACTGTCCCGGAGCCATCAATGTTGGCGCGGTCGATTCCACCGGAAATTGGTTCGGTGAAATAGATTTTCTCGGAACTCAGATCCAGCCGCACATCTTGACCCTCACTGATGCCACTGGTCCACACATCCTCTACATTGGAGCCGTCAAGGCCCATCTTGAACATCTTGTCGTTGGTGTCGTCAAACACATAGACCTTCTGGAATACGAACGGCACCAAACTGAAGATAGCCTCATCCCCCATAGTAAGGGTATCATCCGGGTTCCTCAGCACTGAGTCCCAAGCACGGCTTTGCCAGGTGAGTGTGCTACTTGCCGCTCGGGTGATGGTCCGATTGAATGATGCTGATTGAGACAAGTCCAGTGTGTTGGTCAACCCTTCATTCCTGGCACTCAGGAGGCCCACAGAGGCCGAGAGATCAATTTCATGGCTGCCAGCCCGTGGATAGACGGTTGTCACAGTTGCAGCGTCTGATGGGCTCACAGAGCCTGTAGCGGCCAGCCCAAGGGTAGCAATCTCAGATGCGACACTGGTGGGGACCAGTGTGCTGGTGGCCGACCGGTCGGCCACGAAAGTACGGGTTGCTGTACTACCCATTATGAGGGAGTCAGCCATAGCCTTATTGAGGGAATACCCAGTATTAGCGGTATGGTCCAACCCAGTCAGGGTATTAGCCCCACTAACGGGGTATACCACATCATAATCGGCGGCATCTGACACGGTGGCTGTGTCATCCGGGAACAGACCAAAGATGGATTGCGTAAACGCAGCGGTACCCACCAAAGTCAACGATGAGGTAAGCGGCTTACCAAGGATGAACAGCAGACTGAGATCGTCGCTCAAATCCATGGCGGAAGCAGCAGCAAAGTGCAGAGAGAATCCAAGATTCAGTGAGTCACTCAATGTCATTGAGTCCGACCCGGCCCGTGGGAACACTGTGGCTTCGGCAACCGAATCAGAAAGGTCCAAATCCTGGCTATCCGATTCGTCACGAACTCGATTTTGAGCAGCAACACTGCTGAAGACTAAGGTACTTGTGAAGGGGAAATTCAATACCGAAGTCTCAGCAGCCTGCTGGCTCACTATGAGACTGTCTGTCGCCGCTCTGGGGCGCACGGATTCCATCGCAACTTCCTGAGCGGCAGACAGTACAGTCGTCCCTCCTCTGAGTGCCTCAATGAGATAAGGCACTGCCTCGGTGAAGATCAGAGTGCTGGTCACATCGCGTTGCAATGAATAACCAACTCCAACCTCGTATGTCATACTAAGCGTGTTGGAAGCAGATCGGACCCAAATTCCAAGTTGGGCAGCGGTGTCTGAAACTGACAGGTTATGGGTCACTGCTTCAACATTGACCAACACACGACTTGCAGAATCGCTTGGTGCGAGTGTGTCTGTGATAGATTTGCCAAGCACCATACCAAGATCAAGATCGTCTCCGATCACAATCGTAGAACTCAATGTGGCGGTAACAATTTTGCCGCCATCACTGATATCAGTGACGATCAAAGTGGATGTGCCGGAATGCTGCACGATAGCTACTCTGTCTATGGCGTCATCCAGATCGATGGAACTCAGCAGTGATTTACCAAGGGTTGCCACTCTGCCTAATGAATCCGACAAATCAATCGTGCTGCTAAGAGCCCGATCCCAGACTACCAACACGGTATCAGAATGTGTCAGGGCAAGTGTGCTCGTACTGAACCGTAAGGCCACATGAACGCGACTGGCCACGTTACTAAGCGACAGTGTATCGGTTACATCCTTCTGTAGGGTGAAGGCTAGAGCAGCCTGACTGACTGCATCGATGATACTGGAAGCTGTTCGTGGCCATACCGTGTCCTGTGTAGCTGATACTGATGGGACCAGTACCGAGGTTGCAGACTTACTGGCGACAATGTTTCTGTCACCAATACTGGTTAGGTCCAGTGTATGGCTGCTAGCCTTTTGTACGGTGGCGATTCTGTCTGGTGTACCAGTCAAGACCAGTGTGTTAGACAGGTCTTTGGTCAGAACAAAGCCTGCCGACATATCGTCACTGAGTAAAAGAGCACCACTTGCACTACGAGGCCACACAGTATCTTGACCAGCGGTGTCAGAGAGAGCCAAAGTAGCACTGACATCCTTCTGGAGTGTGGCAATACGGCTCGCAGCATCAGAGATGCTCAGTGTATGTGTTATGGAGTATGTGAACTCGGTCTCTTCGTAACCCGTACTGGTGAGGGTTATCGTTGAGGTCAAGCTTAGATTCAAAACGATCAACCGATCTGGGTCATCGTCTAGTACCAGTGTGTCAGAAGCAGCCAGATTCAAAACACTCGTCTCGCTGGCTGTGCCGGTGAGGCTAATTGTCGAAGAGGCGGTGTGACTGACTGTGGCAATACGGTCTGCTGAGTCATCAAGACTCATTGTATCCGTTGCGGGTCGCAGGTATATTGGTGTCTGAGCCGCTGTGCTCGTGAGGTCGATATCATCAGCACTAGATAGTGACCAAATTACTGTGAGGACGCTCAAGTCTGATAGGTCGAGTGTTGAAGATGCTGACGGTGATACGAGAGCCGTTCGTGCCAGTGTGTCATCCAAGTCGAGTGTTGAACTGGCGTCGCGCGGCCAGACAGTATCTTGTGTAGCAGTTCCAGAGATGTCCAAGGTTGAGCTACTGGCTAGCGGCCATGCCCAATTCACTTCCAGCAGGTCGGATATACTGAGTGTACTTGTGATGCTTTTGCCCAAGACGGCAAGTCGGTCAGCTTCGCTGTCGAGTACCAGTGTGTCTTGAAGTGATTTATTGAGGACCCAACCAGCATCCAGTACATGGCTCAAGCTAAGTGCATTCACAGCACTACGTACCCAGGTGGTGTCAAAGATTGCAGCTTGTGTTAGTGTAATGGTGTCGCTGAGGTCATAGGTGACGATGATGTTTCGGTCACCCGTGCTTGTCAAATCAATCTCTGTGGTGACTGGCCGAGCAAAGACAGCCAACTGGCTGGCGGTACTTGTCAAAACAACCGTGTCGGAGGCAGTTCGTGCTACTGTCTGCACGAAGGATGCAACATCGCTGGCGCTGATGGTATCAGAGGTTGTGCGATTGAATACACCAGCATACGCGGATACAGACACCCAATCAATTGTACTGCTGCTGGCTCGTTGCAGGCTGTAACCCACATTCAAGTCATCGTCTAACGGAATGGCATGTGTTGGTGTTCGCAACCAGATGGTGGTCTCAACACAATTATCGGAGATAACCAGTGTGCCAGAACTGTCTGCCGACACAGCTTTCAGCAGATCAAGAGTATCCGATATGTCAATGGTGTTGGTTGCAGTCCGGCTTCCGATTCTAATACGGGTCGCAATGTCACTACATACAATGGTTGATGACCCACTTAACTGGAGAATCCAAGTTGGGTCCAAATCATGGCTCAGATCAAGACTGTCGGAATCGGATGTGCTGCGTACATGAGTTGTATCCCCGACACTCACAAACGTGATGGTACTGGACGGCCCGAGCGTTAGTATCCAATTCAAACCAACCACGTCTGAGACTGTGATAGTAGATGTTAGTGTGCGGGGGAATATCCCGGTGTAGTCCAGTGTGTCACTGACTGATATACCAGATGGGGCATTCAGAGTAATGATAAATCCTGCTTCAGCCGTTGAAGTCCAGTCCAAAGAGGACGTACCAATCCCCTGGATGTAGGTCTCACCGGTAGCAGCATGTCGGAGCCGTAACGGAGACTGCATACCTCGTGGGATGAAGTTTCTGAATGGGAAATAATCGATACCATGATACTCTTTGCCAAAGACACCGTGATGAATGGTGGTAGTGATCCCTGTAGAAACAACCGTCTTCTTTACGTCACGTCCCGAGGTCCAATACAACGTATCGTTGTCCTCGTTGTAACACAGGTCATCGGGCAAATTGGCATCGGTGAGCACTGTGTCTCCTGAGCCATCAATGTTGGCAACATAGATGTCCCCACCTGAGATACCACGCCCAAAGAAGATGCGCTCATTCTGGCGGTCAATGCAAATTGCTTGTGGTAGGTTCCAACCTGTAATGAGATCAGTAACGTTACTGCCGTCATAGTCACAACGCTTCACGATGTGGGCACTATAGTCACAGAAGTACAACTGATTGTTGTAGGCGGCCAAACCGTAGGGTCGCACCACGTCATCAACAGTGGCTTCCAGAATCAAAGTGATGTTGGACCCATCCAAGTCCATTCGGTAGACTTTGTTGTTAGTGTCCGATTCATCTACAAAGTAGATGTAGTTCTCGTATGAATCAACACACAAGCTCAACAGCGATGAGTAGGCAGGGTCATCAAGGATAACTGTTTCCCCGGTACCATCCAAATTCCCTCTATGGATGGTGTTGTCTGTGATATCGACCCAATAAATCTCATACCGATTAACATGGATGTCGGCATCGGTTGGCTTGTTACCCGTATCAAACATCGCACGTCGATTGTTTCCGTCAAAGTCCATCCTAATACATTCGTCTTCAGACCACTCCATGACAAACAACCGCTCAGAAGCATGGGGGTCAATCCACACCGATGTATCCTGAGTGAAGTCCAGATCATCTGATGGGTGGCGTGTATACACATCGTATCCGCCAGAATTCGTATGCTCGAATGCAAGGGTGTCATCTACATCAATGGTGTGGACCACCGTGCGTTCCCAGGCACGTTGTAATAGTTGATCCATATCGAGTGTGGAGACCACCGTCTGTTGGTACACCAGCGTAGAGGGTTTGTACAGAATGGCCTTCCAACTCTTAGCCAAGCTGTCCTGATCTGAGTCACGGAGTTTTTCGTATCCGGTGCCATAGATAGAGACCCGGTAGATATCTCCGTCTGCCTGATCGTAAGTAAAGTACAGATAGTCATCACCAGGATCGTATTCGAGCCGAATGACATTGACACCCGTGGTATCAATATCGTACACTAAGGCATTGTTGCCGCCGTCCATGTCACAGACACGAAGCTGGTCACCATTCGAGTAGTAGATTTTGTCATTATCAATATCCACTGAGACCGATGGTCCGTCTGTGGTGCCCGTGATACCGGTGACGATATTCGCCAGGTTGGTACCATCCAGGTCACATGTCCGGATGCTATTATTAGTCGAATCGCAGAGCACCAATTTACCCAACGCTGGGTGGATGCCCATTTCACTGATCCAGGCCAATCCTGAAGTCAAGACATCAGTTGCACCGGTGCCATCTAAGGCAGCCTTGCGAATCTTAGCCGGACTGTATTCGTACCAATAGACTTCATCCGCACCAGGATTCACTGTGATACCAACAGGACCAGCCGTACTTGTATCCAACCAGACTTCGCTGTTGCCACCATCAAGATCACATCGCTTGATCTCTTGATTGGCATAATGTGTCCAGTAAATCTTGTCATTGGTGAGGTCTATCGCGGCATCCTGGCAGCCGTCTACACCACTGCTGAGAATCACAGCAGCATAGGCACTATCAGGTTTGAGGCGTAGAATCTTACCCATGATTATTCCTTATCAATTACGTAGAGGCTACCGGACTCAGGCGGCTCAATGACAGCCGAGGCCGATGACGCTGGCACCAAAGTATCTTCTGCATCACCATCATATGTCCTTGGCCAGACACGGTGGGCCCAAGTCAGGTCATCCGAAGCTGACCGAGCAAAGGTCATTGAGCGGGTTGCAGTTTGTGTCAAGTCTCCGGTATTGTCTGCCGACTCGACTGAGGCCAGGTTGAATGTACTCTCCTGGGTTAGATCAACCACATTTTCGGTGACTCGTGGGTGTGTTGTGAAGTCGTCACCAGCATAAACGATACTGACGGCCATGTTGTCATCAAGCGTGAATGAAACCTCTGTGTCTTCAACGATAGAATCCCATGCACGACTCTGCCATGTGAGTGTATCATCAGAATCTCGGTTGTACACGCTACTGGCCAGCGACAGGGCTTGACCAAGGGCGGCTGTCGATTCCAGGGCTTGAAGGGCCACAGTCGTTTCACCTGGGAGACTCGACAATGTGATGGTGTTGTCCCCAGTTCGATTCCTTGTGATGTTGAAGCTAGCCGCACTGGAGAGAGTCAGATCACTGGTACCACTGCGTTGGAGCGAATAACCAAGATTCAAATCGTCGGTCAATTCGATAGCGTTTGTCAGGTCACGAGCCCAAACAGTATCTTGTGTTGCCACATCGCTGGCAGCGATTTCGTGATCAACACTTCTTGGTGACACTACGGCCTCGTTAGCACTGTCATCCATCACAAGGGTGTTCTCAGCATATCGGTCCCAAACTACATCGAAGACACTTGCATCTGACAGTATCAACGTGTTCGCAGCATTGCGGATAACTTCAACGACAATTATGTCGTCCAAATCAATGCTAGAACTTGACGCGGGACTGATGAAGTGTTCGTAGCTCAGCACTTCGTCTAGTGTCAACGTTGATTCGATAGACTTGTTAAGGATGCTGGTAAGATCAAGATCATCGTCTAGCGTCATGGTATGTGCAGCAAACCTACTGAAGATTGGCTGCTTGTCGCTAATACTGGTGAGCGTGAAAGTCGAAGACGCATCGCGGTCACGGAAAGTAATACTGGTAGCGACATCGCCAACAGTGAGATCAGTATCCAAATCTCGCGTTAGTGTGTAACCAAGATTGAGTGCTTGGGCCAGATCAGTGGAATCCTCCCCGAATCTTGGTAACACTAACGTTTCACCACTGCTGTCGGATAGATCCAGATCATCAGCAAGTGGTGGCCCCAGAACAAATAAGGTTGCCAACTCATCTGAAATTGTGGCAGCGTGTATGATTACTTCATTGAAATCAGTGGTCTCATAACCGATTGAATCCAGTTCAACTGTGGTGCTTCCGGCTTGCTGTGAAACGATATTTCGGTCTACAATAGAGACCAGTGTTAGGGTATTGTCGTGGGCCAAGGTTACAACAACGTTGCGGTCACCAATACTGGACAGATCAATTGCGTTACTGGCATACCGTAGATATACCATATCCGCGACGGCCAGACCAGACGCTGTCAGTGTATTGCTTAATGACTTACCAAGGGTTGCAATCCGTGTAGTGACATCACTTAGTGTAACAGCATTGGTAGCACTTCGGCCCAAGATGGAAGTTTCTGCACCTGTATCCGTGAGGTCAAGATCAGACTCACTCCATCGTTGCCTTACTGTAATGGCACCTACGGCTGTGTCCGCCAGGTCAATATCACTGGTACTACCCTCAAGGGAGAGGAATGCCTCATCAACAACACTGGAGATGGTCAAGGTTGAAGTATCATCGGTTGTTCGGATTCGGTTTTGGGTGACGCTGTCGGAAAGATCAATGTTCGCGGTCACTTCTTTCAATGGTACAAAGACAACTGTGGATTCGTCACCCAGAGATAGCGAGACCGCAGTTGATCGTGGCCATACGGTGTCCTGCCCGGCAATGGCCGACAGGTCCAGAGTATCACTGCTGCTTCTGGGTGCCACATGTCCATAGACAAGTGAGTGTACGAAATCGAGATCACCTAGCATCTGACGGGTTCTGGTGTAACCCGTGTATGGTGCAATGGCCAGACCCCATGGTCGTTGGTATTCGGTACCAGCCGACACTTGATTATGTGTATGAGGCGCAGTAATCTTGACACTGTGCAGCCCGATGTAGGTCCCGGCCGCAGCGTTGTCTTGGTAACAGACTGTATAGATCGAGTCGTTTACAGCGTTGAAGGCAATGTGCTCGAAGTGTCCGGACGGGATCGAAATCTCAGTAATCACCCATGCACTGGGCCCATCAACGTCGGCATAAAATGCCCGCGCGTAACCCGTGGAAAGTGATTTGTACAACCAGAACAACCTACCATTGGTTTCGTCATAGTTCAGGTGAATCCAAGGTCTGGTCCCTGGGAAGTCGGTCAGATTACCAAGACGCACAATTTCTGCGTTAGTATCCAAGTTCTTTTCAACGATGCGTCCGGTTGGGGATCTATCTGCGTACCACAATCTCCTGTTCGCACCATCACCTGCAAGATCGCTCGCATAGCCCGAGCCAAAATTCACGTCAGGATTCACGTTGTCCAAATCCCATATCGACCCATAACCGTTATTGAACAGAATAGCCGGAGCATGAATGGCATACATATTGTTGTTCTGTGAATCAACAAACGATCTACTGGCACGATAGACAGGCGGGTTGGGATACACGTAGAAGTTGGCACCGTTTAGATCGCATCCAAACTCGTAGCCAAAGACATATGATCCGAAGTAAATACGATCATCAACAATGCCAAGATCCCAGGTATCGTTGGGATAGGCTTGTGACCCGGCTGGGTACGGAAGATCATTCAATTCAATTGCTGTTTCTTTACCGGTGAGGTCTGGCCTGAATTTCACAATTCGTGAGTGTAGCGAATCGCCTTCATAACCTTCACCTGTGTAGACTCTACCGTCGCCTTCGACATGCTCATCCAAGTCGTACAGAACAACGTCGGACAGAGTCAAACCCTGAGTAACTGTACGCCCGGCCGACCATAATGTATTTGCATCACTATCCAGATCAAGGTCATTTTCACCCAACCGCAGTGGAATAGCTACGAGGTCTAGCTGGTCATCAAGCGGGATAGCTTGTTCCACTGGCTCGTATGAACCAAGGTAACCGAGAATTGTATCGTCGATATCAAGACCACTGGCGAGTGTTCGACCAAGTATGGCAATTCGATCCATCTCGTCAGTGACCGGGATGGTATGCTCAACAGTACGCGCCCATACAACATCGACACTGGCTGAATGCTCAGGTGTGAAGGAGTCGGCTGCCGACAGATGTATGATCCAGTCTTGTGGCCCGAGGGCAATACCTGTGTAGGAAGCGTCGTTGTCAATACGAATTATCTCTTGCGTCGGGAAGCTAGCATAGGCTTTGATACGCCGTACCTGGTGTGAATCCCCTTGGTGAGTATAGTAGATGTACTCATCCTCAAAGTTGTAGACCATATCCACAGCGTAGGTTGCAATGAAGGCGACCTGTGCCACATTGGAACCATCTAAATCAGCCGACTTGATGTCCTGGTGCATCATGTCAGACCAGAACATTTTCTCGTTCACGGGGTCAATAGTAATGGCAGTGGGACCCGTGGGGTCTGTGTTTGTTTGCACCAGATTGGTCAAGTTTGACCCGGTTAATTCACATCGCTTGATGTAACCAGCACCGTTGTCAACAATGTACAGGTAACCGTTGGAAACTTCCAAACCACGGACACGAGTTAATGACGTACCCGGAACAATTTTCTGGGGGTTGGAGCCATCGTAATTCATTCGCCAAATAGCTCGAATAGTTGAGTTGGTGCTATGCACGTAGGCAAAGACATGATCTGTGGCATCATTAACCGCCACGTTCATTACATTTGCATAGCCTGATGCCAGCATTTCCACATCGGTGCCGTCCAGGTTGGCACTCTTCAATGCCCCAGCACCACTGTATGTTTCGGCCCAGAAAATGCGTTCATCGTCTAAGGAGATTACTGCATCACCTGGGGTAAACGGTACACCAGATTCAAACAAGTCCTTGAGGTGGCTGCCATCCAATGTGATGACACGGCAACGGTTGTCCTGGTTGTCCATGAGATGTAGGGCAAATGTATTCGCGTTGGCATGGCCATGGACCAGCGTATGATCGAGAACCAGTGTACTCGTTGCTTCTGGCGTAAAGGTCTTCTGTGCAAAGTCACTCAATGCCACCAGAGTATCAGTTTCGCTTCGGCTAAAGATTGTCGTTTCCTGGGCCTCATGGTCCAGATCAAGGGTTGAGATAGCACTGCGGGGCCACACCACATAGCGTACTGCGGATTGGGTACTGGTAATTGAATCGGTAATTGATTGATTCGTGATAGCAGTACGATCCAAATCTTGCACGAGGACCAGAGTATCTCCATGTTCAACCTCGAAGGTGCGAGAAGTCCTGTACGATAGAGTCAGTGTGTCCTCAGCAGCCCGTAGTGCTACATGGATGGTACTCGCAGCATGGTCCAAATCAATGGAATCGGCAGTAGTCCGAATTGCCCAGAAAGTATCCTGAGCCGCTGTGGCCTCCAACACAAGTGTATCATCAAGGTCTTTGTTCAGTATCTGTTCCAGATCTAATTCATCCGACAGCGTTAGTGGTGTTGGTGCATGGTATGAATACACCGCACTCAGGCTATGGTCCAGTGCCATGTTGTTCCAAGCCGCTCGTGGCCTGACATGATAAAAGCTTGTGGTGTCATTCAGATCCACTGAATCGAAGTAGATGTAGGTACCTTCATCATAGGCTGATGTGTTACGCATCGTACTCAGGGACATGGTATTCGTGTCAAGGGCATATACAGCATACTTACTAGCCAGATAGAGAATGTCACTTTCATGATCATAAACCATCTTCTCAACACCCTCATAACCGCCCTGACCGGTCATGGTACCAACAAGTTGTAGGTTGTATGGGGCCGTCTTATTAACACGCCAGATGCGAGCATCCTGTGACGCACCGAAGTAGACGTAGTCATTGTTGTGGTCGAAAGCAATTGCATCATAGGTCTTGTTGATAGGCATGGCTACCACATGTGACCAATTGGTATACCCATTTCCGACCAACAAGTTATGGAAGGTATGGGAACCAGTATCGCTACCAAAGGTCCAGAACAGACCTGTATTTGGATCACGTCGCAGACAGCTACCATACATGAAGACACCACCGGCTCCCAACATTTGGATGTGGTCGCCACCGTCTGACATACGCACGGTGTACATCGCCGAACAACCACCCTCTGGACAATGGCCACCATCAACTGTGAAGACCAGTCGTCCCAAACTGGGGATGATATCAAAGGTACTGTAACCACCAGCATGGTATGCCCACCACTCGCTCCAGGTACCATCGTTCAAATCAACAATCCCTACAGGGTCATTGCCATCCATGTCCCAACTGTTGATAACCTTGGGACCATCACTGGCACCATAACCATAGACACGATTCCCAACAGTATCGATCCGCAAATCCGAGTGCTTGGAGGTACCAAAGATGTGTTTGGTTTGGCCATACTCATTCATTCCCAGGATGCCATTAGCACCGCTGGAGACACCTAGCCACAACGGGCCGATAGTAACCTGGATGTCGTAGTAACTATAGCCGGAGAGGTGCAGCGTGTTGCTGGCAGCCAGATCAACCGGGAAATATACTGGAGCGTCAAGCTCAAGGGTATCGGTGGCATCATAGGTGTAGGTGGACCCAGCCCGACTGGCGTCTTCTGTGAAGCCGATATCACTGGTGGCAAACAAGACACGGTTGATATCGAAGACAGCATCACTGGAAAGGTTGATGGTACTTGAAGCCGGTGTAGTCAGCAAGTAACCAAGATTGATATTCTGGGTCAAGTTCAGGTTGTCTTCAGCCGATTCAATATGGACCTTCTTGAGATCATGCTCAACGATGAGAAGGTTCGAGAGGGCTCTAACATAGACTGTCTCGCGGTTCGCATAATAGCCCCACATGATTGTCGAGTCAACAAATTCGAGCGACAAGAAGTCTTCATGAGCATCAGCACTGAGGGTCAGGTTGGAGATGGCATCATGAGAGACCAAGGCGATGCGGTTTACATCGTCACTCAGAGACAATGTCCCAGTACCCAGTCGGTAGCTGTCGGTTTCTTCAATCGCAGTGTGCGAGAGGTCCATATCGGAGGTTGCTGAGACTTCTGTGACCAAGTAGACGATTTGATCCAGGAACGTGAGGTTGGCTTCGATGTCGGCGGTGACAACGAAGCTGTAATCTTCAAGACTCTCAAGGACCAGGGTTGAAGTTTCTGCCCGTTCAAGAATAGCAACACGGTCAGCAACCTGTGATAGGTTGAGGGTGTGTTCAACGTCTTCAAGGAATGTTGGAATCGGAGCTTCATCAATTGCAAAGCCGTAAACGGTAGTTCGGTTGGTCGGCCGTGTAGCGTCTGGCCAGGTATGGACCACAGTACGATTGTATCCGTTCCAGTCAATTTTTTCAACATACCGACTCGAAGTGTCGCTGGATATAGAGTAGATGCAGTCATCATTGGGGTTGTAGGCAAAGTCTTTGATTTGATGTGGGTTCGGGTAGACAACCTCGATCTTAGTTTCTTCGGTATCGTCCTTATGAGCCTGATAGAAGGTACTGACGCCAGCTTGGTTGACCCACAATAGGCTCTCATGTGCTGGAACAAACTCCATATAGTATGGGTCCCCAGGTATCTCCATCCATAACGTCAGCCCTGAACCGTCTGTATTCATGCGCCAGATTTCTCCAGGCACGCCAGGATTGACAAACGTCGTTGCCCCGATATACAGTTGCTGGTCTGCCGGGTCAATGGCGATTGAGTGCAGATTGTATGTACCCAACCCACCTGTGGAGGCGATTAGTGATTCATCGGTACCATCAAGATTATTTTGGTACACGGCACCGAAGCCACCATTCTGGTGTGTATAATAAATCTTGTTATTGGCAGGGTCAACAGTAACATCAAGTATACCGCCAGGCCACCCAGGTTCCAAATATGGAATCCAGGAACGAATTTCTGTGACGTTGCTGCCATCAAGATCGGCCCGCATGATTTTGTTCCGCAGATTGTCGGTCCAATACATCTTATGATTGATGCCATCAATCACCATGTGCCAGCCACCACCTGAATTAAGGTCTGGATAAGGCGCGCCAATTTGGGTTGTGGCTACCACATAAGGGTCGGTTCCGTCTGCCTTCATCGAGAGGATTTCGTCATACAATTGATCTATCATATAGAGGCGGCCGTTTGGATCAAGGATACGTGTGACCGCCGCTGCATCAGACAATGGGAGGTAGTCGATAGGTGATTCTATTGTGGACAGGAATGCATCATCGTCCCATGTAACGGTATGACTGAGGGTATGACCCAGAACGGCAGTACGATCACCGGTATCCGATGGCGTCAAGTCCTGGGTAATGCTCCGCTCGATGATACGCAATCCGGTGGCAGCATCTGTGAGATCAATGTCATCGGTTCCATAGTGGAACTTGACAGTGTTGTCGGCTGTGGCTTCATGGTCCAAGTCGGTGAGTTCACTGGCTGTGGTACCACCGGTAATCGGTAGTGCTTCAGCAAGCTGACCTGGGAAGAGGTAATTGATCGCATTGCCAAATCGAACGGGCAGAACGTCAGCAGCATGATCAAGATCGATGGTATGGCTGAGAGCCCGTAAGGCCCAGAATGTATCTTGTGTAGCTGTGTCATCCAGATCCATGGAGTGCGACATGGTCTTGTAGACGATGATAGTACGATCAGGGGTGCTAATCAGATCAAGATCATCGGTACTAGCACGATTCAAAACGCTAACCTCTGTGACCTCGTCAGAGAGGGTCAGTGTGTCAGTTATGTCTTTACCGAGTAGGAAAATGGTTTCCAGGGTGGCATCAAGATCAAGCGAGTCAGTAGCGGCTCGCGGTCGGATCATATTACCCACGAATATCTGGCTTAAATCCAGACTATGCGGCATCTCACGATCCAAGACGTAATTGACATCCAATTGATCGTCGATTGCAACCGAGTCTCCGGCAGACCGTGGGAATACAGAATCCTGCTCGGCTGTATCATCCACAGGGATGTCGTCGGTCAACAGTTTACCCAACGAGACAATTCTGGCTAAATGGTGCCAGGTATCGAGTGGTGATTCGAGGCTCCGGGGTCGAACAGCATTCTGGGAGGCGGTTTGGTTAGGTTCCCAGATGGTGGTAGCATATCGATCCCAGACGCCAAGGAAAGTAACTGCGCTAGTGAGGTCGGTGGTGTCAGTTGGGTCACGTTGGAAGACCATTAGTTCTTCCGCTGTGTCGCTAATAGGCACCAATGAATCGGTCAGTGATTTACCAAGAATTGCAACCCGGTCCATGGAGTCGCTCAAATCCAAAGAGTGGACGAGATGACGCAGAGATTCGGTTTCTTCCAGTACAGTATGACTCAGGTTGATTGTTTGTGTGAAGGATTTACCAAGGGTAGCAACTCGGCTGGCTACATCCGAGAGGGTTGCTGTATTATCCGCACTTCGTGGGCGAAGGAAATTGGTATCTACTGTGCCAGAAACATCCAGAGTGTTTCCAAGGCTGTGGTCAAAGATTGCCAAGTATGAGGCTGAAGAAGATGGGTCCAATGTACCAGTTGCTGATCGGCTAACAACAAATACACGGGTTGCCGTGTCGTCCAAGTCCATTGTATTTGTGGCTGTTCGCAGGTAGGCCCAAATATCATCCAACACCTGACTGACTATCAAAACGCTAGTCAGGTCTTTGGTAACCACAATGATTCGACCTACAACCTGTGACAAATCAGGGGTAGATGTTGCACTTCTGGGTCGCACCATTGGGTAGACCAAGGTATGATCCAAATCAAGAGTATCATCACTGCTACGCTGGAGGATATAGCCAACATCGATTGCGTGCTCAAGCCCAACGGTGTTTTCAGAATCACGCGGGCGAATCAACGGATTTTCAATGTCTTGCCCCGCCAACAATACGGAAACCAAGGTCTTGCCCAGGATGGCGGTACGGTCACCAACATGGGTAAGATCAATGGAGGTGTCGGGACTACGTGGGAAGACGGCTGTGTATGCGAGAGTATCGTCCAACGACATTGTGGTGTCAATTGAGCGATCAAAGATGGCAAGATATAGGGCCGTATGATCTGGGTCGATAGCATTGCTGCTACTACGAGCCCAGACCATAAGACCGATGAACTCATCCGTGAGGTTGAAATCACTACTGAATGATCGCCCATAGACACCATTGAATGCCAGGATGCTATTTAGTCCAACAGTATTCTCAGAATCACGCGGACGAACGGCATCATAGTCAATGACCCCGGTGGGCTCCAATGTGTTGGTCGATTCACGCTGCAAGCTGTAAATGACATCAAGATCGTGGTCCAGTGATGTGGTGACGCTAGCATCCAACGGGCGAGTGATATTCTGTGTAGTGGCATCACTGGGGCTCAGTGTGGAAGTCCCGTCATGACTCACGAGTGCGATTCTATCAACGGTGTCTGATACATCAATTGAGTTTGAGCCGCTACGGGGCCACACAGTATCTTGTTCTGCTGTTGCCGATACCGTCATGATGTTGGACAAGAGACGATCAAAGACTGCCAGGTACAGGGCTTGATCAGTTGAAGTCAGCGTGTCGCTGGAATTTCTTGGCCAAATGGTATCTTGTTCGGCAGACTGTGAAAGTGTCCCTGTATTCTCGGCTTGGAGTTGTAGGATTCCACTTCTGCTGGCAGTATCATCGGGATCGAGTGTATTACTGGCATATCGATCAAAGACCATTTGGCGCTCGGCAGTATGATCGGGCGTCAGTGTATGAGACAGGTCTTTGCCGACCACAATCAGGCGTGTTAGAAGATGACTGATGGTAACCGTGTGTGATTCAGTCCGGTCATAGGTGGCTACACGCCCCGCCGAGTCAGTGGCATCAATGGTGTTTGAAAGTACCCGATCAAAAATAGCCAGATACAAACCGCTATCACTGATGTCTAGCGATACGTCTGCTGATCGCCCAAAGATTCCCGTATAGACAAAGTCCTGACTGAGTGTAATCGTGACGGAAGGTTGCTTCCCGAGGACGGCAGTTCGGTCGCCCACACTATCAAATGTCAGGAGCAGTTCGGCATCGCGCGGCCACACCATATCCTGATCAGGGGTTGTGTCAAAGATCAAACCGCTGGTTAGCGTCTTTCCAAGGGTCGTGGTGCGGTCATAGTCATGGCTCAACACGATGGTGGATGTGCTGTCTAACGGCCGAACTGTGTCCTGCACATTGGTATCCGAGATATCCAGAGTATGATTCAAGGATTTCCCGAGGGTTGCAATCCGGTCACCCGTACCACTGAGGTCGAGTGTATCAACTGAATTTCGTGGCCAGACTGTATCCTGTTCCCCGGCATCTGACAGCGGAATGATGTGAGATGGTTGTTTCTGAAGCGTAGCAGTTCTATCAACAACATAATCCAAATCAATGGTAGACGAACTGCTTCGTGGCCAGATTGTATCCTGTTCGTTGCTGTCAGAAAGATCAAGAGTATGGCTCAAGGATTTCCCGAGGGTAGCAATCCGATCTCCAGTATCACTTAACGTGATAGTGTTGGTTGAACTCCTTGGCCAGATCGTATCTTGTTCAACTGAATCAGACAGGGTAAGCGTGTGTGAAGGTTGCTTCTGAAGCGTTGCGATTCGATCAACAACATCAGATAGTTCGAGTTCATCCAGAACTACAAAAGCCTCAAACACAGTATCTTGGGTTGCTATTGAGTCTAGTTCAAGAACACTGGTTGCAGACCGATTCAGGATGCTGGTTTCAGTAGCGGTGCTGGTCAGACTCAAAGTATCGGTGCTGTACCGATCAAAGAGCATGACACGGGATACCGTATCAGATAGGCTGATTGTATCCAAAAAGGCTCGACCGAGAATGGCAACACGGTCGCCAACATGGGTGAGATCAATATCGTGTGTAATATGACGCAACCAGTCAGTATCCATTATGGCGGTACTGGTCCATGTCAATGACTGCGAGAGACCTTTACCAAGGGTAGCTGTTCTGTCACCAATATCGGTGGCTGCGAGCGTGCTGGTAGCGGATCGTGGCCAGATGGTATCTTGCTCGGCACTGATAGACCATGCGAGACTGCTGGTAGCATAACGATCCCAAAGTATGACACGGATGACACTGTCACTCAGTGTCAGATCGTCGGTTTGATTCTTAGTCACTTGGATGAGGACATCCGGAGTCTGAGCGATGAGCACCCCAGAAGATGCGCTGCGTGGCCAGATTGTATCCTGTTCAACATCGCTGTCGATGGTAAGGGTATCAGTGAGTTCTTTGCCAAGTGTGGCAATGCGATCCACAATACTCGTGAGGTCCAGTGTATTGGCAGTATTTCGTGGCCAGATCGTATCTTGTTCTGCATCACTGTCAATGGTGAGCGTATGGGATTGATCTTTCTGCAACTCAACGATATGCTCAAGTCCGTGCCCCACACCGATGGTATTGGTAGCTGATCGTGGCCATACGGTATCTTGCTCGGCACCACTATCGATTGCTACTGTGTGGGTTAGTTCTTTACCCAGGGTTGCAATTCGGTCTACTGTGCCAGTGAGATCAAGAGTGCTGTCAGCGGTACGGGGCCATACTGTATCTTGTGTCACAATACTGCTTAGTGTAAGCGTATGGGACTCATCTTTCTGCACAGTGATGATTCGATCAAGTTCATGATCCAACCCCATGGTATCGGCTGATGATCGTGGCCAAATTGTATCTTGCTCGACTGTGGAATCCCATGTGAGTGTATGGGTCGGAGCACGATTCAAAATAGCAACTCGGTCTCCAAGGCTAGTCAGATTAAGCGTGTTTTCAGCATATCTGTCCCAGACCGTCAACTGAGTGATCACCTCAGATAGTGTCAGAGTATTACTCAGAGACCTGACAAATATGGCCAGATACAAGGCTTCATCGGTTGCAGCCAATGTGTTATCCGCCGACCGATTGAAATCCCCGGTGTATGTGAATTCTTGGGAGACAACCAGCGTGTGCGACAAGTCTTTCCCAAGGAACAGTGTTGCATGATTGCTGTGATCTAGGTCTAGGGTATGGTCGAGTGACCGTGGGAATAGGGCCACGTATTCAACAAGGTGGTCCAGTTTGTTCCATGTAAGGTCATCGGAGTGGACCGCCAGGTTAAGGACGATATTGCGATGCAGAAGATGTTCCACGCCAATATCACCATCAGATTGACGAACGAAAACCAACTCCCGTTCTGCCAGATCATCCAGTGTGGTCTCGGTGCTTATGGGACGTAGGAACAGAGCCACACGCTCAGTCTCATCACCAAGACTCAGTGTAACATCAGGCAGTCGAACAAACACACTGTCTTGAACCACGAGGTGGTCCAAAATGATATTGTCAACGAAACCCCGTTCCAAGATGTAATTGGTATGCAACAGGTGCGAGAGATCGATTGTGCTGGAGGCATCTCTTGGCCGTACAGCATCATGATCTGGTGTGCTGATTAGCTCCAGAGTTTGTTCAATATCTTTCTGAAGAATGACATTGAGATCAAGAAGCTCGCTAAGTGTCAGGGTATGTTCGACGCTACGTGGCCGCACCATGTAACCGTCAGCCTGATGATCCAAATCTGGTTCTGAATCTGTGGGCCGCTGTGCATAAACCAACACTTCCACGATGGCATTGGCAACAATTTCGCTGGCCGCCGAGCGTGGACGATCAGAGTCATGCATGACAGCATCTGTAATCGTGATACTGTGTGCAATTGATCGGTCACGAACCGCAAGGTATGTTGCCAGGTCATTGGTGTCAAGATCACTGACCAAGTATCGTGTTCGGTCAGTAAAGAATTCTGCCGCTTGTGTGACCGTAAACAGATTATTGGTTGCATACCTATCAAAGACAGCATCGAATGTGACGACATCGTACATGGTAGACAGCATGTTGTAGGCTGTCATTGAATAGATGTCAGCAAGTTCGGCTTCGAGTTCAACACTGGCTGTCAAACCATTTCGATGATCCCGCACGATGGGGTCCTGTGGTGAGACAATGACACCGCGCCACTCGCGGTTTTCCCAATCTAGTAATCCAACCTCTTTACCCAGGGTTTGACGACAGAAATCTAGGAAGTTCTGTGCCTCATCTTCTGCCAGTCCGTTGAATTGGAACGTCAAATGCTGAATCTTGGGCCAAATCTGGTCGGCAAAAACAATCAGTGTCCCGCCACGGCTCTCTCGTTTGATGCGGTGGAACGCCAGGCTGTCCTTATTGTCAAACTCTGGCCCACGTAAATGAATTGATAGTGTGGGATCGACAGCAGGGTAGAAAAAGGTGACACCACTGGAATCACCAATCACCGGTTGGCCTGTTTTTGGTGGTGATGGGGCATCAGGGTCAGTTGTTGATCCAACAAACGGTGAGTAATTATGCAGTGTTGAATCTTGAAGATTGACAAACGCCATCGTTTGAGTCAACAAAAGATTAGTCGTAACCTCAAACGGAGCCCGCAGAATAATTCGATCAACTTCATGTAAAAGACTCAGTGTGTCACTGGCTCGCTCTGTGGTGAGTCCTCTCGCCTCATGACTGAGAGTCAAATACGAGGTTGCCGATTCTGCAATGCTTAGCTGAGCGTAATCTCCAAGATCGATGGTATTGGTAGCCGAAGCTGACGTACCCGTAGACAATGCCAGGGCCGCAGAAGCCTCACTGGTGAACCAAATGTTTTGGGTACGAATTGGAAGTGTGCCCAAAGATATGGTGTATTCGGCCGCGTGAGTTAGCTCGTAAAGACGTTCCAGATTATACTGGGTGGTCAATGGGTCATAGACTTGTACCAGCGGCCCAAGAAACTCTGATTCAGCCGAGACATGACGTGGATATCGAACATCCTCGGCATGACTCAATGAGAGGATATTACTGGCAGACACTTGCCGGATACTGGGATCAACCTGTTCGCTAAACGACAGTGTGGACTCACAGTTGCCAATAAACGGGCGACCAACATATGCAGTCTGAACCAGGGTCAGAAAACCGGTTTCGGTTCCTGGGTACTTCGGGTAGACCAGATAGACAATGTAGTCCCAGTTGTCCAACACCGATTCGGCGTACAAACTGATCCAGGATATTCGAGCCGTCTGGCTAAGATTAAGCGAGTCGCTGGCATCGCCATGCCATGGAACTGGCGTATAGGGACCATCGACAAATTGAATCTCACTCAAGGCGTCCACAACGTGCCAAGTATGTTTTGCACGCCCAACCAGATACATCAGGTCATGAGTCATGCTCTCATTGAACGGCTGGGTGACATCATGGTCATGACTAAGATTCAATTGGCTGATGACTGGCGCAATATACCAGTCTCCCACAGCGTCGGTATTCAGAACTATATCATCCTGTGCCGAGAGACTCCAGGGTCTGACAACACTGACCACATCATTAAGGGTCAGGGTGTCCGCCACTGGAAGCACATCAGTCGCTAGGATTGAGGAAAAGGTGATGGTGTGTTCTTCAGAACGGTACCAAGGTCGAATGACATTGAGATCATCATTGAGATCAAGATCATCTGATGCGTCACCGAAACGCAAGTGATGCCTGGAGGCGTCCGTCATGGACGAGAGATCATCGGTAGCATTGATATACCACGGCCGAGTAGTAGTGGCTACTGATGTGAGGTCCAGGTTGTTGATAGCATACTCAAAGAGCCAGTTATGTTCCGGCAAGCTGCCAAGAACAAGACTGTTACTGGCCGAGAGTTGGAAGATAGTCTGACGCGATGCATCATTCAGAATCAGTTCGTTGGAAGCATCGCGTGTGATGCGACCAAAGGCCACATTTATGTCTTGAGTGAGCGTTTCAGACAGGTGGGAATGTGGAACCGTATTGAGAAGATCCCAAGAAGCATGGAGCACTTCCATGCTCAAACCTGTCATGCGGATGCGACCGCTACCGGGTTTACCTAAAACCTCGATACGCTGCTGGGACAGCCTAAGATACCCTGGATCGGGTAGGCCAAGAACATCCAGATGTTGTGTGGGTACAATCAAATCACCAGGATCGGATTGGCCCAGTACCTCGATGTGTTGCTGCGCAGTACGAATATCACCTGGGTCTGATTGACCCATGGCAAGAATCGACTGCATAGTGACTTGTAACTCGGATGGTATTTCAGCAAATACCAAGACCGATTGTTTCGTTACACGAATCGACATTAAACCGCCTTAACACCGAAAGTTGCGTTATTGATGCCCTCTGGTGTCCAAACCACACCAGTATCAGGATCTATGGTGGAAATTCCATAGTTCATCTGATAGTATTCATGGGCAGAGTATTCGTCTCCGGAATCAAAGTCTTCAATGGTGCCATTGGAATCAATTCTGAAGTACAATTCCCAACCGTGCGCCGCTAGTGTTCGGGTACATGCATTTAACTGGAGACCCAGTACCTCTAAGCTCGGGTACAATGATCCCCAGGAGAACATGTCCACACTGCCAGATACATCGGTTTCGACGTAGCTGGCATCATCATCTAAAATCACCTCATTCAAATAAGACACATGCGAGGAGGGGCCGCTTGCATCCCATTGATTTGATGGCTCGTCACCGTACAGCGAAATCCCTTCAATCCTACATGGACCGAGGAAATCGTTGTGCGGTGCCGGACCATCGCCATCACAGACATAAATGTCATCATACATACATGTCCGGTCTATAGTGAATTGAACACCCTGAACAGTATCATGGTTCCAGGGATCGGTATCAATTCCAGATAAGGAGAGTACAGTGTTGCCATCCACACGAACCTCAACAGTTCCAGCGGAATCATGGATGTATGCCTTGACTTCAATGTAGTTCCACTGAAGCACTGCTAAGTTAGCCCCAACACTTTCACCACGAAACGTGTCACCCGTGTAAATTCTAAGTTCCCCGTTCATCATCCGACGTAATCGTACTTGTTGCCACCCTACAGGCGACAGTAGCATCATAAGATCACTGTTATCAATGAACCAGTCGCTGCCACGCCACCCAAACCCGACAATCCACGTTGTATGTTCTGCCTCTAAGCGTTGACGAAAGAGACAACTATTGCTATTGGGGTATTTGAAACCAAGTCCGACCCCGTCACGCCCGACCTGGATACTGGCGCTATTATGATGCTCCAGGTAACTCCACTTTTTGTGCATAGCATCATACAGGTCGAGACCAGTAGTACCGGCCGGACCCATATTTTCAAAGCCTTCAATCCAGCGTAATGCCATTAGCCTACCTTCACACCAGCCTGTATTGCATTGATGCCACCTGTGGTCCAATCAACAGCAGTGTCGGGGTCTTGTTCATAGATGTCGTGGTACGCGAGGGCATCTACACCAGAGACACGATGCGTGGCCCCATCTTGTTCCGTGGTACCAGATTTCACTACAGGGATGAGGTCTTGTGACGTGGCGGCTGATACCATGGCAAGCGTCGAAACCTGTACTGCTTTGATACCTGATTGAATATCACTCAGGCTACCAAAATCATACAGGTCTTTGTCACCTGGCGTAACTGACGACACATAGTCTGTGTCATCAGGGTAGTCATCGTCCACAAGGGCATAGTTATCAATACCTGTGCTTGGGGTCCAGTCTGCTTGTGCCGTATCAGCAGAGGGCCTGATAGTCTCCACAATGTGTTCACCCATGAAGTCTTGACCACCCGCACCGTCTGCGATATAGAAGTCTGCCACTTTGCTGCCACCGTACCCGGCACGGAGTATGATCTGGTTGATGATACCGTCCGATTCGGCGGCTGTATCAATACCAGATTGGTTGATCACCACATTCTCGTTGACCCGGACCTCAATGCTACCGGCAGAATTATCACAGACAAGCTTCAGTTCGATGTGGTTCCATGAATTGCCACGCAGCACATTCACGGCTGAGTTGCCAACAAGAACACTATTACGGTACACATGTATGGAGCCATCATTCCAAGTGGCTAATCGAAATTGCAGGTCTGACCAGCGATAGAAGTCAAGAATGTAGTCCCCATGGCTGATATAGCCAGGGACGTAGTAATTGAATCCAACGAACCAGGTTGCGGAATTCGGCAGGAACTTCTTCATGTAGTGATCTCGTCCAGCACCCCAATAAATGCTCTGACCGATCCCACCACGTCCGGCTGCAATTTTCGTTTCGTATCCACCAAAGGTAACCGCAGCACGGTCCCAATGTTGCCGCATCCGGGCTTCCAACGTAGTGCCATTGGTGTCATTGGCCCCATAGTTGGCGAATCCTTCGAGAAACTTGATAGACATGGTGTGCTCCTTATCCGACTTTAACGCCAAACTGGGCTGCATTAAACCCAGCCTCTGTCCAGGCAGCCGCCGTGTTGGGGTCCTGTAACATCCGGCGGTGAAATGTTGTGTATGCAGTATCCGTGACGGCTTCAGTTGATCCATCACTGTGGGTCGCGCCCGACTGGCAAGTAAGGACCAAAGATTCTGATCCGGCAACAGACAGGGCTGCTTGGGTCCAAATGTCAACCAGCATCACGTCTCCAATGGTGGCCGGTAAGTCACTGTAATCATACAGGTCTTCGTTACCCGCGAGGCTGTCATAGACATAGTCGGTCCCATCATTGCCACCATCTTCGTCGATGTTCGCATAATGTGAACCGGCCGGTTGAGCCGACCAATCAAGCTGTGCCGTATCTGCACTTGGTGTTAGTCCGAGTACCGTGTGTTGGTGTCCCAGGAAATCATCGAACGACCCACCGAGATCATCGCAGATATAGACATCATCGATTTTCATGTTGTATTTGGCATTGAGAAAAATGTGCTTGGCAACATCACCGTCACCAGAGAAGTCAGTATCAAGTCCGCTACCGCTCATTATAGTGAGGCCATTGACACGAACCTCATAGCTCCCCACAGTGGCATCAATGGTATACTTGAACTCAACAAAATTCCAAACACCAGTCCTGAATGTCCCTGGGAGTGATTCCTGATGCAGATAGGCTCCACCATCCCAAAAGCCTATCCACACCCCTATGCTGTCGGTATGCCCCAATCGCAATGTGATTTGAGAAGCCTCAACGTCCGACTGCGCGGAATACATGTACCGCCAATTGTCATCATAGGTACTGTCCGTTGGTAGTAAAACGGCAAACCCGATGATCCATGTCTGTTTTGGGTCCCCGACAAAATGCTTGCCCACAAAGCTGTAGCCGTTGGGTGATAAATTCAAACATGCACCGAATCCATTACGGCCCGGTACAGTGATGTACGAATAGGTGTCGCCGTCAGCATCTGTCCAGATTTGCTCTAAGTCGGTCTCAAGGTTGACACCAGTGATGCCACCCGAGCCGTATGTTTCAAAACCATCAAGGAGTAAAAGAGCCATAGTCTACCTTGAAAGAAAAAGAACCGAATGGCAGCATCATGCTGCCATTCGGGTTGGCGAGGAAATCACGCAGAGACAGTGTACGTGACCTTCAGTTGGTCACCACTTTGCACTGCAACGTCACCGCTACCAAAGTTGGCAGTGGCCCAAAGAATACCATCGGCCCCGTGGTCGTCCTTCGTCATGGCAGCCGCACCGAGGCCAACCACGAAGATACCCTTGACAGTACCTGAGCCGGTGATGTTGAAGATGGCAACTGACGAGTTCGTAATCGAAGCCGCTGAAGCTGCATCTTCCGGCCATTCCGGTCGAGTCGTGGTATTGTCAGAATTGTTACCGTCCGTGTAGGAAGTGAACTCCATCCAGTTGTTTGGATTGTCGATCGTGGTGTACTGACCGATCCAATCATACTCGTCCACAGTCGTAACGTAAGCACCGAAGCTCGCGTTATCGACCAAGCCGATGTACCAAGTACTCGCAGCCGATGTACCATGGAACATCACGTCCAGCAAGAAGGTCTTACCTTCTGTGACAATGTCATTGGGGAAATCGTATTCGCCAATGACCTGGCCGTCACGCAGATGCTCGACTACCAAACGCCCACCAAGAGGCAACTGTGCCTTCGGATGTTGGGGGGCCTTGTCGAGTGTCAAAGCGGCAGCCTGGTTCAGTTTCATCGTGTTCATAGTAGAACTCCTTAAAAAAGTTGTGGGCATTAGCCCAGGGTAGATGATCGTCTTCGCAACTCACGGCGAACACGGGTAACAATGTTTCTCGCAGACTCACGGTCGGTGGTACCACCTGTAACAGAGATATTGATATCACCTACGTTGGTGACAGGCCCGCCCTCTGATCGATAAATCGGCTGACGGCCGGAATTCATCGCCACAAGCTGCGAGTAGAACTTCCTTGTGGAACGGGCATTGACTACATATTCACCCGGCGACAACATCGCCGGTACGGTATCTGTACCTTTTCGTGCAAAACCACCATTGGCAAAATAGCTGATCATACCGCCCTTGGATTGATTAACGGTGGCAGCGCCAGGGGTTGGGATGTCAGGTTGCTGTAGTCTGGAGGCTTTCTCCATCCAGTTATGAAAACCCTCGGCCGCAGTTTCACCACGCTCCATACCACCTGCCAGCGTGACAGACTGAGTAGCAACGGTGGTCATAGGTTTTGTTGAGTCTACCATAGCTGTCTTAAAGACACCCCCGCTATCAGCGGCTAGCTTCCATTTTGCCTTGGCTGTGGTAGAGTATGTCTGGATTTTCTCCATGTTGGTTTCGACGGTAGCCCATTTTTCTACATCGTTGTTCTCATTGAGCTTTGTGAGATTTTGGAAAATGGCATTGAAACCATCATATGCTGATGTCAGATCGGTGATTATCTTATCTAACGGGACCGTCTCAAAATCGAACATACTAGGGCCAGTCGGAACATACAGACTGGGAGTATCCGAACCTGTTGCGTCCTTTACAGCAGTCCGCCATTCAGATACCATATCCAAAAGCTCTTTCAGATTCTCCTTGTATACCCGTATCTGGTCTTTGCCTTCCTTGGACCAAAACTCAATCGGTTTTTCCTCAGCCTGTTTTTGTATCGAGGTATACTGCGATTTTGATTGAGACAACTTTTCAATGATTGCATTGATCGCGGGGCTAGTGTTCCCAGTATTCTTTTCGAGCTTGCCCATTTCCTTGTCAAGAGAATCATAGAACTTACCCATTTCCCCAATGGCGACTTTTGTCTTCCCCGTGATGCCAGCTTGTATGCCTATGAATTTCTTCCCGGAGCCTTCATACTCGGCTTCAATTTGAGTCAAAGCATCTTTGTATTGGTTGAGAAAATTAGCCGGGTCCCACTTGATTGGCTCTTTCCCAAGTGCGGCAAATATCTCATCAACCATTGTCCGCATCTCTGCGGGAACCTCTCGGAATGCAGCTTCTATGTTGGTTTTGAATTGGGCCTCATCTGCATTCAATTCTGCATTGATACTTACCGCATATTTGTCGGCGAACTGATCCAAAGATGACTGGAAACCCTCAATAGTATCGAAACCGATATCCACGGACTTAGACAACGTTATCAGTCCTTTGAGGGCTGTACGCGCAGCTTCTAAATCGGTAGCTTTTTGTGCCGAAGTTTTGGCCACCCCGTCCTCAGTGGCTGCGAAACCCTTCCTGACTACATCAGCCAACTTTATGGCCTTCTGCAACTTTTGGTAGGTCTCATCGTAATTCATCTTGACCGGCTCTTTGAAAACCTCACGCAGAGATTTAACGGCCTTGACAAACGCTGCGGTTTGCTTTTCCATAGCTGCATTGTTGGCATCAATCAGTTTCTGGGATTCTGCTGCGGCTTTCTCTTCAAATTTGGCCCGCTTCTCAGCCTCGGCAGCCATGTCCAAATCTTTTTGCTGCTCCATGATGTTCAGAAGCGTTTTACCAGCCTTGTTGGCAGTCCACATGGACCCCGCTGATTGGGCCATAGACATGGCGCGTCGTGCCTCTGCCGCCGCCAAATCCAGGGATGCTTTTTTAGACTCGGCCGTACCGCCTCTTGGATCGGCTAGCTGTTGAGCGTTTTTAAGGATCTTGTTTGCCTTGTAGACACCATCCTTCAATCTGGATATACTTTGATTGAATCTTTCCTGACCAATTGCTATGTCCCAGTTAGCTGATGTAGTGGCTGCTTGTCGTGCTAGCTCATGACGTTTCTCGCTGTGCTTTTCGCGTAGATCCTCGACTTTTTTGTCCAGTTTTATTCGTAAATCTGTCGCTTTCTTGGCTTGATCCATAACTTTGGAGCCAGAGACTGTGAGCGCTTTTTGTCGCTTGGCCTGGCTTTGCCGTTCCATTTGATCAATATGATCCACTGCCTTCTTCCAGGCATTTACGTACCGGTCCAGCATATGGTCTGCGGAATCGGCACGTAGCTTGTTATCAATCTTGTAGTCTTCGGCAGTATTGTTTTGTACCTTTTGCAATGTAGAGAATGCTTTAATTCCAGCCGCAGTCATCGCCTTTAGCCCTTTGGCCCATTCTTCGGCTATTTCAGCGGCCTTTTTCCGAACGGCCTCCATTTCTTTCTCAATAAGATCATTCACTTCTTTACGTAGGCGTCTAGCTGCTTGCGCTGATGACTCAAATGAGTCAGCAATTTGAAGACCAAGGAAAACCCCTATCCCTAAGCCTATTGCGATGGGTCCCAATACCGCTAGGATTGCTGCCCCTGCTGTTGCCGTGGTAGTTGCTGCTACGGCTGTCGTCGCCGATGACGCAGCTACTGCCGCTGCTGGCCCCACTGTTGCAGCCGTTGACGCTGCCGTGGCACCTGCTGCCGTGGCAGTAACAGCGGATGCACCCGCAATTGTGGTTGATGCTGTGGCCCACCCGGCTACCATTATACCAAGTTTGGCAGCAACAAGTATATTGGCAACGAGAACGACTCCCTTTAATGCGTTCTTTATCGCATCAGCGTTGTCCGCAATGGTAGCCAATCCCTGTGTAAGGGTAGTGAACAGCGGCAATAACTCTTGGCCAAGCTCCATCATGGCCGTTCTCAAGTTGTTCATTGCCGTTTCAGCTTTTTTGGCATCCGTAGCCATCACACTCATAAACGGATCTTCGATAGCCTGCTCGGCAAGGATCTTTTCCATATTGATTGCAAAGCGTTTGGCATTATCCCCAGCCAAACCTAAAACACCCGCCACGGCCCGTACACGATTGAAGAACTCAGACATCTGTTGTGTGCTGCCATTAGCCTCTTTGCTTAATTCTGCAAGCAACCCCCTGAGCCCACCAAACATTCTCAATGCTTCTTGTGCATTCTCGACGCCCCAACGTTCTTGGAATATCTTTGTCAATTCCGTTGAGGGTTTCAACAGCTTGATCATGATAGCACGTAACTGGGTGACGGCAGTATCAGCTTTCACACCCGTAACGGTCATGGTTGCTAGAGCAGCCGACATCTCCTCAATACTTCCCCCCATCTGTGAGTACAGCGGGGCAATACGACCAAGAATGTTAGCGAGTTCACTAGCACGCAAACGACCTTGTTTGATCGTTGTGAACAAAATGCCAGAAACACGTTCGGCATGATCGGCCGACAACCCAAACCCATTGAGAGCGGCTGTCAGAAGGGCAACTGCATCGGCTGTAGAGGTATTGGTTGCTACGGCTAACTTGTTGGCTTGGATAAATGCATGGAGTGACTCTTCGGCATTACCAACCTGGTTTGAGATTGTTTGGTATAAACCTTCAGCCACATCGGCTGCCGGGCGACCAAATTCTTTGGCAATCTTGATTACCTCAGCACTGATGTTTTGCAACCCGCCCAGTTGGCCTTCAGCAATGGTGCCGATTTCAGCAATACGCAAGCCAAACTCAATAGCATCGCTGATGGCCTGCCGCAATGCGGCTCTAATCAGAGAGAGTGCGCGCACAATGGCTTGAGTTGCAACTACACGAACCATTGTTTGCCATGAAACTGTGAAGGTCCCAATGCCCTTGGTCATGCTTTTACTGGCAGCATTCACGGTGTTGGCAGCCGTTTGCATCTTGTTGGCCATCATTCGATTCTGGCCACTCAGATTCGTTGCAGATTTAGTCCAGGCAGCATCCACTGACTTCAATGACATCTTTGTTTTTTGGGCATACTCAGACGCTGCCATCACGGCGTTTTGATAAGCACGCTTTTGTTTGCGAGTGGCCGACTCTGTCGCTTCGCCTACATGCTTTCGCACGGCCATTTCGTATTCACGGAGGGTGGGCAACGCCTTTTTCAATTCATCAGCAGCCGCCTTGGCTCCAGTACCACCGCCTGCACCTTTTGCGCCTCCGAAAGTGATCCCACCGGCCACAGACTTCAAGGCATTCATCTTGCGAGTGACATCATTGACATACCGCGATATGTTGGCTTTGTTTGTTGCCAAAGCTTTGTCAAATGAGTCAAAGGCTGTATTGACGGAACTGATAGCCGCGAGGGCATCGCTCACATCAAAGCCAAGTTTTTGGTTGATTTCAGACATTAGATTCGTTTCGTTACAAGTTGCTTCATCGGATTAGGGAGGTGAACGCTCTCAGAAAAGAATCGAAAAAGAGTTTGGCCCGCGTTCTGAAAATGATACGGACCTGGCTTGCGAAGTCTGGAGAAAACTGTGGGGTCACCTTCAGCGTTGGCATCATGTAACTCGTTGTATACCAAGTGGGCCAAATTAGTTGAATACTTGAAGTAGTATTTCCCGCTAGCAGCATCAGCAACAAGAATCCCGGTACTTGATCCTGTGGCCTCAGTTCGTCCACTCCTGTTAAAAGAGGACGCAGTTGCGATGGGCCAGGCCATACCAACCTCGCGTGCTAGTTCAGAAAATGTCCTACGGGAAGCTCCACTCCATACTGGTATGATCGCGGCTGCGGAGTGCAGCCATAGTTTTGCCGCATCCTTGATAGCCCCTGAAAAATACTGATGCAATACAGATCGGTACTTGGCCATGTCGATTCTTATCGATTTGTATTGAACATCAGCTTTCATTTTACACCGATTCCGGCCGTGGCTTTCACGATTTCCATTTCTTCGTGCTCCATCACTTGATCAAATGCTAGCATCCGTGCTTGTGTCCAGACATCAATGTCGTCCCAGTCGGCCTTTATGCCAGAAGGTTTTACTCCGAAGCGGGCACAGGCTCTCCAGATGGCGTACTCTCCGGTTCTTCCTGGTGGCCAGAGGTGGCTTTTGCTTGTTCCTCCAGCCCACGTACAAAAGTTGCCCGCGCCTCTTTCAGCATGTCTTCGTCCAACGCATTGGCTCGCATCACTGTCTGGATGATCCGGTTGACCTCAATTTGTGTCAAACCAGCTTCCTTGAGTTCAGCTTGCCAGTGTCGCCAGGTTTTGGGGTTGTCGATATCAACTTTTGCCCACTCAACTTCGCTGGGCTCCAGTGATATGATCACCATGTAAGCCAACCGTTGTTCACTGTGGTGCTCCATCATCTTCTTGAAGTTGTCATCGTCCTTGTTCGGAACAAACCCGTCCTTTGTCAGCCTACCGGGTGGCTTTGGTTCAGGGCAGATTTTCTCGAATGGGTCCATGTCCGCCACGGCTCGTGCGCGGAATACAACTTGATCTTCGCCTCGTGGCAGGACCAGCAATTCCTCATGTGGCCCACTGATTTCTTTTCCACCGATTTTCATGATTTTACCTCGCTAAAGGAAAGAGAAAGTAAGTGAGGTAGGTCGGTCCTACCCCACTTACAGGATTGATTACTGGTCTTGTCGGCTGTGATCAGCTTCCGTGATGTTACAGCGTCCACCAGTTGAAATTGTCGCGTCACCCAGATTGAATTCCAGCGACTCATATCGGAAGTCCGACAAAGTGGTAACTTCCGTCTGGGCCCCACCGCACGGCGGGATATGCTCAACTTCCATGTCCAACGCAAACGGTTCGCAGGGGTCAGCCGCAGCCGAGACCCATTCCGCAGCACCGTTCTTACGCTTGAGGGCATCCACAGGCGTAATAGCTTCGTTTGTGCCGGATGTGACAAACTCATACACAAAGTCCAGGCTCACGTCTACCGGTTGCTCGTCGCCTTCTCGTACAGTGTCAAGCGACCCGCGATCCAGCAGGTATTCGTATTCCTTGGCTTCAGTGTAGGTCAAGTTGCCATCACCGATCTTGATCTCAATTTGCTGTGGCATGAAGGTCAACACAGCATCATCGACGGGGGCGGTACCCCAGGCCGGGGTGAAATCAACACTGGTTGTCGGGCTCGCACTGGCAGGGGTCCGTGCTGTGACCGTATAGACTTGGTCAGCGGCAGCACCGACACAAGTGAAACGGGCACCAACAGGAATCATTTCGGTGTCAGCAGAGTTCAACACCAATGAGTCAACACCAACTGTGGTGTCCAAAATATCCGGGGTGGGCTCATTCAGCGCACCCGAACCGCTGAGTCCATCCTTCAGCCGGATGGTGGCATCGCGTAGTTCGATTCGTGCCATTGTGGTTATCTCCTAATCAAAAGGAACCGGTTCTAATTCAGGTGTGTACATCACCTATAGGCTTCTCGGAACACTCCGAGTATCAAGCCTCAACTTGGAGGTCCATGTAAAACATGGCATCGACAGCAATCTGTCGAAGTTCTTCAGTACGTCCAATCTGGCCAAATTGCCAGACTTTAACACTGTCTCCTTTATTGCTGCGGGGCACCAAGCACCCCAGCAATGTTTTGTCATCTTCAGGGCCGTTTCCGGAACGAAACACTTCAATCTCTTCACCAAGAGCAACTTGAAATTCTCCGGCCCAACGATCTGGGTCAAACATATTTTTGTTGCCCGTCATATTGAACGTAAGCAGGATATTGACCCCGACTGTCAGTTCGTACATACGCGGGCTTTGTTCTTTCGCCCATGGCCCATTCAAACGGAATTCTGCTCGATCATTCTCCATAATCTCCGGAGTACGCATATCGATTCCTTCAATCAGAATCGGAAGCGATAAACCTTGAGCCACTTGTCTGCAATACTTTGCAGCAGAACTCAGAATCCATCGTGGCCAATTAGGGTTGGATGCCATCAGCTTTGCTCACTTACACCATTGAGATCAAGGTAACTGTCCGTTACCAGTGGGAAGATTTGTTCGTGTGTGCTGCCGTATGTCCGCTTGCCTGTAATCATCCATGCTCCACCCAGATCAAATTCCTCAATCTGCTTGATCTCGTACCGGTGGCCCTTGTAAACGATCCAGTCATCTTCCCGTATGTCAGTGTCACCAACTTCAGGGATGTCGCGTTGATCAATGATGAACACTCGTGCTGCGCTGTCAAAGCTACCACCATAGACCATGGATTTGTTGGCCGAGATTTGAGAGATGCTCTGAAGCACTTCTCGCATGATTTTAGCTGGTAACACAATGGCACGACGAATCGGATGAACCTCTTTGGGTACAACTTTGAGTCCAGTATCCAGATCCGTCACGGCTTCCCCTGTGAGTCTGTATAGATCAATGGGCGCACCCCACTGACGCTTCAGTGAGTACATCACTTGGCGTCCGAATCGATCAATCTGTGCGTTGGGTCGTTGTGTCATTTTCTTACAGTGTCGAGCTTTCGGCGGATGTCACGCAATTCGGAGTCGATGTTTACCTCAAGCTTGCTTGCAAACTTGGCCATGATGTCACAGAATCCCAGCCCGGCCTCGTGCAGAGCGATTGTGGCAAAAGGGGCATTGAGGTCACTATGCTTCTCTGCCAATTCGTGGACTTCGTCGTAGATCTTGGTGGTGAGTTCAGTCTGGGTCATTTGAACCTGCATAAGCTGGCCCTGTGTCTCGGCATTCTTTGCCATGATCCCGGCCGACTCGTCTACGAAGCGGATGTGACGCTTACCGACTTCAGTGAGGATACCACCCTCTTTCGCAAGGAACCGCCTGAGTATCCAGGTTGCTGATAGCAAGACAAAACCAACGACTAGCCCGATGAGCCCATATTCGGTAAACAGTCCTAAGTCCATTGTGTATCTCCTTATTCCACACGCCTGATTCTTAGTCTACAACCACTGGCGGGATACCGCCATGCTAATGATCCTGATGTACGCTGGGCGACCACAGAAATTTCGTCTTCGTTTACAACGTCCAATGAAGATCGGCCCATCACCACGGATTGCACTTCACCCGCGTGTAATACCGTGCCACGTAAGGTTCCGGGGACGAATACCCCATTCTTTTCTAGCCACATCTCGATTCCTGATATCCCTGATCCACTGTCTGCCGCGACACTGACTTCAGCATGGATATCAATTGCCCCATCAAAATTTATGTCCACATGTGTACTGGATGGGGACAACGCCATACAACAACTCTCAATCGATGTGACATTCAGCGGACGGACTGCCATCACGCCTGTAGTATATGCGTCACTATCAGCAGTGTTATAGGCTTCAAATCGAGGTCGGGTATTGAGTCGGTCTTGAATCCAAAGTTCCAAACCTTCAACCGGAACTAGGGTCGGGGTTGTGTCATAGACTTCAAGGTCGCCATCTACCAGGGCGGTTTCGATATCGAGTGACAAGCGAATCCGATGCAGATCATCGGGCTCATCAAGATCGAGGGCCTCAGCAATGGCAAGCACGACCCCGAAATCAGGGACATCAAGAGCCGCACCGCTTGCATTTTTCAGGGTTCCGTACATCAGTCTTCCTCGAATTGAAACTCAACTCGTACCTTCTTGAACTTCGATTTGTCTTGTGTCCCAGTTTTGCGGTAGATCACGAGCCCATATTCATCAGCCGTTAGAGCCAGGTTCAGTGTGACATCAATTACCCGCCTGGCGTTGGTTGGCAGGGTTACCACATCATCATGGACCAAAGTCTGTGTGCCAGCCGGATCTCTGTAAATCTGGATCACATAGGTCTGGTCCGGGTCCTTCTTGTTGACGGTAAGCGACAGTGCCTTTAAGTGGCTGGACTTCATGATCTGGAAACCAGATTCCAGGTGGCTATCGGCATCCGAGCATTTGAACCAGTGCTTGAAGTGCTTCTTCACTACTCCTTTGAAAATCGCCGTGGTCTTGTAGGTTGGTTTTCCGACTCCAGTTGCTTGTCCAGGTGGTCCGACTTCCCATTCAGTTGCGATCCAAGTTCCGACCCCACCGGCTGCGATAGATTGGCTCCCGGCATCCCGCAGTATAATGGTGCTACTGGTAAGGATAGCTATGAGTTCGCCTTCCGCTGCTTTGACCTTGTTGTAATGCACTTTGTTGGGGATTGTGACAGTATCAAAAGCAGGGATCAACCATCCAAGAGATCGGATGTTGATTTGTGCTGCTGTCAAATTTTCGATACTGCCGCGAGACATTATTGTTCCTCAACCACAAGCAAGGCAGAACCACTGGTGAAGGTGGATTCGCCGGAACCTGTCAACCGCTCGATTGCAATTCCGTACTCACCGGCATCTAGGTCAACACCAACCAGACTATTCACCTGGAAGACACGGGTTGATCCGGCCGTGATCGTGACCTTGCCGCTCACCACGAGAGTTGGTGAGGCATCTGTTGGGTTCTCGTAGACACGGATGTCATATGTATTCGTCGGCTCGGCGGCATCCAATGCAACATAGATTCGACGAAGTGTGGAATCCATATCAATGCCAAAACCAACCGTGGTATGTGGCACACCAGATGCGTGCGAAAGGAAGAGTGACCCCATTGATGGAACCGGCGTATCAAAGAGGGCTTCAATACGATGCCCCTTGGCAATGTTCCGGTCAACGATCCATGCCTGTTTCATCCAAACACGGAATTTGTTGACAGACATGGCTGTAGCAGTCGCGTCCTGGATTTCAATGTCACTCGCCGTGATCAGTGCTTCAAGTTCGGCTTGAGCCCGATTGAATGTCTCGAAGTCTGCATCGTCTTCGATAGTAATAGTGATGTTGCCAGTAAGCCACCACCCCATTTTCTTGATGATGACATCATAGGCTCTCAGATTTTTGACATAACCTTTCATTATGCACTTGCCTCCTCAATGACCAGGACTACACGTCCCTTGCGGAATTTCGATGAGCCGGTACCGCCCGCTGTCTTATACAAGAACAACCCGTATTCCCCGGCTGGGAGCGAGTCACTCAGCCCGGTCACAGTGAATTGCCTACCGGCACTTGGGGTGATGGAAAGTTTCCCGCTGATGAACACCGTAGGAGACCCTGTAGGATCTGAGTAGATGCGGAGGTCATAGGTCTCACTGTCTTCTTCCACATTGATGACGATTGACATCGACTTCAAAATGGAGTTCTTGGAGACAATGAAGCCAACCTCTGTATGTGGTACTTCACCACCAAGGGCCACAATGCCCGATCCGCCAGTGACCCTACCCTTCAAGACGACATCAATCGTCAGTTGGTTTACGCCCTGGCCGCTGGTGCCTGGTCCGACTTCCCATTCGTCGGCGATCCAAGTATCAATATCATCGGATGCAACAACTGCTGCTCCGGCATTTTTGAGTTCGACCGTCTCCGCAGTAATAAGGGCCTTGAGTTCCTTTTCTGCGTTCTTTACGGCCGCATATTTAATCTCGTCGGGAATGTCTACTGTAGCTAGACCTGGGATCAACCATCCCAACTTCCTGATATTGATTTGTCCAGCACCTTTGTTTTCAATCGTTCCGCGTGCCATTATTGCTCCTCAAGTACAAGTATTACGGTGCCGTGTATGAATGCTGACTGTCCGGTTCCGGCTGTTCTCTCGATAATGATGCCATATTCTCCTGTCCCCACCTCAACGTCCGCCAAGTCTAATACCTGAAACAGTCGTGTTGATCCGGGGGTAATTGACAACTTTCCGCCTACTGTCAGTGCTGGTGAGTTTGTTGTTGGGTTCGAGTAGATCCGGATGTCATAGGTGTTTGTTGGTTCCGCTGTGTTTAGGCTAACAAAAATCTCTTTCAACCGCGAGGCAACCGGAACTACGAATCCAGTATCCGAGTGTGGCAGCCCCAATGGGTGTGACAGGAAAAGTGTCCCCGTACCCGGAACCGGTGCTTCAAAGGTCGCATGTATCCTGTAGGTTGGAAGTGGTAGTGCTCGCTCGTCAGCCCAGTTGACTCGTATCCATTCATGCAGTTCGCTCGCCGCTAGAACTGTGTCACTGGCATCTAAAACTTGAATGTCTCCGGCAACGATTTTGTCATACAACTCTTGTTCAGCAGATTCGATGGCTCGGAAATCGAAAGCATCATCAATCGTTGTTTCACTCAGGGCAGGCATTCTCCAGCCCAACCAACGAATTACGATCCAATAGTTTCTGAGACTTTTGATCTTTCCCTTCATTGGATCACCCGAATGCTATCATGCCATACCCGGACTTGAATTTCGATTTACCGCTGCCACTGGTACGCTCAATGAATAGTCCGTATTCCCCGGCCGGTAATGCAAGATCAAGCGAAGCTATCCCGATAATCCTGGTGTTGGTTGGTAACGTGACTAAGGTGTGGACTAAGACCGGGGTTCCCGTTGGATCGGAGTAAATTCTTAACGCATATGCATTATCAGGGTCAACTTTGGAAACTACCAGGCCAGCTTGATGAATCTCTGTATCCGCAGCGATAATAAACCCGCAAACGGTGAATGGTAACAAGTTATCAGTCCCCAGTGATAATGACCCAGTACCTGGTACCGCTGTGGAAAAGGTTGCATCAATTCGTTGACGATCTTGTTCCGCTGAGGTTGTGAGACCTACTGTGACTTCACCTGTTCCAGACTCGCCGCCAGTTTCTGATAATACAACTCCTGAACCGGCGAGGAGGCGAGTGATCATCGCCTCCCCTGCGGTCAGGATATTCATATCATCTCGTGTCAGTCCTCCATCACGAACTTGATGCCCTGGAACTTGCGTTCTAGCCATACGGTCACCTTATGATCAATACTCGTAGTCCACAACAACAACGTCGTTTGCCGCAGCGGGACCGGGTGAATGCAAGTTGAACGTGAATGTGACCACGCCAGTTGAATACACAACGGTATAATCGTTGCTTGCTCCCTCACGCTGCCGTACACCATTCAGATACACCCGTTCTGTACCCGAGGCTACCGGAAGGTTGGACAAAGCAGCAATGGCCGCTGCACCATTGGTGACAGCAGGTTCTTCATTGTAGACATGTGTGTTACCAGAAGACACGTTGGAGAATTTGGCCCACAGCAACGTGTGTGTTGCGATTGTGGCCGCACCGGCATCGTTGGTAACCACCCAAGCGGTATCAGCATACGCTGTGCCTTCTTCAACAAGAGTTGCATAGCTGGAGGCATCGGCTCCGGTTGGCCAGTCGGCGGCTCGTGTCCATGCTCCAGAGTGGGCAATCCATACACCATTCTCTGTGGCTGTGGACTGCTGAGTGAGAAGAACTCGATCCCCATCAGCATCAACATCGATTCCGTCAATGGTGAGGGCCAAACCAGAGAGGCTGGCTTCATTTGCCACTGCGATAACCTTGACAGATTCCTTCCAAGAATTTCCGTTGACCAAGTTGTCAACGTAAGATTTGATCGTGTAGTCATTGGCATTGACAGGTACATCACCACCGGTGATCACAGCATCGTTGCTACCATTGGAGTGATTCCAATCACTACCGGCTGTGAAGTCGGCTTCCAAACGACCGACATCAATGGTGTTAGCCTTAATCTGAGACTTCCCGCGAATCATCGTAACAGCCATGTTGCATCTCCTTTACACTACTCTGAGGTATTTGACAGTAATCTTGTCGTCCAATTCAAAGATCCAACTCGCGTGGAACACTATTGTGGACCCAACAATAATGTAGTCTTCCGTGCTTCCTCTTGTGTGTTGGTTACCATTCACCAACACGATTTCCGATCCTTCAATCGGTGGCCCGTGTTCCAGGGTTACCGACTTTGATGAGATTATCCCGGCATCCGCGTAGAAAATCTCCTCGACTCGTGCAAATAGTTGCTGCCCGCCTGCTGCGGTGGAGTCTGTGGTAAAGTTCAAGGTTGATGTTGATTCGTGGCTGAGAATTTTCTGACTGAGGGCTGCGTCGGATAATCCCAGTGTGTTTTGTGCATCAAGCGATATGATGTCTGAGAGTCTGTGATCCAATGCGAGGGTGCTGTTGGCCGAGCGCATAAGAAAAGCCACCCTGGACACATTGTGTTCTAAATCCAGGTAGCTCAGCGGATCTATGTCTGGTCCGGCCGTTGCGGGCTGTATACCACGAAACCGAACGGTAGCCATCATTGAGGTTGTTTGCATATACCATCATCGGTAAAAAGAGACGTTGATTTCTGCGCCATTTCCTACCTCGATAAACTTGATTTTGGTCACATCACCTGTGTACCAAAAATCTCGGCCTGCTTCGAGTAGCATCCCGATTGTGTCTGTAGGATCAACTCCATCATCTCGCCACCGCACCGCTTTTTGAGCCGCTTGAATCAAAGCAATACGACCACCCTGCGAATTCAGACCCTGAACGGTGTCTAAACCAGTGAGTTGCTGATAACCAGTGGGTTGGATATTGCCATCGGTAACTAGAGTCATGATATGATCTCGCTAAGAAAAGAAACGCCTCTCGGCGGCACAGTGCCGCCGAGAGACGAGATTGACAATGGGATCAGCCCAAGACCACGCAAGCGAGGTCCTCATCCAGCATAGCGACACCACACAGCATGTCCAGGGTCACGATTGTGCCCTGAGCATTGATGTCGTACTGCATCGAGACACGCATGGCAACGTCATTGTAGACGCCAACCTGCGAACGAACACCCGTGTCGGCCGGTGGCAACGCCAGCGGACGAGAAACGAGAGCCAGCGAATCCCGATGGAACGCCAGGTTCATAGAACCAGCCGGGCCAGGATAGGCTTCAGCATCGTTGACGAGAGCGACTTCGAGGGGACGATCAAGCAGGAGGTCACCACCATCGGCTTCGATGATCGTGTACACTCGGCGGCTTGCGCCTGAACCGAACGCGATCAACTGGCCAACCTGTGGGGCATTCGTGTAGCCATCCACGTTGACTTCCTTGGCCCAATCAACGGCAAAACCGCCATTGACTGCACACTTCTTGTACGCCCGAACCACACTGGCTGCGGCAACCGCATTGGCCAGGGGTGCGCTGAGTGTCACGGCAGTCGTGTCACCTGTGGCGACTGTTGCGGCAGTAGCGTAGGTCGGTTGACCATCGTCTTCCATCACAACATACTCACCAGCACTGACACCATGACCGACGATGCTCACAGCTTGAGAAGCAGCCACACCAGCCGCAGCGGCGTTGGTGACTGTACCTTCGGCAACGTCAGAGTTGACGTTCAGAATGCCGGGGGTGTTCTGGTCCATGTAGGTATCGAAACCAAGGACCCGACCCAGGCTCGCGTCACGCAGGGCAGTACCCTGGTCACCACGCTTCTCGGCCGAAATGAAGAGGTCGTTCTTCAACATCTGGGTTTCCGCTTGCGGGCTCAACACGAGGTTACGGCCGTTCGGATACGCCTTGTTGATGTTCATCTTTTCGCGGGCTTCCAAGAGCACGTCCTTGGCGTTGGACGAATGGAGACCGTTGAGCTTGCCAACAGCATTCGGCAGGAACTGGTGAACGCGACCCAGGAGGCAGCGATCCACAGATCGGGCAATCCCCTGCATACCGGGCAGGAGGTAGATCTCGATCAGATCCTGGAAGGACTTGCTGGCTTCGCCGTCCTTGATGGTGAACGAAATGTAGAAGTGCTGGTCCAGCGGAACCCGCACGTTCGTGGCGCTCGCGTCCTGGAGCGTGATGTTATCCTGGTCAGTCTTTCTCTTCGACCGGAATGTACCGGGCCGACGAGTATTGACCACATCACCGTATTCGGCCACAATGGGCTCGAAGTCACGGTGGACGAGACGGGACATGACCATGTTCTCTTCGAGAATGGCCAGACCTTCCATTGCCCACATCTCGGGGATGAGGGCATTGTTGTCGTTAGCGTAGCAAACTTTGAAAGGATTCATTTGGTTTTCTCCGTATGGGAGTTAAGGTTACAAAAACGTGTGTTTGTTTCGACACGTACTTAGGAACCCCCGACTAGAATTATCGGCCTTTCAATCCAAGAGCTTCGGGGTTTTCTCTTCGGATCTTATTGTACTGATCCTGCGTCAAATTGGATGGATCAATCCGGCCACCTTCGCCTGGTGTGACGCCACCAGTAGCGGAGTTCCCTCCGATGCCTGAAACAACATTGGCTTTGAAGAGGTTACCAAATTGGTCAGGCAGCGCTTTCATCCGCTTGACCGCCTCCTCGGGGGTTCTCTGAGTCATGATGTGCTTTCCAGTTGTCTCATCGACATCCGGGAAGTCAATCACTGGTACAAGCTTGCCAGTAGAATGGCCAGCGTCATCAACCTCGTCTGCGATCTTCGTCATTGGAGTCAGAAGAGTCACAACTTGTGCGGGGTTGAAGGCATCTGCCATCACGGCAGCATCTTGCAATGCTCGATCTCGGAGGGTCGTCTTGAAACGATCCTCCCACTCTGTGGCCCTGGACGTGAGCTTTTCCATATCGCTCTGGTACAGGGTTTCCAATTGCTTCTTTTCGTAAGCAAGCTGTTGTTCCTTGGAACGAAACTGCTTTTGCAAGTCTTCCAATTGGGTTTGGAGTTTGTCACGCTGTTCTTGGCCCAGATTCTGGTCCTGCAAGGCTTCCTTGTATGCCTCTTCCAGCCCTTCGTACTTCTGCTGATGCTTACGGCGATCATCCGCAAGGAACCGATTCAATTGGTCCTGTGTGAACTTGCCATCGACAGTCGGTTCGTCCAGTTTGGCTTGCTCTGCCGCAATCTTTGCTCTGGTGGCAGCCTCAGCCAGCCTTCGATCCACTTCTTTGTCCTTGGCTGCCAATTTGTCGGCAACAATCTTCTCCGCAGCTTCAGAAATCTCTTTCTGCCGCCTTGCTTCAAGCAATGCGATAGCTGATGAGTCATCATCGCCAACTTCTGGGTTCAGCATAGTTGGGACGGTGGGCAACTGTGGTTCAGTTTCACCATCGTAACAAACAGACACGGGCATGGAACGAATTGTCAGGTTAGTGTACATGTGACACCTCCGGTTACGAAACCCTACTCATCTTAATTGCGTCACTATCCCGTAAGAGCGGCTTGAGAAGTCGCCATGCAGTCGCGCTCGGCACACCGTTCATCAAGTGTTCAATCGAGATATTGGCACGGTTGTAGGTCGTCCGTACCGACGCATACCCTTGGCTTACAATTCCAAGGTTTTCCAATTCTGCATCAGGGTCCACGCCGTCAAGAAGTGCGTGCGCGATCTCGTAACAAGCTTGCTTGATTTCAACAAGCACTTCAGTATCAGTGTCACGAGGGAACTCTAATGCTTGTGCGGCCTCTGCTGCCCGGATTTGCGTTGGTGTTGCATCCGGGTTGTTTTCCAGCAGTTCATAGACCGAACGTTTACACCCATCAAAATTCAGGGTGTCAATGATTCGTGTAGCTTGCAGCAACGCCTTCGGTCTGTCCGAAGCCCTAGCAGTAGACCAGGCCCGCTCATGAAGACGTTCTTCAAAATAGGCTTGTGCTTCAATAACTGTGGCGTATGCTGTGCTCATGGCTTACTCCTTATTGAGCGATCCAGGAGTATTTCTGGGACGCGGCGCTGGCAATCACATAGATTGCCCCCGGTCTGTCAAATTCCAGTTCCAGTTCTTGTGTTGCAGACAACTCAAAACCAGTACCGGCAGTGACTCCGATCCTACCGATATAGATTTGGCCAGCATTACCCGCAGCGGCTCTAATCTTGATACAACGCTGCACTGCCATGCCGAGTTCGGGGAGAGCAACTTGGGCCGCCACCCCTACTGTCCCCTGCCCTGTGCGAAATGAGTTTACTGGTTTCTTCATGGGTTACTCCTCGTTGGTCTTACGGCCCTTGCCGCGAGTTTTTGATTTGGTCTCATCTTCTAGGGTGGTATCTCTGCTTGTTTCTTTCTCGCCCTTCGCCTCGGCTGCTGGGTCACCAGACAGGTCTTTTAACCCTCGTGACCCAGCGTTCTCGTCTTTGGGATCGGGCTGGCCGTTTTCCCCGTCCTTGGCTGGCGCACCTGCGCCCGATCCCTTTGACTGTGCTTCAGCAATACGCAGGATGCGATCCAGATGGTCCTTCTTGGCCTGCTTGTATTCGTCATCGTCGAAACCGAGTGCTACAGAGGCTACCTGTTCGCCACATAGACCAGCATCCCGTGCTGGGATAATGATTTCAGGATCACTGGTGGTGTAATGTGCCTCTTCAATCTCTTTCATGATTTTGGTCATCAGATCAACAGAAGCACTACCTCCGAGAAGCTTACCAGCAATGAGCTTGGCCATCTCTTTCTTGACTGTGCGGCCCGGTACTGTGGCCATCAGTGCCACAAGTTTCTCAGATTCTTCGATCCGATCCTTGTCCGACTTCAAGCTATACCGATCTGGGTACTTGACCGTCGCAATTGTTCGCTTGGATTCTATTTTGTCTTCGTAAGCGGCCCAGTGTTCAGCAATTTGACGCTCCGCAGCTTCAAGAACCAGCCCGATAAATGAGAGTCCGGCTTCTAAACCTTGGTTGTCCATCTTCTTGGACTCAGCCGACACTCGTTTACCAACCCTGTTTGATACTGCCAGATTCACGAGCTTCCGGATATCATCTTCGAGTTTCTCTTGCAACTCGACTGAGGCTTTGAGGGGCTCTGACGATGGATGAATGAAACCTGGAGGTTCGGCTTTGAGGTCATAAGCTCGACCCTGTGTAACACCTACCTTGATGGCTTCGTCTGATCCCGGTTGGCCGCCCTTGGTAGCTGTACCATCGGCTGACTTTGGTGATTTCAGATGATCACCTGCGCCCCGTAAGTCACGTTGTTCGATATAGAACGGGAAGTTGGCTAATAGAGCATAGTTGACATCACTGGATTGCAGGTTTAGGAGCGCTACTTGGTGCTTAGACACATCCTTGAGCAGACTATCACCAATATCGAGTAACACGAATGGAATCTTTGTGAGTTCTGTATGTATGGGCTCTTCTGTGGGTTGCTCGACCCCAACTGCATTGATCGGTTTTGCCTGTTGGTTGTAGAATTGAATGTTGACCGTCTTGGTTTCCTCATCAATCCAAATCAGCCGATATCGCTCGAAGGAACCGCCGGGAAGATTGATACCAAAGCGACTGGTATTATAGCTGACACCATGGTCACGCAGCAGGATGGCTTGAAATTGATTCGGTTCTTCTGGGAGCGTACATGACCAGGACAGGATATCTTCAACACGGTACATATACAGGTACGGGCGTGCGTCTCCGACTGTAGCCAAGGTGTCCCCGTGCAATGCTGGCATGTCTGTGTAGACGCCAACTTTCCCCATCGTCAACAACTCTGTTAGCAAATGCACACCAATAAACGAACTCATGCTGGCCCCACGACGATCCACACCACCGTTTTGACCCTCGATTGCTCTGTGATAATTCTCTGAACCACCACGACGCACGATGTCACGCATACGCTGAAAAATCGCATTCCGAATATCGTTGATTGCAGCTTTTGCAAACAACGGTGTAGGTGTAATGGACTTCCGCATGTTAAAGTCATTGGCATCTTCACGACGGGTAAATTGCTGTAGATACCGATCAACGTACCGTTGGCCGCCATCATATGTCATCCGCCAGAGGTCCCACTGGTCCTGATCTTTCAGGTAGAGGGGGTGTCTAGTGTTGACAATCTTTGTGAGTGGTGTCTCTGGCATAATCAGTCATCCTGCTTGGGCGATTTGCGGTACCAGCGAAGAATCAATTGACGAAACTGTTGTCGTCGCCGTTCTCGTATCCTTCGTCGTGGTCGTTCCATTATGGGTTCCAATCTGGAAATATCGTCGCGTCGTTGCAAGTATTTCTGCCACCCTGTTTTAGAGAAACTTGCTAATGTCTTCATGAGTTGTACGGGATGCCGCAAATGGTAGAGCAATTTCACAATATGTCCGAGCGTGGGCAAAGTGGTCCGGGCCTGTTTCCGTGTAGATTGCCTTCGCGTTTCCAAGCTCGTCTTTTTCATACGTTCGCGCTGGGGACATGATTTGGTCTTTGTATTGTTCGGATGTATCGCGTGGCAAGAGAATACGTCCAGGGACATGAAAACGACCTAATGCGGCGTCTATCCAATTTGTACGATCCACAGTAGCAATTGGGGCATCAGTTTCATCATCTTGGATTGAAATTTCCTTCCCTGTGATTCCGCGTCGATAACGGCAAAGTGTAACAAATCCTGGGAAGCGTCGTGCAAAGCGTCGTACTTCATTGATTTGTGGGTCGGCGTCTACGACACAATGTAGAATTTGCCATTCTCGCATCAGTTGATCTGCAATGTGCCATTCGTCTTCGGTGAATGTTCCTTCCCATAGAACTTTTGCCACCGCAGCAACATTCAGGTCTCTTCCCCATTCCTCAAAAAACCATTCCGTGATCTCAACGTAGTTCCATTTTCCTTGATCCAACCCCATGGTAATCAGTCGTGCCGAATTAGTTGGTCTTGGGTCGCTTTTGGTGTGGCCACAAATACAATTGGCGATCATCTCATCATCGACTTGTCCGCCGGATGGGACATACGGCAGCCCCAATTTCGAGTTGTTAAATTCGACTCCAGCCGATTCGTCCCCCAAACCTCGAAAATGAGCGATAACCATGTCGCTCGGTTTCACCGTAAACGAGTACAACTGGTTGATGTGGAATCCACGGTTGTCTGGGTTGTGCGGAACTGTTGGAACCCATTTTGCACCTGCTAACCATTCAGGTTTTTCTGCTTGTACCAAATGACCCTTGCATTCTTTGCAAATTAGCCGTGAATTCAAACACTCGGGGTCCCTTACAGACTCACCATGGATTTCCATACAATCTGGCCAGATCAGTTCCGTCCATCTACCGCACCGAGGACATTGGAATTTGTATTCCTCTTGTGTGCTATCGAGGAACAGTTTGTGAACTCCCTTTTTGGGTACGGTGGGAGTTGAAACTGCACAGATATGTTTCTCCAGTTTTCCGCTTAAACGTTCCAGTGCCAACCAAATCTGCTTCTGATCCATCCTGTCTACTTCGTCCAAGATTAGCTCAGACACGGGGATGGATACTAGGTTGCTGTCTCCACGCGATCCTCTGATGTAGAGGCATGTGCCTCCGGCTTGTTTCAACCCTACTGTGTTGGTATCAGTAAAGATGTCTTTGAGATAGGGGCTGAGAACCAATGCGCCACCAAAACGTGCTTTTGAAAAGTCAGACGCAGTGACGGCGGTCGGAAGAACATACAGTACGTCTCGTTTCAGGACATCAATGGTGTAAAATGCGCGGTTGATGGCAACTTCCGTGACCCCCATCTGGGCAGCCTTCATCGCAGTATTCCAGGTAGCCTGCGAGTCATGAATCTCTCGGCACCAAGGGTGCAACCTGAACGAAAATGGCAGCGAAATCGTAGGGTCTTCTATGGTGGGGATGATCCTTCGATACTCAGCCCACCTGGAGCACGATGTAAGTGTTTTACTACGTAGTCCGGAGGAGATCGATTCTGCAAATTCGTCTGCGAGCTTGTTCATGCATTGTATGGGAGACTGGCCAAGACTCGCTCTGCCGCACAACGGTCACGTTTAATAGTTGGACGGTTGTTTGGATACTGGCGTTCATTCTTGCCAATCTCTTGTTCGGGGTTATTTCTTCTTGCCCTTTTTGGCTTCTTCCTTGATCTCCTCAGCCAGCTTCTTAGGCGAAACGGGTTTTGGGGCCACTGAGAACAGTGGTTTGGGCTTCACGACTTCAGCGGAAAGTGGTTCCATCCGATCCATTGACTCCAGTGGTTCCAATGACTCCAATGGCTTCGGTTCCGGCTTCGGTTCCGGCTTCGGTTCCGGCTTCGGTTCCGGCTTCGGTTCCGGCTCCACTGTGCCAGCACTGATCCATTGGTCATCACGACGGACCCAACCGGTGTCGGTTGGTTTCCCCTGGTCAGACATAGGGATACATCGAATGACATTCGCCACGGCCCCGGCTGGGATCGCAACTTCAACCTCTCGAATTTCGGCAGCGAATGCACTGCATTCGAGGGTATGTTTGTCATCCAATTCGACTTCAATTCGTACCAGACTTTGTGTTCTTGGAAGATCGAGTTTCATGTTTGTTTACCTCCTCGGGTAATGCTAGTTGGTAGTTTGATGTTTATGGTGTCGTAACGTCAACATCGACTGAATGTGTCATCAGATTGGGGCGTTCCCAAACACTGTTTTTCAGGACCCAGCCTTCACCGGCACGTTGATCATCAACGGACGGGTAGCATTCGATTAGTTCCACGGTACCGGCTGGCAGAACTACATCGATTTGCCGAATCTCGTTGGCAAACGCCTCTACCACTACCGGAGCCTCACCGGCAACTTTGATCTCGACACGTACAGTACCATCATATTCTGGGAGTGCAATAATCATGATTTACCCTTCAGTGGGGTCATCGAGAAAGGCCAACAACATGAGAATGAAGCGAATAATCTCAGGGAGATTCTCCACAATCCAATCAACCCATGCTCGCCAATCAATGTCAATTTCTGTTAATTCGAGTTCTAACCGAACCCACTTCTCTACTTTGAGAAGTACGTTGATCATCCGACCCGAACCTGGGTCAACTCGCATGGGCTGATCAATGACCCGTTGAAGCAACCGAAGACGCGCCCGTGGGAACATCTTGTTACGACTCGCCTGTAGGCGAGCTTCTTGCAAAGCTACTTTGAATGTCATGTTACCAGATGTCATAGTCAGGTTCCTCGGGATCGGGTGGAGTCGGTGGAGTCGGTGGTACATCAGTGGGCTTCTTGAGATATTTCTTCAGAGTTTTGCTGTCCATAGTTCCAACAAACTGTTTCACGACTCGTGGTGTTGTTTCTGTTTCTTCAAAGATGATGGTCTGTGGAATTTGGGCCACGTTATACTTCTTCACCATCTCTGAGTGTTCATCCGTATTGATTAAGGTAACCTTGTATCCAGCTTTCTTCAGGCTCGCCGCGATGGTTTTCATCGTAGTACACTTGGTACACCAGGGAGCCCAGAAAAGGAACATTTCGTTGGTTACTGGTTTGACCTCTTCCCTGACAAAAAAGGGTCGGTGGGTTTCTCCAACTTCGGATACCCCTCGATGTCCATGTACTTGTTGGCCAGTCCCGTCATCTCGGCCATCCGGCGTACCCATTTGATTTTCTTGCCCTTGCTGATATCGAGTAACAAGGTGCGTAGCCATTTCACCAGGTCTCGCCAGAGGCCCAGTAATTTGAGTTTCTTGCCCATAGTAGACTCCTATGATCAAGCCAAGGGTCAACAGTAGCAGTGTTCGTTTGAACATTGTCACCAAATCCTGTAATCGTCGATGTCCTGTCTAGGATAACCAACGTAACCACTCAAAGCAAAGCTATCACCTTGCTTGAGTGCCATTTCGATGTTTTTCGCATCGGCCCAAAATGAACCTTCAGGTTGTTCGTGTCGCGTTGGCCCGCTTACCCAGTTGTGTCCCCATGAATTTTGGATACAACCACCTTTACGTTCCGATTGATTATCGATTGCAATCAGAAGCATGGCGTGCATCCATGGTCGTCCGCGCCTCAAGAAACCAGCTTTGTCTCGTTTGTTGGTATAACCAATTGAACTACAGAGTGTAACTGGGTAGCCGTTTGCAACACAGTCACAAGCTTCGTCCCAATTGGTGACCAACTTTGCTGTCCGTACCGGATGCAACTTGGTCAGTGGTTCTAAATCATTGGGGACACCCTTTGCCCCCAATTCGCGTGCCTTGAAACCATTGTAGAATGTGAAGTCATACTTCCCATTCAAGTAAGGTTGTCTCAGCAGTGAGCCGTATTGCTCACAGTAGTCTTTGGCCCACGTACCCATTGAGCCATCACCACGCAGGCCGCCTCCGATTTCAACACGCGAACCAGCGTAAATAATCTCAGTAGCGGCTTTTGCAATCCACTGCTCTTGGCTATTGAAGAGAGTCATCTGGATTGCTGTTAGCATATCCACGCCGAGTGCCCATGCATGTGAGACACAGTCACCAATCTCTTGGATATGCGGTACTAGCGGCCCACCAGTGATGTGCTCAAACAGCTTCCAGAGTAAGACTTTCTTGTTACGGCCAGAGCCCTTGATTGCTTGGTTGTGCTGTGAGAACAGCGGACGATGTGTGTTGTTGAATGCATGTTGCCGAGCAGCCTTGTTGTCCAACCAGCCTGCAAAGATCGGGCTCTTCTGACTTTCGGCGGCATAGACTTGCTGCAAGATAGGGTTATTGAAAATGGCACCAAGCGATGCAACCCCAGATGTCTTCAAAAAGTCTCGGCGTGTGAACATTCTCTACTCCTTTATCGACTGACAGCTTCCTCTTCCGGTGACGCCCCGGCTTTGATGATATCCTTCTTGTTGGAAGGACCAGCATACTTGTTCAATGCCATCCCGATCTTCTTCCACAGCTTCTCGTGGTCATCCGCAGTTTTCAGAGTACCTGCTTGGGAACGTGCAACAATTTCAGTCTGGAGGTTTTCCATAAATGGTGTCCAAACCTCAGACCTGTGCCCCAAGGCCGTTCGACTTGATTCCTTAGTAGCAGCCGCAACCTTGTTGACTGGAATCACTCCGGCTTTGATTTGAGCCGCAATACTGTTGAAGCTTTGACCCAAACGAGCACAGTCACCTTTATTGGCGCTCATTGAATCCAGCCAGTACGCAACCTTGGTTTCAATCGGGGCGTTTGGATTAACCGGTTCTGGATTCGGTGGATTGGGCCCTGGCGCGGGTGGATCAGGATACTGATTCAATACGCGGATCACAATGATCTTGTGGTCCAGTTCCTCCGCTGAGGCACAACATGACACAAAGAAGGTATAGTCGCCGGGAACACCGCTGGAGAATACGGCAATTTGGCCATCATTGAATACACGGAAATTCTTTGTCTTCGGCATCACGCTCCATTTGTATTTTGTTCCAGAACTCTGCGTCACATCAATGAATACCAGTTGTCCGATTTTGACTTCAAGTTCAGTTTCGACAACCAGCATCGAATCCTCATCTTGCATGACCAATGACAAATCAGCATCGGTATCAACAATCTGTGCGCGAACTGTCATAGATGACGAAGTAAGGATTTTCGGTTGCTGTGTCAACAGTATTTGGGCATCCGACACCGCTGTCTTTGGCGGTACTTCAGTTGGGTAATAGTTTGAAACTGTAAAGATGCTGGCAACCACCAACATCACACTGAAAATCGTAGTTGTGATTGCTCTTTTCATTGTGGGTCCTCTACTTCTACTGATCTGTGCAGAGCTACTGCTTGACTATAGCCTGAGTGCCGCATTTGATCCGTGGCCCAGCAATTTTCGCAACGATCCTCGTTTGAAAGTGTCACTGGGTTCTCACATCCCGGTTTAGTGCAATATAGTGTCAGGCCGACTCGCCTAATGGGTTCACTGGTTGGTTCTGATTTGGGTGACGCTTGGATACCTTTTCTGAAATACCGTGTCATACTAGCTCCAACTTTAACTCCACCCCCAAGGGTCGGGAGCGGCACCCAAGAACCGCTCCCGACCCACCGACATGCGACGTGTCTACAGCCAAAACACGCCTTCCGACCTCACCCTGGGGCAGGGCAGTCGGTTAATCGATCAGACAATGGGCTTGCTGGTGACGAATCGCAACGCGATATTCAAAGCACCAACGACGGCACCAAAGATGGCCACAACCTGTGGGTATTCCTGGATGACGGCATGACCCTGCATATAGCCAAGGACACCGGCACCGAGTACCAACATGTTGACCCACAACGTTTTCGATTTGAGAGGATTTTTCATGAATCTTCGCTCCTTTGTTCAGTGATATTTTGCACAATCCGTTTGGAAATACGGTCTACGATTTCTTCGTAGCCCGGAACATCTTGTAGTTCTTCAACGATGATTTCGACGATTTGCCGACCCATGACGAGCACGGATGACTTGGCGAGGAGGGAGCCAAGATTCTGTTCAATAGCGTGGGCGCTTCTTACGAGTCTCTCAACAGTGAGGAGGAGTGTGTTGAGACCGCCGATGGCGGCTAGCAGATCGCTCTCGCATTTGATAGCATTGAAACGCTCTTCGATCAGCATCCGAGTGATAGAGATTTCTTCCCGCAGGGATTTGATCTCCTCATGCTCGACAAAACGGGTCAGCTTTTCTCGATGTTTCATCTGATCCAGATGATACATATGGGTATTGGCACGCTTAGCTGATGCGGTACTCCCTGAGTGAATCTCACAGAAGTCATACCCATCAACCACATCTCGGTGGCATTGTTTCTGGTCGCCGGTGTATTTACAGCGATTGGGGCGTGCTGGATCAGCTTTTGCCATTAGAACTCCTCCTACCCTACTATACGGTAGTATTGGCCCGGATATTTGATAAAACCCTGAAAATCGGAATAACCCTCATAATCCTCGTATTCTACGCCCGTTTCCTGATAGTTCTGCCTGACAGAACATTTAGCCCACAAGAGGGGCTTTCCCCTATTAGAGGGGTAATTGACGGGTAATTGACGGGTAATTGACTTCCCGCCCATAGTGTGGTAAGCTTGAAGTACTTGACTAAAGGAAACCTGTGTTTCCCTAGCGTACAGGCCCGTTCGATGGTCGAAAGGTGACTGCTCCTGCCACGGCTCCCGGTGCCGCGCGGTGGCCCTTTCCGCACGTTCAAGGCTATCGAAATGAAACCGGGGTAAGTATGTGAGGGATCAAACCCTTACGTGGATGCGTGCGGGGGTCAAACCCCGCACGCTTACTTTGACATTGAGGCGGTGCCGATGGAGATGTTACGTGGCCACGAAATACACATGGGCCCCGATGAGGAATTCGTTTTCTCGGATACCGGTGCTTCCGTGCCTGATACTTGGGAATCTCGCCCTTGCGGGTACTGTGGGCGATCAAATACGCCAGAAGGATATGACGGGTGTGTCGGGCACTTACCCGGCGTGCGGAACGCCTGTTGCGGTCATGGACAGCTAAAAGCAGCCTACATCCAGTATGTCGGCGGACGTATTATCCGGGGCATCCGTGCAAGAACAGTGATTTTGATACATTCCAGCATCGGGAGATTGACATGTTGCTTGAGGAACTTGCTGAGAAGGCCCTGATAAGCCCTCCAGGCTTCGTAAGGTCCAATACCCAATATCTTACAGTCATGGGCTCTATCGCCTATGGCGTGTCCACAGACACGTCTGATTATGACTGCTACGGATTCTGTATCCCACCCCGTAGTATGGTCTTTCCCCATTTGAGGGGTGAGATTCAAGGTTTTGGAACCCAGATTCAACGCTTCGAGAACTGGCAGAAACACCATGTCAAGGACCCCAACGCCCTGGGTGGCCGTGGCCGTGAGTATGACTTTGCAGTCTATTCTATCGTGCAGTTTTTTCATCTGTGCTTGCAGAACAACCCAAACATCATCGACAGCCTGTTTGTGCCACAGGAATGTGTCCTCTTCGCCACCAGGGTTGGTCAGATGGTGCGAGAGAAGCGACACCGCTTTCTCCACAAAGGTTGCTGGCACCGGTTCAAGGGCTACGCCTACTCGCAGATGAAGAAAGCCAAGAGTCAGACACGCGAAGGTAAACGGGCACAGATGGTTCAAGAACATGGCTATGATCTCAAGTTTGCCTATCACATTGTGCGGCTGCTCAACGAAGTCGAGCAGCTTCTCACCGAAGGTGATCTTGATCTACGTCGCAACCGTGAACAACTCAAATCGATTCGTCGTGGGGACTGGACCTTGGAGCAGATCGAGAAGTATTTCGCGTCCAAGGAAGCCCAATTGGAGAAGGTCTATGCCGAGTGCAAGATTCTCCCATACAGCCCACAAAAGGACGGGGTGGAAGAAGAGATTCACACGCTGTTGTTGCAATGTTTGGAAGAACATTATGGTTCCATTGACGGGGCCGTGGTCTCTGAAGCTGCCGCTATACAATCCCTACGACGCATACAACAGGAAGCCGAGAACACTTTGAGGAGTTTTGGCGGATAGGGCTTGACACCGCCCCCAGGGCTTGATAAGGTAGAGATACAAGGAGCATTCGCATGAATTACAATGACCGATGGGACGCATTCAAAGCCTTCCATAACTCCCACCCCAATATCTACCCGCAATTGGTAGGTATGGCCTTTCAAATGTTGGAGGTCGGCCGCCCACACTGGCTGATGAGCAACCTGTGGGAAGTGATGAAGTTCCGTTTGGCTCACAACCGTCTTTTGGACGTGTCTGACATGCTCGATGAGTACATTCCCTTTTATGCAGAACTCATTATGAAACGCAATCCAGAACTCCGTTGTTGGTTGTGGGCTAACGACCTCCCACTGGATCAACTGATTATGGAGCAACTGGCATGAAGCTTGAGGTACACGAAGCGTGCTGTGTCTTAGAAATGGCCACCGAGCTTGAATTTGATACACCAACCGGTATCTCGGGTACTCACATGGATTTGATTCGATCCATTTTCTGTTACTTTCCAGACTTGATTGAAGAGTACGAGCCGCTGTTTAGGGAGAGTCGTTGATGTCCGCTACTGACCGTATTAAGGCACTAGCCGCTGTGATCCCAGACCCATTGAGGGTGCTCACAGACCCGGAACTCAGTGATAGTGAGGTCGCACGCGACATGACGTTGCTGAATTTTTGGCGACTCAATTTGATCATCGAAGACGGTGGGTTTCGTTATTACCTTGACCATGGTCACTATATGGAGATCGTGCAGCTTGATCACCTACTCGCGGGTACAAACCTACCGATATTACGTGAGTTCTGGAGGTTGCTGCACGAACTGACAATCATGGATGAAGACTTTGAGGGTGATGACTGGTTGCACGATGACTTGACCTTGAAGTACCTGGACCAGACAGAAGACCGCTTCCTACAATTCAATACAGAGGAGCTTTGCCAAGCACTGGTGGAGCACTTGAAGCTATGAACGAAATCTACCTTGATCACAATGCGACGACGTTTATGTGCCTTGAAGCTATGGGTGCCATGCGCAACTGCGCGCATCTTGGTAATGCATCCAGTAAGCACCACAAAGGGGTCGAAGCTGACCGGAAATTGGTTGCCGAGACTAAAATCATCCGCGACATTCTCAATATCCCCAACGATGCGAGGATTCTGTTCACCAGTGGGGCGACTGAAGCCAACAATCTCGCCATGCTTGGTTTTGGTGGCTGGAATGACCGCGACTCATACCCAGGTGCGGTTATGACTTCAGGGATTGAGCATCCCAGCATTTTGGCCCCCGTTGATGAGATGGGGGATGCCGGGTGGGAGACATTCGTCGCTGGTACCGAGAAAGGTGGCAGCGTGGATCTTGATTCAATCGAGCGTATTCTACGCGATGAGGCCACTGGAAATCAGGTTAGTGTGATGGCCCTGATACGAGCCAACCATGAGACTGGGACCATACAGCCTACACGCGCTGCCTCAATGATTTGCAAAGAGTATGACTGCCGACTGCATGTTGATGCCACCCAAGCCGTTGGCAAAATGAGCGTGGATTTCATGCACTTGGGAGCCACATCAATGAGTTTCAGTGCTCACAAGTTCGGCGGGCCCGTTGGAATTGGGTGCCTTGTCGTGAAAGAGCCCGATATAGGCTGGATTAAGCCACTTTTGTTTGGTGGGCACCAGCAAAGGGGTTTCCGGCCGGGGACCTTACCTGTGGCACTTGTGGCAGGTATGGCGGCAGCCCTGAAACACCGTGACGACTATGCTGGGAGCCTACGCAGCCAAGCTGCAAAGCATGTGACACTACTGGAAGAACTTCTGACCGGTGCGGGTATTGTAGCTGCAATACACGGTGGCCCGCCACATACCCGTGTCGGCAACACAACCAATATCTCGTTGAAGGGTATACGTGCAACCAACTTTGTGTCAGCCTTGAATGATCGTAAAGTGTACTGTTCGACCGGCGCAGCTTGTTCGGGTGAAGATGAACCATCACCGACTCTGCGAGCAATGAGTGTTGGTAAAGACCTGGAACGTAGTGCGATACGGTTCTCGGTAGGCATCTCGAATACCGAAGGCGACATTAGGGAGGCCGCACGACGAATCATTGAACTGTATCAGGAGAATCATGATGTTAGAGGCTAAGTTTAGACACTGTGTGATACAGTGAGCCTTGCTGTTTGGTTTTGTACGTTTCCCAGACAGTCTCTAAGCTGCTCATTGGAGGGAAACCCTGAGTGTCGTGAGGAGGAATGTCACAGCCACGGGAGGCGGTGAGTTTTACTCACCACCTCCCGGAGACAGATTATGCAAAATGAAATGTGGACACACCGTGTTGAGATTCTCTTGAACGGGGAATGGAAACACTATGGATTCGGCGATATTGCCAGTGAATCAGGTGATCGAATACCAGAAGAAACCATGGACGAGATGGCAGCAAAGCTGTCTGTGAAAATTGGACTACCGATTCGGTTGATCCCGATCCACAAGGTTCGATACATTGTGGAACGAAAGGACCCAGATAAGGGCTGGCATTCAACCGGGGAAGATTTCATGGCCGATAAGAAGGAGTTAGAGTTGTTCATGGACATGGCCAAGGACATGGAAGACATACATCAAGTACCGTACCGTATCAAACGCGCTCAGTAACAGGAGAATTGACATGTTGCTTTTTGGTTTTGTAGGCGGGCTGGTAGTTATGGGTCTGATTTGGGTAATCAGTGGTGTATTTCACACTGAGGGTAAGTCTAACCAGACACCCGAGGAACAATTGGTCAATGCCATCGGTGCATTGGGGATACGCGAGATCAGTGTAGGTCGCTTACGTCGCGGGGAGTTCGTTGTTGGCCCGTACTCGACTGCAAAGAACTACACACTGCTGAAGGTTGCACCTTCACTGCTATGGAACAACAAGAGTGCTATGGCATTCCTGTTTAATCATGAAGGGGAGCTTGACTCCTGTGGCTGTGAACCGGATCAGGTAGGATGACTGCTAAGAGTGACAGAGAGCGTGACAGAGAGCGTGTTCTGATGAACATTGCCGTTGATACGGCGGGCTCGGTACACAACACAATGCAGCCTCTTAACGGAGGCTGGTATTTGCGATTCACTTTTGATCGTCCAGCCACCCAGTTCATTCCAGCAGAATTGGCAGAGAAAATCGGTATGCCATTGAAGCCGGGTGACATTGTGCGATGCCGCACCAATCCGAATCACCGATGGGGCATTGCGGAACTGGTCGAATGTAGGGAACATGCTTGTTTTTTACTCCGTGAAATCGGCGGTAACAAGCTTTGCAGAATACAGAACGAAAGTGTTGATGTCTTGCGATTTATGTGCCCGGATCGTCTTTACACCGGTATACAGCATCGAGTCTATCAATGGGCCTATAAGGCATTCTCAGGGCGATACAACCCAGTCGCGGACAGGGGTAAACGATGTGGGGGCGTAGAGTTTGAGGGCGACAAGCTCACAATCTGGTGTCGAGCCCACATCTTTGTGCAGGAAACACACCCCAAAGACGGGCCAAAAATGTATGCCCAACCCAAAAAGTTTACGATGACATGGGGCAACAAAACGCGATTAAAAGACATCGTGGCCGCTATGCATGAACAGGGGTTTGCTGACGATTTCATCTATGGTCCGAATGAGCCAACCGAGGGACAAGGTGGGTTTGCGAAGTTTACACGCGACGACATTTTGCGAGGTTTGCAGCTATGAACATACAAGAAATTGCATCAATCATGCAGGCTACGATGAGCCAATACTCGTTTCCAGAACATTGGGAGCAATGGGAAGCTCTATCTTGGCCATCTAAGGCAATACGCTGGACGTATTGGGCCGTGGTTATCGTACTGGCTTCCCTTCTAAAGCCATTGTTACTGGAGGAAGGACGCGGTACATTTTGTGCTATCTTCCCTGGGATACTGATTTTCATTGACTTCCATTGTGGGCGACGTACTACTATGACGCAGCTTGCTGTGGCGTTGGGAAAAACCAGTTTTGTGGAGCCGAGTGATGACTCAGCCATACAATGATCTACGTGCGCGGGCTACCCAGCTTCTGAAAGCCTACGGGTTTGAGGCAAAGCTCAAAGAACTGCACCAACTGGAATCTCAGATGGTGAATCCCGCTCTTTGTATGACGTTACCAACGACTGTTTTACAAAAACATGGCGAGCTTGCAGCCGAGTTGGTTCCATGGGTGTATATTCTGAATCAACGCGAGGCATTAGACTCCATGCGGGACCATCTTGATGGCTTCTCTGAGGATGTTTTGGACTTCGAGAAGATAATCGACAGCCTCGAATTCAAAGCCATGATGTCGGACAAAAATGCCCGTAAGTCAGCCATCCTCACGATACACGCGCGTGACGGTGGTATGGAAGCATGTGACTGGTGCGACATGTTGGCCAGTATGTACACCAAATGGGCGGTTGCTCAAGACTTCGGGATCGAGCTTGTATCACGACATTCTGGTAAAGGAAATGCCGGCATCTCATCCATGTGCATTGAGATCACTGGGTCATATGCCTATGGGTATCTGTCCGGCGAGAATGGCCTTCACCGTCTGGTGCGAAGAAGCCCATTCAATGCCCAAGGGAAACGACAAACCAGTTTTGCCTCCGTTCAGGTTGATCCCGTGCTACCAGTGAAGACCAAAATCATATTGGAGTCAGATTTAGAGTGGGATTTCTTCATAGCACCTGGACCGGGTGGGCAACACAAAAACAAAACCGAGTCTGGGGTACGTCTCACGCACAAACCTACAGCAGTGACAGTAACTTGTGTCACAGATCGTAGTCAAAACACGAACAAGGCTAACGCCCGTGTGATGCTCGCCGGTCGGCTTGCCCGCCTACAAGAAGAGCATGATGCTACCACGCGAGCTACACAACGGAACGAGAAACCTACAGTTGGTTTCGGGTCACAAATCCGAAGCTACTTCCTACACCCTAAACAACGTGTCATTGACGCCCGTACTGGGCACAAGTGTGGCAATTTTGATGCTGTGCTTGATGGTAAACTTCAACCATTCCTAGATGCTTATCTGTTATGGAAAGCCCAACAAGGAGATTGATCATGCGAGCTTTTCTGATTCTGCTACTATGTTTGGTACCTGGTACTCTTGATGCGCAAGAAATCAAGTGCAAGCACTTTTTTCAGGGGATGCCTAGTGTTGATACTACCCCCTCTGAAATCATCATTCGTGATTGCTATGCACTGCAAACTAATCGGGAAACGAAGTTCCCAGCTTGGGTAGCATACCGCCTCACACTACGCGAGGTATGTGGTACCCTTGATCTTGGTCGTAAATGGCGTACTGATCCGTGGCTAGCCGCCGATGCCACCTTGGAAACCAATCGTGATGATTACCGTGGCGCTGCAACCCTGCTGTATGATCGTGGCCACCTGGTTCCGTTGGCGTCCTTCAAAGGCTCACTGAATGCCTCGCAAGTCAATTACTATTCTGTGATTGCCCCGCAACGCCGAGCTTTGAATCGTGGCCCGTGGCTTGACCTGGAGAATGCTGTTCGTGACCTCGTGTGGTCTGAAGGATCAGTTTATGTGATCGTAGGCCCACTGTACGAGAAGAAAATGGCACCATTGCCTAATGCAGACGAGCCGCATCGCGTACCGTCTGGATTTTGGATGATTGTTGCCGCACCAACCGGCGTAAACATTGAGTATGACTCCGGAACTGGCAACTACTCGAATGGAACACAAGCAGTTGGTTTCATTGTGTCACAGGTGCCAGGCTTGTACAATTCCATCAGGGACTTCATTGTACCCATCCAAGAGATTGAGGCCCGCGCAGCCATTCAAGTCTTTCCGAATATGGACGAGGTTGAGGCTGCGCGTGTCAAGGGTTCAGTTTCATGGTACTGGATCGACGATACCTTCCTTGAGGGGGACTATTATGTCGAAGAATGATGGCCCTACACCTGAAGCGGCCGACGAGTTTTTTACCACCTATGCCCATATCGAGTCGATGGTCTTGATTGCCAAACTCGATGCGTCTTTTGATGAATTGGAGGGGTATCTTGACCGAGAAACCAATGTCTGAGTCTCAATTGAAACTCGAAGCTGAAATACGTGCTCTTTACAGCCGATATCAGGCTTTGAAGAGTGAAGTCGCGGCTGTGAATGCTACGACACACTTGTTCATCACTGAACTTGATCTGTTCATCGTGGCCACCGGCATTGCAGAGAAGGTTGGATTGTCTCTGCGCAGTTGGTCCAAGTGGAACAAGACATGGAACGATCTGTTGAAAAAGGCAGAGGTCTTTGTCGAGGGTAAGAAGCTCGAATATGGTATCACGGAAGAGACACAACCTGAACCCCAACCTGAACCCGAGGAGAGTGCCAATGTGTGACGCATGTGTAAGAAATGGTGGCCGTAGCCCGATGGCCCAGTGTTTCCCGGTGATTCTACGATTTCGGTCGTAATCACCCAAGATGGCGATGAGACCGAGCCGGTAAAAGACTGGACCGGGGCTGGTCGGATGCGTATTCGTGTCGAGCAACCGGAGGCCGAATAGCATGTATCGCTTTGCCTTGTGTCAAACTCATCCTAAGTGTCCCGATGTCCAGGGTTGGTACCTGATTCTGGAGCCCGATGATCTTGATACCTTGATGAAGTTGCATAAAGGCGTAATCAGCCTGTACTACCACACGTTCGGCATGGACCCCCACATCGACAAGTCTGATCTGGCATGGTACTACAACCCCATCAGACTTGGCGCGTCGTGGCTGGGGTCCATGGAGAAGTTCTTGGCTGCCGGGACTACCCTTGCCGTCAATTACAGGGGTGGTATGGTTTCGTTTGACGGCCTGAAGGTACTGAACGTCATCGAATCGAAGCTACTGCACTGGCCTGACATCCAGAATGATGAGGTGATCACGATTTCGCGGTGGCCACACGGACATCACTACTATTTGGCCAGTGACGTAGGCCGGGTCTTTGTACCGGACAAGTACGTTCGTTACGAAGACGCTCGGCGGGCGGCCGAGAAGTACACAGACAACATCAACGACAAGGGCTGCTAGCACCCCTCTAATGGGTGGTGATTAAAATAAATGGCCCGAAATTTTAACGTGGACGCTTCCGTTAAAGGAATCTTGCATGAATTTTAAGCGGATACCCGCCGTGATCAACGCAATTGACCATCTGATGATGGTTCGAGAGGAAGTGGCCCGCAAAAAGGCTGCTGGGGACCACGAGAAGCTCCCGGAGAGTCGCTTTCGATTCCTGGTCCGGGCGATCTCGGAAGAGGGCGGGGCGTTCTCCTACGAGAATGCCTATGCCTTCTGGATTGACGACTGGTTCTGTGTGGTGGCCGAGCATTGCCCAGCAGAAGCCTACCATCGTGACGAGCTTCTGTGGTGGGGCATCTATGCACGGCAAGAAGAACCCAACTTCACGGACACCTACGATGACCTACTGAACATGGAGGCAACCCTTTGATCGGATATCACTACACCACCAAGTTGGCATGGGAGAACAGCATCTCGGAACACGGGTTGTTCCCACACCGTATCCGCAAGCATGAGTTGGAGAAATTTCGCCAGTCTCTCCCACGGTTGCCCGAGGCTGCCATTTGGGTGTGGCAATGCCCACTAACAAACGAGCAAGCATGGATTGTTGCCACCACATTGGCGGCTATGCACGATGAATACGAGTTGGTGCTACTGAAAGTGGAATATAGCTGGGACAATGCCGCTTCATTACTCTACAATGACGAGCCTATTGATGACTTTGCCAGCGTCAACCTCAATTGCAGCTTTGGTATGGGCGGTCTTGACACAGGGTCGCTTCCCATTGAGTTGTTGGTCAACCACATCCCGCCAGAACAGATTGAGTGTATCTGGGAAACCGATATGATGTGTTCGGTGTACGGGCGGCATCCCACAGAAGAACTGGTGAGACCGTACATAGTAGAATCCGAAGAATCGGCACAACCGGCTTAATCAGAGTTGGTGAATTTGCGTCTTGACATCGGACTGTGGCATTGGTAAGATAGAACTATCAACACTACACGAAGGAGAATGACATGAGAACATTTGCGATCCTCAAACCCGATGCTATCCAGCGTGGGCTCGTTGGCGAGATCATCAACCGCATTGAGCGGAAGGGATTCGAGATTATGCGTATGGAGCTTCGGGCCAAAACGGCTGAGTGGTGTCGGCGACACTACTCGCAGTTTGACCCAGCAGTGACCAAGGACCGTGAGATTTATGAGCGGTTGCAACGCGCTATGATCTACAAGCCACTCATAGGCATCCTGCTTGAGGGTGACATAGACCACGGGATTCGCACACTGCGGAACCTGGTGGGCGCTACTAACAGCATGGAAGCCGCCCCTGGCACTATTCGTGGTGATTTTGGTACCCTACCGATTCATCTGAACCTGATTCACGCATCCGCCAGTGTTGAGGCTGTTCAAAGAGAGGTAGCGTTGTTCTTCAATGATGACACTGACTGGAATTGACACCCGGCACGTCGATCTTCTGACGTATGTGTTGGACAAAGTGGCTGGGGTTGAGTGGTACTTTGTGCGGGGTGACTCGCCTGAATGTCGTTCATCGCTAACCCCCGCTGACATGGAGTTTCACTTCAAGGATGACCATGTACTAGGCTTCCGCTTCCTACGTAATGGAGCGTACAGAATCTTTGATGATGGCATGGACTGCGGGACTTGGCCACCCGAATACTTACACCGTTTCTTTGACACCTTGTACTTTGGAGAGTTTTTATGAAGACGCGACAATTAGCGAAGATTCTTGAGCCTGCCTTCCGTGCCTATCAGGTTCAGATGCTTCCGCACACGTTTTTAGGGGTTCGTTTGAGCCTCCAAATCTCGCAAGAGGTTATGAAGGCCCGTGAAGAGTCACATGTGAGTCTTACATGGCGAGACTCTTTCAATGTGGTGGCTTCCAGATTGATGGAGACCTCCGGTTTCGATGTTGAATTCGCCTATGTATTCGACAGCGAAATCCATCTGCTGATCAGCGAAAGTGGTAATGTCTTCCAACGTGACCTGCAACGATCCGTTTCGTCGCTGGCTGTACAAGCATCCCTGATCTTCTCTCACAAGCAACATGCTCCCGGCATGTTTGATTGCCGCATCTCCGGATTGCCGTCTTGGGAATACGCCTTTGACTACTTCAGCCATCAGCGTACCAACTGCCGCAGCCATGCCGTCAATGCCATGTGCCAGTATGCCATGGAGCTTACCTTCCCGGACTTGAACACACATACAGTCAATCAGCGTATGAGCAAGATGGATCACGATGCTCGATTGAAGTATGCCCAAGCTTTCGGCACACTGCATCGCGGTGGCGGGCATATGTGTGACTGGTTCCAGTTCGGTCACTTACTGAAATGGACCGAATGCACCCGGCCATGTACTGGCAAAGACGGCACGCCTTCGTCTTACGAGACACGTCGTATCGACATGCGACCCGCGCCTGGCGACACGGGTGTCTTCTGTGACGAACTTTCCTGTATCGTTTATGGTGACGAATGATTCGTCTGGAATATGACCCACAGTCTGCTGGTGTCATCATACTCGATGCGGAGTATTATGGTGAACCATTAACGCTTGACGCCAGGTACGTAAAAGCACTTCATGAGCTTTGATAACAAAGACTACCCGAACCGCAAGGATCACCGAAAGCCCTACCCGCACAAAGGGCCACGACGCTTCGCAGCGTCCTGTCGCCCCGGCGGTAGCTGTAAGTTCTGCACCCACGGGCGATGTCATTCACAGATACGTGATGAACGGGACGCTGACGACCAGATAGAAGAGTTTCACAATTTCGATGCCACTGAAGAACAAGCCTGGCTTGATGATGAGGCCATGTGGCGAGACATGGAAGATGACCCCAACTGGCCCTAACTTGACGGACTCCCACAATGAATCTCCCCGATTTCTGTGCGCTTGAGCCCTGGCCCAAGTACAAAGCATACTTACAGCTAAAGGCTGCACTTCGCCAGTATGGTCGGTGTCTCTTTTGGGAAGATCAAGATATTGATCTCCTCCCTGGCATAGGTCGCTCACTTGCCCGCCAAATACTCTACTATTTTGCCAGTGGGGATGCTGATACCACCGTGCATTCAGTGTGTTCCAGTGTCGAGTGTATCGAACCACGACACAATTATCCGATTGGTCAAGTGGTAGCCAGGAAGAATTGTTGGGAACACATCCGCCAGCAGTCATCCCGCCGTGGAGACTGTCTTATCTGGTGCGGCGGGGATGTCAATAGTCTACCCACCTACTACACAGATGGTGTCAAGCGGTCAGTGGCTCAACACATCTACGAGCTTCACTACGGCGTGAAGTTCTTCGCTAAAGCCCGCTTTCGCCCAACCTGTGGTGTCCCAAATTGTATTGCGCCAAAGCATCTTCAACCGCTAAACCCGGCGTTTGTACAACACTGGGAGGGCCCAACACCCGAGGCGTTTGCGCACAACCTTCTGGATTATATTGCGCTGATACCGACCGATAAAACAACCGGGTGTACGTATTGGCCGGGGTCTATGAACAATGGTCGCACGCCAATGATCAAGGTTGGACAGTCACAGAGGTATAGTGTCACAAGCCTGTTGTTTAACTATGCATACGGGCCACCATCAGAGTTGGAACGTAGTACCTCTATGTCATGCGGATGCAAAAACTGCGTCGAACCCCATCACATTGTCATGCGTCACACCAGTTGGTCTGATCCTAAGTTGGAACACCCGGTGGAGATGTCACAATGTGAGAATCAACCTGAAGATACAGCCGTCCCGGTTCCAGCTATCCATTAAACCTATTGACACTGAGACCTCAGCATGATACAATGAAATAATACTCACGAATTTCAATAAGGACTCCCCATGATCTATCTTGGTTCTACGTACACCCACGATGACCCTGCCGTTCAAGAGTGGCGTTTCCAAGCCGTTTGCAAAGCTGCTGCCCACTTTTTGAAGCAAGGGTTTCACATTCTTTCCCCTATTGCCCATGCGCACCCCATCGCACAGTATGGGCTCCCAACTGACTGGGGTTTCTGGGCAGAGTATGATGAAGCATGTATCAAGACCTGTGAAGTCATGTGGATACTCATGCTTGACGGTTGGGAAATCAGCCGAGGCGTGAATGCAGAGATCCAGATCGCTAAATCTCTGTCTATACCGATCAAGTACGTACAGATCATCAACCCCGACTCAGACCAGCCAGAATATCATGTACGTAATACGCCATATGATTACGGGAGGCTCAGTCAGTGAAACATCGTGTCACAGTGAACTTCGATGGCCAGATCAATTTTCGTGATCGTTCAGAAATGGCGGACACGCTCCAGAAATGGTTTGAGACACGGGACTATTTCCGTATCGTCCTCCATTTTGAACTGGTCTCGACCAGCATTGTTGAAATTCATTATGAGGAACGCCACTTTGCCTTCGTCACCGGTGAAGTGGTATGGGATATTGAAGGGCTGCATCAAGAGAATTTGATGGACACCATCTTCATGACTCTGTGCAGTCAAGTTTGTGGTCCGACCATTGATGTCAGCGTTAAGGCTTGGCATGACCCCGAGATGGAGGTACTGGAATGTACGCCTTAGATCATGCCTCAATGAGGCAAGAAAAAGAGATCGTGTGGCTCGGGATAGCTCCGATTGGAATCGCATGGGTATTTCAAGCACAGGTTCTTGTACCAGAAAAGTCTGGACGTTTGTCACAACATACCCACTTTGGCTGCGAAATTGTTGGGTACACAGATTTAGCAGACTGGGCCATGCCAATCTCGTATATCCATGACGGCCAGCGGGTGCTTTTCATACGGCGAGTCTTTTACTTGTCGCCAGACTGGGACCATGGTGAAATCCCGGAAGACCTTCCCGACGACTTGGTGGTTACGCCAGATTCTATTTCCCCTGGGCGTCTTGGGGACATGCCTTGGGACGAAGTGCTCTGGGGTATGGCGGACGATGACGAAGATGAAGAAGATTACGGAGGCTTTGATGAAGAAGATTCTGACTTCTGTTAGGTGTGTAATCAATGCCAAACCGACAGTTACCGTACCCATCCTGCTGTGCATACTGCTAGTGCAGGCTTGGCACTGGTGGTATCCCGCCGGACATGTGTCTGTGACAACAGTGATTCCCGTGACCATAGTTCAGTTGCGTGGCCACGAATACTATCGGTGTCTCTCCATTAAGCATGGGATACGAACGGTCCAAAAGGCAAGTGAGTATTGGGAGCAATACGGTATCAAGTTCAAAGTTGTGAACTTTGGTATCATCAAAGATTGTGAATGGGCGACGATCTCAAGTGACAAACATGGCGACGGCGAGCTATCGCTTATCATAGATGAGATTGAACAGGCTACTAGGACCTTTGTGGTGGTGCTTCCAGAGAAGTTTACCAATCTTGATGGCTCGTGGGCACCAGAAATTGCTGGTCTAGCATCTACCAATCGCAATGGATTCGCCCTTGTCGATTCTGATTGGCGCGTCACAGCGCATGAATTCGGCCATGCTCTATGTGGTTGTTACCACACATACGTACAACCAGGGAACTTATTGGAATCGGGAATTTTAGATCGGAGGCCAGCCAAGGAAGACATTGTACTGACAGTTTGGCAAGCGTTTTGGGCACGGAAATTTGCACGGGACCTGGAGACAAGGTACACCAATGGCACATTCACTGAAGAAAAACGACCTCCGTACAATTTTGGCACTTATCGACGCAAGAATTTCATCACTGGACCTATGGTCCATGGGGGTACATAGGAAAGAGGCCCGGAAACTGATGTTGTTGGGCAATAGACTGGCTCAGCGGCGCGTTTATGACGACAAGTTCCTGACTGAAGGCGGTTTTACCTTCATGAAGATGGTATGGTCGGTTTCCGGGAACCGGATGGACGGGAAGACTATGCGATTCAGTAGACTGCAAGACACCAAGCGTCGGTATGCCCAGCAGTTTTTGAAGCTTGGCTTCTTGCAACTTGTTACACACCCTGATTGTGGCGACAACCTGGACCGACTTGTTGTCACCAAACTTGGCGAAGACCAACTTTACATGAGGCACAAACGATGAGCGTGAAGATACGACCCGATAACAGGTTGATTATCACAGTGGGTTACCCTCGCAGCGGTAAATCAACCTGGGCAATGGGAACATGTATCCCTACTGTGTCCTCTGATGCCCTCCGTATGGCCCTATTTGGCAGCCTATGGAGCGAAGCACAGGAACACCTTGTCTTGCCGTTGGCTCGAACCATGGTTCAGACACTGTTCTTCGCTGGTCACCCGCGAGTGGTTTTTGATTCCATCAGCACTACTCGTGCCCTACGTGATTTCTGGCGGCCATCACCTGAATGCCCCTGGACACGAACCTACCATATTTTAGAAACCAGTGCTGAAGTCTGCAAAGAGCGAGCCGTCGAGTCCGGGGATGACTATCTGGTACCGGTGATTGACCGCCTGCAAAGCAAATACGAGCCTGTGGAGCCATGCGAAGAGGGTCCCAGATTCGTTATGCGCCGTGGCGAAGAGGATTTCGTTCAAGAAACAGCAGAAATGCGGGCCGACCACAAGGAATTGTTTCATGCCATCTTGGAACAGCACGAAGCTGGGATGCGTGAGCTACGGGAGACTGGCACCTACACCGGTGAACTCTCTGTAGGCATGATCCTGGCGATACGGGATGCACTGGAGTTGCCAGTATGACTGACCGAGAAACCTTTGCTAGCTGTGTCACAGTCTTAGGGATCAATGAGTGTTGGCCTTGGAAGGGTAAACCGAAGTTCTTTCTTGATGGTAAATTCCGTGAGATAGCACGCGCTTGCCTGTTGCTCCATGGTGTTAAGCTTCGCCCCAACCAAAAGGTCACCAGGATATGTAACAACCCGTTATGTACGAATCCAAGGCACTTCCTTGTTGACGGACGGTACATTCGCATCGTGCCTCGGCTCGGTTACTTGACACTACGGGAGCGATTCGAGTTTGAGATCATCAAAACAGACGGTTGTCATAACTGGATGGGCCCGCAAACTATCGAACGCAATGGGGCCACAGTGAACCCCAAGGTTCACCAGGCTAAGTTCTATGGTCTGAACTACAGTGCTAAAGAGATCACACAGACATGTGGAAACAAGAAGTGTTTGAACATCGATCACCTACGATTTGGTGGACTCACTGTCCGCGAAGCCCGCAAGGCAGTAGGTTTGCTCCCCGATTTCACTATCGAGGAACGGTTTTGGCAAAACATCAGGAAGATTCCGCATGGGTGTTGGATTTGGATCGGAAGCATCTACACTAACGGTGAGCCCAGACTGTGGGTTGATGGTAAGTACAAACATGCTAATGTCGTTTGTGCCGAGCTTCTGCAATTGAAGCCCCTACCACCAGCGGGTGTATATGGGCGAACCTGCGGGAATCAACGATGCATACGACCAGAGCACTTTCGTGACATCAGATCTGGCTATGAAAAGTTCATGGACCACATCACTAAGAGAGATTATGGGACTGGCTATGGCCCCTGCTGGATATGGTTCGGACCTAGTATAGGTAGCTGGGGGAAGTACGCCCCCGACTGGAATCATGGGCCACATCGCCGCACGCCTGCGGCACTGTCGCTGCATTTTGTCGGCCAAGAGGTTCCACTACAGTCGCATATTCAAAGGTGCTGTGGGATCAAAGACTGTATATGCCCCCACCATTTGTATGTCAAACACAGAAAGGAACTTGAATGAAAATTCTTGACACACGACCGTTCAGCAACCCTATCATTTGTTGTCCGGGCGATACCTTGCGGGTTACCTGGAGCGACAATAACAAAACTGTGGCACGGATGGAGGCCACCATCACGGAAGATCAGACTTTGGACACGGCGGTTCTCGTGAAATACACCCCAGAAGAGGCTGAGAAGCTTGGTTTTGAGTCTGCACTTGGTGTGTTCGCCGGGAAAGCGGAGGACTTGACATGAAAGTGCTAGCCACACGAGAAATGGGCACCCCTTTGGTGTTCAAAGAGAAGTTCGGCATCGCTTGGTCGCGTGGTGATGTCACGATCACCAAATCTGGCCGGATCAATTTCGACGGGGAAATATGTTGTGAGCAAGAGGTTATGCTGGAAGAAGATCGCGTTGTAGACTATGCAATGATTGTGCAGCTTAGCCGGGAAGAAGCGGCCGAGTTTGGTCTAGTGAGTGCGCTCGGTGTAATCGAAGGCAAGAAACTTTCTTGACAACCGGTCGAAGTGTGGTATACTTGGATTAGGAGAACGTTATGTCACGGCCTGTAATCACAATCAATGAAAGCTCGGAGGTCGAATTCGAGCGTCATTGCGAAAAGCTTGTGGCATCCGGCTACAAGCTGGTGACAGCGAGTTGTGGTTTTGCGGATTCCGAAAAGTACGACTACTGTGGTGTTTGGATGGCCGTCTTTGCTTTACCCGAAGTGATTGCATGATCGAATGGCTGACAAGACTCGTGGGTCGCTTGTTGCTCATCACCTTATTGGTGATGGCCAGGATCATTGTGTGTGATCACATTGAGCCCAAGACACTGGCTGAGTATCGGGATGCCGTGTTGATTGTGTTTCCCATACTCACTGTCGTGTTCATCTTCATGAATTGGGACCAAATCGTATGAGCAACCGTAATAGACTCCTCTCCAGATCGGTTTGTGTTTGTGTTGGTGCGATTTCCCTCATTGCTGCCCACCAATGTGCCATCTATGGTTGGATCAACCTACTCTGGCTACCACCGTTGACCTTCCTACTGGGGTTCGTTGGATTCATTTTCAGCTTTCCGCCACATGCCCAGTATTCTTGTGATCTTGATCTATCACCCCTAGAAGTGTTGGCGCTCAAAGACAAGTACCATGACATCCTGCTGGCTATCGACAAGCAGGATCATGAAGCCTTCCTGCGGTTTGTGATCCATGGCCAAATCAAGTCCGGCAGTGTATTTGAGTACCGGGTTGATACCGACCTGGCGTACCAAGCGGCCATCGACACTGTTGTTAATCAACAGTGCAAGAATCTACGTCTACTCGTTCAACGTCTCTCACCGGAGTCTCCCAATGCGCAATGATACCGAATGGAATGTCACCAGCTTTACCAACTACAAGTCTATCGTCGGCTACTTTGCTATGTGGTCCGTGCGGCAGCTTGAAGTGTCACATCTACCGCCAGAGTATGCCACTGTTGTGGAGTATTTGTCAGCATCGTTGCGTATCAATACGGCCTTTGATGACAGTGGATGGGCACATCTCACACTCAACGACATCGAAAAGATGCTGCGGGACATCTTGATGGACTATCCGCCGTTCCAGCGTTGGAACAACTTTGAAGTCCTCGCAGACTGGCTCGATCTTGATGCCCTCATCCGGAACGTCGCCGTCTCGCTACGGGATGAAAACCGTCGTTATGAAGAAGAGGAACGCCGCCGTGTCTAGTATTGTCATTGTCGGTAGCCCGATCAACAGATTCGAGTTCTACGGCCCCTTTGACTATCGTGAAGAGGCCGTAGCGTGGGCGCACAAGTGCGCCGAGGGGAGTTGGTGGGTCAAAACACTGCGAGAACCCACCGAATACATGATCAATGCCGTACTGCGTCAGTGGATATTGGTTGTTGGAAACATGATTGATGGACTTGACTACTACGGGCCGTTCCCGACAATGCGGGCTGTCAATGAATGGGCGAGTGAGCATATTGAAAACTCGGATCGATTTCCACACCGGCTCATCGGGGTAAAACGATCATGAGCAACCTTGTTGCCGTCAGCTTGATACTTGGGGTCCAGGCAGTATTGATGCTGCTTATTTGGTGGATGGTTCGGAGGATTGAGCTATGATCATGCAACCCGTCTCAGGTACTAAGTATTGGTGGTTCTATGACAGCGGTGTCGTTGAGGTTACGATGTTGCAACAGGGTTTCGACCCTTCCAGTGGTCCATTTGCTGTTTGTCAGGTCAAACAAGAAGATGTACCCGCCCTGGACTACCGCATCAGTATGGGTATGGCGGACGGTCAAGTGCGAGTAGCCTTCAGTGGGTTATTTACTACCAAGAACGAAGCGGTGACCGCAATCTTGACTCAGACACGCAATGACATCCATCGATATTCGCTGGACTTGAGTATCTTGCAAAACCGGCTTCAAGACTTGGAGCAAATCGAGACCGAGCTAAAGGAGATTCCCGATGCCTAGAGCCCATTCTATTTTCATCTGCCGCCTGATTCACACCCCGATAAAGATCCTGGGGTCATGGACAGTGAAACACGAGATGGTTCACTGGTTGAATACCTGCGGGTTGCGGTTACGCGACATCGAAGTAGTGCGTATGCATGATAGTCAACCTAATCGTGGTATGACCACGGTGCCTATCGGAGAGCTACTCAAATGAACCAAGACGACCTAGCAATGCACCTGGCTGTAATGCAAGACGATCTTGCCTGTTTGGAAACTGATCTTGATCTTGCAGAGTCGGAACTCGAAGCCGACGACACTATGGCCAACATCGACGATCTGAAATGTCGTATTCATGACTGTGAAATGGACCTCAAGGAGCTTGATGATGAGTGAAAAACGAACCGAAGACCTCGAAAAGTACGTCTCGGACCTCAGAGACCTCTGTGATGCTCAAGAGACGGACATCCAAGACCTCAAGAAGGCCGTCCGTGACCTCAAAGGGCTGATCAGTGATCAAGCCAGTGAGATCGAAGAAATGGACGAGAAGGTCGAGAATGCACAGGGGACTATTGATCATCATACCTCGTGGGACGACCATGGCGAAGACAACGAAGTCACTGCCTCTGAACTTTCAAACCTGGAAATGCGTATCGATGACATCGAAAACCAGATGGAGTAGCCATGAGCAGACTATTTGTCAAATTCGCCTACCCGATTGAAGATCCGGCGGCCTATGAGATCGTTGATACTGACATGAAAGAGTCAGGCATCATCGAAGTCTTGGAAGCCTTCATCCATGGTTCTATTGGTGCTGGTCCAGATCCCCGGAAACCGAATGAGCTTGAAGTCTACAAGCTGCGCGTGGACATCGACCTCACTTGTGATCGCATCGTGGTGAAGAGCGACTGTGGGCAAAAGGGGCTCGAACTCGGTATTCTCATGGATATTCTCACTAGGATGACACAGGATTAGCATGAGCGAAGTCACACGCGAAGAATTCGAGGCGTTCCAGGTTGATACCCAGGCCAAACTGGCAAAGTTGAGTGCTAATCTCGCCGGGATGGCTGAAGCGATCAATTTTCTGGACGCGCGGCTCTCGAATATCATGGAATTCGAGATGGGGGAGGCCGAGCGGCGAGCCGAGAAGTTTGAGAAACAGATCGAAGAACACCAGGATACAGGAGATGAGTATGGACTCGGCAATTTTCAATGATCTCGTGATGCAGGTCTGTCGGGTCCTTTTCAAGGAGACCGAGGGCAAAGAAGATTACACAGAGTGGCTCGATATTCGAGACACCTTGGTCGAGATAGGGGAAGCACACCTGGTGGGTCGAACGGCTCGAAACAAGATACGAAATTGCGTGGATGACTTTGACTGCCGGGCAGAGATGCGAGCCACCGGGCCGAGTCCAACACGCATGTATGCAGCCCAGGAGTCGCTTGAAGCAGAGATGGACATTGTGGCCCACAGGAAGCCCGTAGAGAGCGATGATGGCCGTCCGGTGGTTCAGACATGTGAAGACCAACTGAACGCACAGATGGCGTCCCTGGGGGATCGTTTGGATGCTTTGGAAGAGAGTCGTGCTGCTTTGGCGGCCAGCCGCCGGGTAATTCAGGAACAACTTCGGCAAGAAGAGGGGTCCAGAACCCTCACATGTGCCTACTGTGGCCAAGAATACCCACCCGGAACCCCGGCCACCCAACACGAGCTACTTACTGAACATGGTTGCAAGTGCCAAGAACATCCAATTCGAGCCGATCTTGACGACTTGATACGTACTTGGCGGTACGGGTCTACCCCCGAAATGGGTAGCAGGGTCATGGAGTTGATGAGCAAATACCACATTGATATCGAGGAACCCTAGTGCCACCAACACAGAACGCTCTCCAAAAATGGCAGAAGGAAAATCCGGAACTCGCGGCAGATTGTTTGCGTGCAGACGGTATTCTTGAGGCGGCTCAATCAGGTTTAGTCAAGCGGATGACGGAAGACATCACACCCGACATTGGCGACAGTGATTTCATGCTGGACGAGTTTCTGGAGACTTGGGGGCGGCGTATGACTCATTTCAACATGTTGCGACACGTTTTACTTGTGCTAGGAACACCAAATGGACAAGCTGGAACTCCGGGTCGTTAAAGTCTGCAACGATCCTCAAGAATGTGAAGGTTGCCGGGGCAAGTGCATCTTGGCTAACGATGAATTTCCGCAGCTTGTTGGGTACGTAGAAGACACTTGTGAATCATTCGTCCTCAACGTAGCGGACGGGCGATTCTGGCAGGTGTCTGAGTTTCTCCTCGAAAACGGTAGCATCAGTTCGCTGTGGATTGATGCAGAGGAACTAGAACCACGAGCATGTCACGGGTGTATCCAATGATCAAGAAGTTTGAAGCACGACTCGCTAAGGACAGTGAATCCTTCGTATGGGATTTCATGGTCGATATTTTGTTCGGTCTGTGGATTCTCGTGAAGATGTGTTTGTTCGCCACGCCCTGGTTGGTTATGGAATGGTTGTGGCCCGGCTCTTTCACCATACTGGGTTGTGTAGCATGTGTAGTGATAATGCTGTACTTCGTGGGGTCAGCTTACCGGGCCACCAAGAAATGAGAAAGCTATGAAACACATCAAACGAATACTGATTGGACTCGGGATATTGAGCATTTCTACGGTTGTAGTCGGTTGTCTTATTATGCTGGGGAGCTATTACGGTCCATACCATATCCAGGTTGGGCCAGTATTGGTGTGGTAACAATCTTGGTGGCCGCTTGGGCCATGGGAAGAGCAACCGAAGCATGAAGAAAGTCTGGTGTGTACGATTCAGAGACGGTTGGTGCGCCTGTAAGAAGGACGAGCAGTTCGATGAAGCAGCAGACAACATACCAACAATGTGTAACCATTACGTGATTCTCCCCTGGGGTGCAAAGCGACGTTTACCAACCTGTAAACCTTGTTTGGAGAGACTTGATGCGCAAGAAAAAGAATAAACGGCCCGACAAGCGAACGTGTCAGACGATTCATTTCAAGAAACGGTTTCTTGAGCGATACGGTATAGACCCTAATCGGCACATGCGCCGCGAGATGTTGGAGATGATTCAGCGGCGAGAATGTGTTATCCTCGATACCCAGTCTTGCCGTATATCGGTCCTTGACATCATGTTCGGTGGTCGCCATTACCCCGTTGTGTACGACAAGAAGCGAAAGTCTTTGGTGACGGTTCTCCCGCATGAATGTCTTGACCCAAAAGTCCTTTGTCAACAACGGGCCGACAGGGCACACGCAAGAGCAGAGGATTGGTAACATGAGAATCAAAGAGTTCACCAAGAAGATGTTCTATGAGGCAATGTCTCCGTATGGCGACGACCTGTATGCAGTAGGCGGCTTCGGTAGCTGTGAATAAGAGACGGGGAGTTGCTATCATACTGGGTTGGTATCGTGGTGAGATCAAACGACAAAGCCCGGATGCTGCGTTGCAAATCAGTACGGATTTGTGGGACCCGTTTGTGGGCAAACTAAGTTCTTGAGGAGAATACCATGGAAGCTCGTTGCAGGTGTGGCGCGGAACTCGATATTTCCAGTGTCGATCTGGATTGTGTGCATGATCTGATCATCTATGTTGATGAATGCGAAGACTGTGCAGCCGATGCACAAGCGAAGGTCGAGACTGAAGAGGAACGGGTCGATGATCTTGAGAGTGAGGTCTTTGCGCTCCAGGAGCGGATTGAAGAACTGGAAAACCAACTCGCTGATGGGGCGGACGCATGATAATCACATGCCATGAATGCGGCAACGACCTTGAGATCATTGAGGCAGAACTTGACGGTTGCAATGATCTGGAAATCTCTGTCGAGTTGTGTCGGGAATGCTGTGGCCCTATTGAAGACGAATCAGCCGGGTGGGAGCAGCGAGCCATGGATGCCGAAAATGAAGTGGAAGACCTTCATGATAAGCTTAAAGCTGCCCACGAGTATATCGAAGAATTGGACTTAGCCATCACCGAGACCGAGATGCAAATGGGCGAGCGGTAGGGCCCCGCTAGTGACCCACAAAACAGCGTTTCAGTACACACTAAGCAGTTAGCGTCTCATAGGATACACACAATGACTGCAAAAGCACCAACACCTGCTCCGAATCGTCGTGCCGATGGCACAATTGACCCCAACTACCCCGTCCCCAAGGACATGCCACCGGCTCCACCGGCTAAGAAGACATCTGCGAAAGGCATTGGTGCCAGTATTCGCCGTGCAATACAAAGACCGGCCCCCAATTTCCAACCATGCTCCCCTGGAGTGCTAAAGGGCCTACGCGAGGCCATGAAGAATCAGTATCGTCAAGAGATATTTGCCACACCGGGGCTTATGGCCATGAACCCAGACATGCTCGAAAAGATGTTGGAAGCTAAGGTCGATGAGGAGCTTGCGAAACAAGCCCAGGCCAAGAAGAAGCCCGTCATCAAGTTTGTCATCAAGGATGCCATTGAGGGGGAGCCGAGGGATCGGGTCATGGACGTTACGTTCAAGCGACCTCGGGATGATACCTGGTACTTTGGTCTAATGGACAAAGAGGAAAGCCTTGAGATACCTGACAACTGGCGCGGATCTGTATCCTTAAACAACCTGATGGACTGGATGCACACCGTCAGGAAGCAACCCAAGGTCGATGAAAGCTCACGACTGAAGTCACTGACGCAGATCAGCAAATGGATCGCGGCAGCCGCATCTCGTGCGGTGCCTAAGCCGGATGGTTTCTTCCCGAAGACTGGCTATTGCATTGAGTGGAAGACCACTGGGGGTAGACAGGCTGAAGACCGGATACACCGTGTTGGTTCTGCCGTCACAGTGCGACACCCCAGTCCAGAGGAAGCCTTGGCCAGTATCAAGAAGAAGAAACAGATCCTTGATGACACGTTTGAAGATGCAGGTACGGTCACCGGTAAAAGTACGGCGTCTCCGTGCTTGGGCGTTCTTATGGCCCCCGACAAGAACCTGGGTAAGACTGTGTCTCCCGACGCAACCCCACTACCAGCACGTATCCTCAAATCCCTAGATAGGGCATCAAAGAGGCGAGACACTGTACCCGTGGTCCTGAGTCCTGGTCGCGTACCATGTTTGATGCCCGCTGGGTGTGAATCGGTACTTTATCCATACCAGCGTCGGATGCTCAGCCAATTGATGGCGATAAATGAACGGTCATCGGGTCCACCGTCCATGAATCGTGTCATCGAGAACCAACTCTGGAGGCGTTATACCAATGAGACTTGATCGAGACATCGTTGGCTATGTGTTGGCCGAAAAACTGGACAACGTGAAATCTGTCTGTCAAGATGGCCTACATGTTACGACCTTTGTCGAGTTGACGGAACATCTTACCAGGCGACTCAATGATTTACTGGATTTGCACCTCGAACTGGCCCAGATTCGGGCTGAAGACAAGGTTCTGTCTGATGAGCGGGCTCAGGTTGTTCAACAAAGCAGATCCGCCATAGGTCATCTGCAAGACAGTTGTCCCCATATCTCGACCACCCAGTATCCGTGTAACGAAGACCATGATGCATATCAGGTCTGTAACATCTGTGGGAAGATCCTATGAAAACCATCTTGATTCTGGGCAGTTTTGCTGCCGGTATTGCCATGTATCGCATGGTTCAGTCCGTCCTTAGAACCAGACGCACACAACGTGTGCTTCGACAGCAGTGGGAGACCATGGCATCGAAAATACAGACACGGCTATGACCCCCTACCAGATTTCCAAGGTGATGGAGCGACTCACCGAGGAAGATAAACAGATTGAGCGCGAGTATCATCGTGCCCTTACTGTGTTGCAGATGCGTCGTGCTGTGTTGCAACAAGGCTGTCCACATCCGAATGCTATCTTCACACCAGGTTGGGCCGATATGGATGGGTTTCACAAATGCCCCCACTGTGGGTTGATCTACTAATGCAAACACAGACACAAATCATCGTTGAGTTGGATACCTACGGGTGCTCCAAGTGTGGAACACATAAGAAAAGGTGGCTGTGTACCGTGAAAATCGGTAACGGACGTGACCAACTTGTCATTAGTCAAGAGGATCGAGCCTCAAAGGGTTTCCTAACACAGGCATTGGCACAAGAAGCCGGTGTACAATGGCTCCGGAGCTTCAAAAAGAAGCAAGATGTCGTATTCCGGCTTACCGATATGGTGACATGTGATGATCCCCAGAAGTTTTGGGGTTGGTTCTGGGAATTCTGGATCAAAGAGACAGGCATCCCTGCCGTGATTGTCGGGAAGAAGACATCAAAGTTGCTGAAGAAAAACGCAAACACTGTCCCTGGGAGAAGGGTAAGAGGATTCTCACTCCAGCGGAAGTATCGGAACTGGACCTTTGGGGCAATCTGGACAAAAAGCTTGGGGGCGAAGAAGAACCAAAAAATGACCAACTAGGGGAATGACTGTGCTTGATAGACAATTCATCATTGACAACGAAGAACTGGTTCAACGCAACTGTGCGGCCCGTGGTGTTAGTATCAGTATCCGTTACTTCGTGATGACCTGTCTGCTTGTCAAGGAGACACGGCAGCAACTTGAAGGAATCCAAGCTGAACGCAAGGTACTGACGAAAATGATTCCCCGGTGTCCGACACAACAAGAACGGGTGGAATGTATTGCATTGTCTACGGACATGAAGCAACGCATACGTAGTCTCCAAGAAGCCATGGCCCCAATGGAACAAATGGCCCTCAATATGCAAATGCAAATTCCAAACATGACACATCCGGAGGCCCCTGGGGCCGATGCTATCTACAAACCAAAAATCTGCCCAACGGAGAACCAAAAATGACCCTTGCTGCCACAGGAGTACGGTATAAGGTACTCCAAATACTGAAAACACGATTCCGGGCTGCTATTTTGACCATCACTGGGCCCCAGTTGAGTGCAACCCTTCTGGATGCTACGTTGAATCGTATCCGGTACAGGGGGCAGCCCGGTATGGATTTCTGGGCGGATTTCTCCAGAGAGCTACCTACGGTCTTGCAACGCGAGCCGGTGGGACTGGCCACAGAAATCGTTGATGCTGTGGATGTAGCAGACTGTTGTCACCCGCTGGTAATCACTGACCGTGGTCTAGTCAACATTCGCATCCGTGAAGATTGGTTGACCGTGGCCGCACCACAGTTTTTCACTGGAGACCCTTTCACTGATGACTATCAAATTGAGTAAGGTCGGGGCCCCGGTGGTAGTTCGCAAACCTGGAGTCCCAAATCGGGAAGAAGCTAAGAATGTCTGATTACCAAATTGTTGTCGCATTGCTGTTTGGATTCGTGTGTGTACTGGTATTCTCAAAACCTTGGAGCAATAAACGATGAATCGTAGAGCCTTTACGTTGATCGAAGTGTTGGTTGTAGTGGCGATCATCGGCATCCTTGTAGCCCTGATCTATCCTGCCTTCATAGCAGCCCTGGATGCTGTTGAGGCTGAGCAGCAAAAGCAGCGAGAGCAGCAGGAGCAGATTGTCGAGCCCGAGCCCGTGCCCGAGCCCGAGCAGCCGCCCTCTGTGGAACTCTATGAACACGAGGATACTGATTCCATACCGCCCGTGATCATGTTGTTGACCACCATATTTGGCGCGGGTGTACTTTTCACCATCTGCTTTACCTTCTATCACTTTACCTCAAGGAGTTGACATGTCGAGATTAGTTGAAGCGGCAGAGGCCATGGTGGCTAAAAACAAGGCCATGAAGAAACAACTAGCTGACTGTATATCCATTGACTCGGTGAGTTTAATGTTTATGGACTTGGATGACCGCTATAGTGTCCGAATCCTTGTGTCGGTGATCGAGGCCGGTGTTCCAGGCAAACAGCTAAAGGGCTTCGTTAAAGCTTTGTGTCAAGACGGGCCGTATATCGTCATATTCTTAGTCTCCTGGCAGCCCGATGGTTCGGTCGAGGTTGCGGCCGGTTGCAGTTACGCACAGGCTGAGCTTGGATTCAACTGTGTCAAGTGGGTCTGCGAAGCTACGAAACCCATGGGTGGTTGCGGTGGCGGTAAGGCAGTGTTGGCTGCCGGTGGCAGCCGTGATGGTACCAACCTGGAAGAAGCGATGAAAGCCGCCAGCAAGTTTGCACGCGAGAACATTAGGTCTTGATATGGAACAGTGGCGAGACATTCCAGGATTTGAAGGGTACTACCAAGCATCCGATTTGGGCCAGATACGTTCGGTTGATCGGGTTGTACCAGATCGAGATGCGCCAAGGAAACTGAAAGGGCGTATTCTAGCAACTCAGGTGGTTGGTTGCTGTGGACATCTTAGAGTGACGCTTAGTAAACACGGGACTCATTACGATAGGCTGGTTCATCGACTTGTAGCACTCGTATGGATTGGCCCCTGTCCTGCTGGTCAAGAGTGTCGTCATGGTCCAAACGGTGGGTCGGATAATTCCGTGGCTAACCTTTGTTACGGGACCCATTCTGAAAACTGTCTTGATATGCGTAGGGACAATACGCATGGTGGCAGGGCTGTGCGTCGTGACGATGGTAAGGAGTTTATCAGTTTACACGTCGCTGCGGAAGAGTCTGGGAGTACGTACAAAAATATCTGGTCAGTTTGCAACAATCGCCGCCACACGGCTGGCGGCTATGGTTGGGAGTACGTGTAACCATGCCATTCGACATCCCTGAACTTGATACCATCCGGGCTGCGGAGTTGCGGGAGCTTGAGGCTTGGACACTCTATGAGCGTGCGCATCACATTTACGTTGAGACCAAGCTGCCAGATAGTGCGGCTCTCTGCTTCCTTGAAGTGGATCGCGCCCACATGTTTACTGATCTAATGCTTGGCGGAATCGCCACACAATTTGATGGTGACGAGGACGCTTACAGTGTGTTAGGAGATTTGATACACCTCTTTTTGACCCTCCCCCTCCCCCGACCTGGAGACTGAGATGAAGATGGATAATAAAAACCTCATCATGTGGATGAAAGCTGCTGGCATCAAAGATGTCAGGCCCAGCCATGCAGAAGTCCAGGACCTGTGCAACGGCCAACTGGATCGCATTGACTGGTATCTGAAGCAACTGTTGGAGGATGATCATGGAAGAACTTGATGGCAACCTTGCTGAGTGGTTGATGGCTGAGTACCACAAACACCTGTGGCGGGAGGAATGTCTCCCTGGCATTCTGGACCGGTGCGACGAACAACTGTATATCACGGAACATTACCTGAAGCAATTACTTGGAGAAGATCATGGCTAAAGATGACCTCACCAAGAAAATGACTGAGTTGTTCGTCGAACACCTGGTGCTGATACCCCATCGTGCTGCCATCATAGCTCGCTGTGATAGCCTGCTGTTCGACATCGATCTGTATATCAGATTGATCCTGGACCCGAATCTCACATTCTATCAGCGGGGTGACCATGGATAACTGTAGCCGTGGAACTACGCCTTGTTATCGGATGGGCCAGGGTGTCTGTCCTCAGTGTAACCATTATCAGCCGCCAGAGGACCACATGGAACTCCGACTTTACCCTGACCTGAGTCTCCGGCAGTCCCGGCGCAAGATGCCCTGGGATGACATCCCGGCGCACCGCGAGAACATGGAGGCAATGGCCCAGCTTATGGAAGCCTCTGGTGGCGTAGGTCTGGCGGCCAATCAGGTAGGCTACCCGTACCGGGTCATTGTGGTTGACTTAGACGGGGCCCTGGTAACCATGATCAACCCCAAAATCACAAAAATCTGCGAGACCAAGATTGTGCAATACGAAGGGTGCCTGAGTTTCCCTGGCGTCCTGGCAAAAGTGTATCGATCAAAGTGGATCAAGGTACAATGGTGGGACATGACAGGAATTCAGCACACGGCAAGTTTCGATAATCAGCCCGCTCGGATCATACAACACGAATGCGATCACCTTGATGGAAAACTATTTTTGGATTACGCGATCCCGTCCTTACCTTGAACATGGAGAAGAACTATGAATGAGTTTGAAGGCAGCGGACTGTCCCTGGACGACGTTTTGGAAGAGGAACACGGAATGATTTCCGGAACCTTGATGCAGAAAGCTCTCCGTGCATTGGAAGTACGAGATGCGACCCGTGTCCTGGTCATGGAAGTTGCTCCCTTCACACCAGTGGACAAACTCCGGGAGTACGTTGACACAATGTGCGAAGTAAATCAGATGGCCGTACTTTTGGCCAGCCGTCAAACATACGGAAACGTTTTCATGGTGGCAGGTGTCGATGTGGTTTGGGCTGTCACCGAGTTTTCTGTCACGGACTGGGTTGAGTACGCCATAAAGATTGTCGGTGGACATGTCCTGGCTTGGTCTATGGCTGCTGAAAAGATTGTCCTACCTGATCGTGCCTTTGGATCAGGTACACAAAGTGTCAATCTCGATGTTGCCCTGTCGTCCGCCCGTAAATATGCCTTCGATATCCTGGAGAAGATCAATGGGTAAACTAGATAGAGCAGTCAAGAAGATGGGGCAAGAGCACAAGGCCATGCGGAGACAACTGAAGCGTAGTGTCTCGGCAACCTCCGCAGTGGCGATGCTTCGCAACGTCATCACAGTCAAGGGCGTCTTGGTGATCGTGACCGATATCGACTCAGGCGTCAAACCAGACGATATCCGTGCCTTCATTGATGAACTTTGCAACAACAACCCCGCCGTGGTCTTTTTGGTGAGCGATCAGCAGAGGGAGACATGGGAAGATTGCCGACTGAGCATGTCGGCCGGGGTCAGTCCTGATGTGGAAGACGAGGGCTTCGATGCGGGTGTCTGGGTCCAAATGGCCTCCGCTCTGGTGGGTGGGGCCTACGAGGGCACGGCGGATCGGGCCGAAGGAGTCGGTGCGGCTGAGGATCAGGAGCACTTGGGTCGGTGGATCGAAGTCGTCCGCGAGTACGCAATCAACAAGATCAAGGAGCTATGATGAACAAGCTGACCAGAGCAGTGAAGCACAGCATCTCTGTGTCCTCCGCAGTGGCTATGTTCCGCGCCACCGAGATCATCCAGGGAATAACGGTGATTGTGGCCGAGATTGACCGTGGCATTGAACCACGGGACATAGATAGCTTCATCAATGAACTTTGTGCCCGAGGGGAGTATTTCCAGGGTGGACGGGCGGGCTGGGTCTGCGGTAATGGTTACCTTGATCAGCAGAATCGTAATCAATTACTGGAATGGCTCGATGTCGTCCGTGATTCTGCAATCAAAAGGATCAAAGCACTATGAGCGAACCCAAAACGGTGTCCCTGACCAATGGCCTCACGGCCCTGGTTGACAACCTCTTCTACGAGGAATTGTCGTTCTACACCTGGTGGATGTCAGACAATCGGGTTTTTCGAGCCAATCCCTTTGCCGGGCGGCCCGGTGAAACCCAGAAAGTCGGGATGGCGATCCAGGTTATGAAGCTGGCTGGCCGGTATGAAGAGGGGCGGCACGTCTATCACTACAATGGGTGCCCGACCGACAATCGCAAAGACAACCTCACTCACTGGCCACAGGATATGGCGGCCAATGAGCTTTGCCCACGGTGGAAGACCCGCGAGTGCCCGCACTGTGAGGCACTGGCCATCGAACGTGGTTGGATGTCTCCCCGCATCCCTGGCGTGGCCCAGATCTTGGCCGGTCAGAAGGATCGACTGTTCCTGATAGATGATCACCTTTTTGATAAGGCATCTGCTTATACATGGCGGTACCGGCATGGTATCCCTGCCAGTAGGGTCACATTGGCTAACGGTGGAGGTCAGCAGAGTGTCTATCTTCGAGACTGGGTCATGAAGGAAGCGGGGCTCTGGGTGCCTGGGCAGAAGGCATTCAACATCAATTGGTGTGCGGCCGACTGTCGTCTGGAAAACCTCACCATGTTGACCAAAGAGGAGATCAAGAAGCGGCGGGTGGAACTCCGGAAAAGCGTGGCGATCCCCGAGATGCTCTGCCCGCTCTGGAAGACCCGTGACTGTCCATGGTGTGCCCATCGTGCCGTCGAAGCTGGCCTCTTACCGCGAGGGCGCGGGGTCGCCTCGGATTCAGATGAGAGCATTCGCATAGCCATGGCCACCTTGAAGATGGAATACTACCGCAAGGATGCCTACTACGGTGATGCAGGGGCCCCATAGGAAAAACGGGTGCGTCAAATCTGACTTACGTCGATTTTGGCGTGATTTTCCATAGTAGCTCGGAGGGGGTGCCAAGCCACCCGCATTCCGTGAAAAGTCACCTGACCTCGGCAGTGTCTTTTGATCTTTGAAAGTCACCACGGTAAGATTACCCCCTAGATCGGGTGGTACTCACAACGCGGTGTCCGTACCTACCCCCTCTAAGGTGGTAAAATTAAGTGTTTTTGGCTCCAAATTAGCATCATAGCTAAGTCGTGTCAGCGTCACAGGTTACGTTGCTACCCCACGATTTGACCCTCCACGCTTCACCACGGTTAAGGTGTTGCTACGTAAGGACTTACAGCAAGGGTACTTTACCTAATCGACGCAACCTCAGTGGTAGTAACGGTTTACGGCCTTGGGTAAAACAGTCGGGTGTCATGACTGCTGAAAACTGAGTCGTAAGGAGAAAAGTTGAAAACGTAATTTACTGTATGGGCGCTGAGGTAGAGGGCAAACGTGACACCCTTATGTTTTCAATCCTACTGTAAGTCGTGAGCAGCCCCGGAGTTATGGGATGCTGCAAAAAAACCCCATCTGTAAACCCTTGTGAGACCCCAACTTAGTCGTGGTGAAACGCGGACGGAGTTCGGGGCCCCACCCTCGGGGCCCCGATTCCAGCCAATTCTGACGTAAGTAGTGTCTAAAGGGCATGTCAATCCCCTACAACCCCTCCAGGTGTCACGACCGGAATTTAACCCACCACCGTTACCACCCCACTACCTACCCCCCACTGCGGGGGTACGGTGACACCGGTCGCACTGATTCACACCAGCACATCAGCTTGCATCGCACCACCCACCCACCCTAGCATGATCATCCCATCCGGTACGATCCGGATCTCCGGCACCGGACAACCGTCACCACCGCACCCCCGCAGTGGGTGGTGCAGTCACCACCCGTTGCGTACCTGCATCATCGTGGTGTTTCCGCATCACTGCGTGGTGGGGTTGTAGGGGCTAGAGCGACAGCGCGGCCAGGCTCGACCGATGCGACCGGCACGACCCCACCGCCACCCGACCCCTGGGGTCCGGCTCCCCTGCTGAGCTACGGTGACATAATGCCCCTATGCCGTCCCCGTGTTCCGATTGTAGGGATCATCCGGGGGGTGGGTTTCGTTCCTCCCCTCCACCACACCACAGAGGTAGAGGGGGTGGGGTTAGGGTAGGCACTGCGGGGTTGCAGAGGACCCCCAACCTGCCTACTTCAGGTCCGGTTGTTCCGGTTATCCGTGGTGGATTGGCACCATGGGCGTTGGCATTGAGCAACCTTAGTGGTAGTAACGGTTGTACAGGTTACACCGCTTCCCGGAGTTTTTTCGGCCTTTCCGACCTAACCGATTGTGCGGGTCGCGGCACATACCGCGGGGATGCGTTGTCTCAACGTATCGACGTAACATGTTACTATGTAAGGGTTTACAGCACCAGGCCCACAGGGTATATTGGCATCAAGCCCCCTAATGGAGGGGGCCCAGTAAGGGCGCATCCCCCACCGATGGGGCGCTCGGTATCGTTCATTGTGTCCGCTATTGTTACACTTCAGCGCCGATCACGGCGCGGTTGTGACGATCACGGCGCTTAGGGCAACTGGCACCCCACTGCGGGGTATCCATGGTACAGCCATAAGGGGTACATTGCATCCCTGTAGTGGCCAGCCAGGGCAGCCAGCCAGGGCAGCCAGCCAGGGCAGATCCGAGCGACCGCAGGG